TTAATTTAAAATACCTGAGGAGGTAGATATTATGTTAGATAAAAAAGAAAAAGAAATGATTGAAAACAAAATTAAGAAAGTTGAAGACAGAATAACTTTCTTAAAAAATAAAAGTAGCATTGCGATGCTCACAAATTCAAACTGGGACAAAACAACAAGTGGCAAACCAGTTTATATCGGTTTCGATTATGATACCGATATAGAGTTCTTAAAAGATTACCTTTATTTATTAAAAAGAAGGATAATTCTAAATGAATAAAGAATATTGGTGGGGTTTATCCTCACCTTTATTTTTTTTTTTCTATGTTCCACATCATTTATATAATAAGCTATATATTATATAAATAGACAAGGCAATCAAGCCAAAGTCAAATAAAAATTTAAAGGAGGTAAATTCTATGGATTTACAAAAATGGAAAACGTTAGCAAGGAGTCTTATAGAGAACTATAAGAATGGACATTCGTCGAAGGAGCATAATATGAGAATACACGATGCTCTATGGAAAGACTGGGTATCACTATTTAAAAATGGTAATATCGCAGTTGTAGTCTACAATAATATGTATAGACAAGTTCTATACCCTGACTATAATGAAAAGGTATCTCTTTGGGATTTTGAAGAGTTCTTAAATAGATATGAAGATAGTCTAGGAAGTCCTGCAAACTTACCTAAATTACTAGACTTAAAAGTCATAGCTCTTGATTATTCAGGACATGACAGAAATGAATATGACATAGTAGGTGGTGATATAAATGCTTAAACTTGTTGACACAGATTGCATAAGACATATTCATACTGACGATAAAGATTCATTTTATCTAGGTGTCATATCAGCCGATGTAAGGGCATCTGAAGTGGTATTTCGTAAAGACAATGAAATGCACGCCTTACATCTTTCAAAGGTAAATTTGGGTATCACAGACGCTGTAAGCATCATTCAAGGAGTGTACTCTGTAGCGTATGATAAAATAAAGAAAAGCATACCTGAAGGTAAGGTTATAACTATCTATGAGGACACTTATAATGATATACACAATGTATATACAAAACCTTATATGGTATCTTATGCTATACACTTCACAAGAGATGATATTAAAGTTGAATGCTTAACTAGATATCAAAATGTACCAAAATTTATATTAGATTTTCTATCAAAATAAAAGGAGATAACTATGAGAAAATATATAGAATTTAGTAAGACAGAAGAAAATAAATTATTATACACAAGAACTATAGGTATTGTAGCTACTTTGGTTACAGTATCTAAATACAAAGAAGAAGTGAGAAAGCCATTATTCGGATTAAAATGTAGTGTATTCTGTGGAGAGTTTGAGATAGTATCCATAGATGTTAAAAATGATGCAAGTATGGCTATGGTTAAAAATATATTAAAGCAAGCAGATACTATGTTTATATTAGAAGCATTTGTATTATCGCATGAAGATTTGGTTCTAACTTCAAGACACGATAAGACAATGTATATGATAAAGCACGACATAGAAACTGCTTTAACTGGTGTAACTAAGCAACTTAATAACGCTATAAAAAGATAAGGGGGATATTATGCTAAAAAGAATAGGTGAAAAAGAAATACTAAATGTAGCAGTTTTAATTAAAACGTGGGAAGAAACTCACAAAGTAACAGTCGATGATTACGCTATACTTAACTTAGCAGATATATCGATTATGGTTGATGAGGAATGGGATAAACTATTTGCAAAAGACGTACCTGAAACATTTAAGACAGATGCGTGTGATGGTATGTGTAGTTTATACTTTGATAAAAGGGAAATACCAACTTATAAGGAATATATGAAGCTTGTTGATGAATACAATAAAGTTAAAGATGATGATAATGAGTGCAATTACTACTATTATTATATAGTAGCTACTATGATGAAAGTTATATATACTATATGCGATTATTAAAATTTTAAGGAGGAATTAATATGTCAGTAGATTTAAAAGTAGGATTAGTAAAAGGAAGACACGAACTACCAGTTTGTGATTATATTTATGAAAATGAAATAGAAAATCCGATGGATTTTGAAGCTTTATTTAGAGTAGCTAATAGAAGAGTAATTGAACTTGTAGGAGCAGAAGGAGAAGACTTCAATATTTGTGAAGATGAAATACAACTATTTGTAACAGGTTTAACTCAAGCGACTATAGCTGTTATAAATGCTTGCATTCATAATAAAGTACACGTTGCTTTATATCACTTTAATAGAGAAACTGGAGTATATTTAAGACAAGATATTCAAGGAGTATCTTTAACTAGATATAGTATAGATGAAGCACTTAAAATTCCTTCTCCAACATTCGGAAGAGGAAATACAGAACTTTTATACTCAGACCCAGAACTTATTATAAAAGAAGATGAAGGAGATGATGAATAATGGTTTCAAGAATGATAAGACTTACTAAAACTAATAAGAAATGGACTAAGAATCATAAGATTATAGAGGTTCTATTTGAGACTATAATCTTTGATGATAAAGGACATGAGCTTAAAGACAAAGAACTATCTCCAAGAAATGAGTTCACTTTATCATTTGAAATAAAGAATAATGAGTTTATACTAACTGAATTTAAGAAAGGAGAAAGTTATAGTCCCACAAGATGTAGAGAATGGCTTAATCGTGAGCAAATAAGAGAAGAAGTCGCTCTTATGCTTGATATGAAAGATAGAGGTCCAGCAGGATTTGAACTATCTGACAACCTAGAAACTTGTCTTGAAATTATAAAAGACTATACAGCTTATAAAAATTAATAAAGATATTGGTGGGGTTTATCCTCACCTTTATTTTTTTTTATGTTCATAAGAGAAGTTACGTGGTTTTTATTTTCAATTATATATAATAAATGTAAGAGCAAGAGAATAAACTTAAGAAGGCTTAAGAGTTCTCAATGCCAAAATTTAAAAGGAGGTCATTATTATGACAAAATTATTCAATGAAACAATAGGAGACATTTTAGAAAAGGATATGAAAGGGGATATGGCAACTGCACACGTATGGACATCATCTGAATATGGTGCAAAACCATTATCTGATATGGTACAAAATATGTTAGTGAAACTTTATAATGATGGGTATAAAGGAAAACCAGAAATACAATACTCATCAACATTCGACACTTGTAAAGGCTTTGTTATATTCAGTGCCTTTATAATAGTGTACAGAATCTAAAGAAATTTGGAGGGGTTTACAAACCTCTCCTTATTTTTTTTTTTACGTTCCTAGGAATTTCTGTATTTAATTATATATACTAACTATAGTAATAATATAATATTATAAAGGCGATAATGTCTTAATTTAAAATTAAAAGGAGGAATGATATTATGAAATTACAAATAGCATTTACTAAAAAGGGTTACCCAGCATTCTGGGAAAAAGGGGGAGGTATGACAAACTCAGGTCACACTGAACTTATAGGAGATAAATACGGTCATAAGAAAGACTGTATTTTTATCCGTACCGGTGGAACTTTATCAAATGACAATCACGGTTTATTTATCTTGAATAAAGGTGACGTGGTTTGTGTATCTCATAGAAGTGGTGGGAATATATCTCACAAACTTTTAAGATACACGGGGGAGTTCGACAAAACGTCTCAAACGGCTGAATTTGAGATGATAGACTTCTACGATAATGGTGAGTGGGATAATGAAGCTCACACAAGATTTAATGATATTGTAGAAGCATCTAAAAAGAAAGTACACATATATCATTGCAGAAATGTTGTATATGCTTTAGGACTTGCACCTTATGATGACATTATGTATAAGTTAGATAAAGGTGTAATTCCTGAAATCTCAGCAAACTTCTTAACTATGAATATGCTTTGGAAACTTTTAAAGGTGAGTAATTACTCATCTGATGTTTTAAAGCATATAAAATTCGATAACGACAATAAGATAGCCGATGCTTGTATAGGTTATCTTATATACGAATTCGGATTTAAAGTAGCATCTAAGTATATGGCAGAAGACCAATTAAATAACTACTATGCGTCTTCTAAGAAAAATACTGTAGATACATCTACACCATTTATCTTAGCATACCATAAAGGTAATCATATTAACACTGAGTTCGTAACTCAAGTGGGGTTATCAGGAGTACAAGTTCTTGAGCTTCCTTCTGATGATTGGAATGAGATACCTGAAAAGTATAAAACTCTTAAGATAGCAAATAAGAGGGTATACTTTATAGATATGGTAAACGTTCCAAAAGAGTTCTACCCACGTAATAGTGGTTATGTAGAATTCTGGACATCTCGAACTCTTGAAAGAACTGTGATAACTTGCTATATTATGGAACTTGACAGAGAAGAAAGAGCGTTCAATGACAATCTTTACAAAGAGTTAAAAGAACTCCAAGAATAAAAATAAGGAGAGGCTTTCGCCTCCCTTTATTTTTTTTTTTTACGCAATTTATATTATTAAAAGTATAAAAGACTATCCGGGCGATAAGGTTTATATATAAAGACATCAAACTACCGAAGGCTTCTAAACCACTCGTAAACTTTCACCCTATTGCCACACGCTTCCTTGCGGTTTACTGGACTTACTTTAGAACTAATAGAATACAATCTCTCCAAGATATTGTCGACGAATATTCTTGTACCAGTTTTACTAGCTTCAAATGTTATATACCTAACTTATCACAATTTAGTGTTGTCTCATTTTAATAAGTTGTAATTCCTTCCATTAGAACTACATCAGCTTCAAGTTTTTCTATATACTCAGCTCTACGCTCAGAGGCATTCGCCCAATCATCTATCTTTAGAGATATATTATCATATCCGTTAGTTAAACCGTCAAGTCCTTTAAGTTCACTATTCCACAAGAACTCTTGTATATCAAATACAGCTAAGTTTTGGAATATAAGATAGTGCGGTTCATCTACACTAAATAAACTCATAGGGTGTCCTACTTTTAAACGTAGCTCCCAATTAGTACCAACAGGCGACATTCCTCTTAAATCGAATTCTATTATATTAGGTGAACGGAACTTAGCCTTTATAGGTTTTCTATACATTTCATATGATGCTTGAGTTTGAGCCATTCCTATATATGGTGCAAGTCCTTGCATATAATAAGACGGCGTCGCACTCATAGCTCCCATATAGGTAGAGCCTACACCATCAGCTGGTGGTGGATACATAGTATCTGCTGTAGGTAAATACATCATACCAGTATCTTCTACAGTTGAAAATGCTTGACGCAAATGTCTTACATCTATAACCCCAGTCTTTTCATAAGCTAGCTCCTTTGTGATATATTCTGGTATCTTATACGAATATACTCTTCCATTATATCTTAAAGAATTATCAAATTTCATAGATGGTATAAATATCTCATAAGCGTATATTCTTGAGAACCACATTCTTGCAGATGATAAGATTCTATCATATAAATCATAATCTGTATATTTAGTTTCTATAAAAGTTCCTACACCTAATTTTTCCTTTACATCTTTTATAAGTCTATTAGGGTTCATAATATCAACTCCTTATAGATTTATAATAAAGTTTCTAAATCCTTGAGCTTTAGCATTTCTTTCTATTTCTTCTTTAGTTTCATAAGTGATACCTAAAACGTCATCTCCGTATTTTATAACTTGCTTAGGTCTTATACCTTCAAATGAAGCTTCAGCATAAAGTCCAGAAGTTTTAGGAATAGTATCATAAGCAACTAAATTATCTCTTACGGCTATTCTTGCAAACTCAGATGCACTATATCCTTCTGCATACATTTGATTTCTAAATGATTCTTCTTTTGAAAGTGAAGTAGGGTCACTTGGTTGATATACAACGTCAAATGCTACAAGCTTTATAGTTTCTCCATTACCATCAAGTTTAGGAACTCCATATCCTCTAAAAGATACAGCTATTTCAGCATCTGATTCTATAAGAGTTCTTACTATCTTTCCAGACGGGGTATCTATAGTTTCACATTCTGAATACATAGTTCCATTTTCAAAGAAGAAACGCTTATTTCTATAAGCTATATTTTGTAAGTATACTTGCACAAATCTTTCAGTATCAGCTTTACTAGGGTGGTCAAGTTCAGAGAAGAATCTATTTCCTTTTAATCTATCATTAACGAAAGGGTCTTCTACTGCTTCTCTAAAGTTTTCTTCCAAGAAATCATTTCCATTTCTTGTAGTTCTTCCAAATGTAAGACACTCTTGTACCCATACTATTTGATTACCTACATATTTTCTATCAACTATTCTCTTTCTAGGAGTTGCTGATATTTCAGACTCTCCATAAAGAGTTATAATCTTTGGTCTTTTATCCATATTTTAAACCTCCTGAATTATATTAATTTATATCAAAAAATTGTTCGTTACGCAAATAAACGGTGGGAAAACCCCACCGTTTACATAATTTTATCATTCAGGTTCTAAGATTAAATCAAGGACTCCCACTGTTGTGATATAGCATGAAGTTGCAATAGCATACATGAGCAGATTAAATAAATCTATTATGTCACAATGCAATATATCCATATCGAACACACTCCTTCCCTAAATCAATACATAGATATAAATTATCATTTTAAGAAAGAAAAAAGTCCTTTCTTTTTTTCCACAATTTTATTGTTATTTGATAATTCTTTTATGATTTTAGCGACAGCTTTATTCTTATCATATAGTGTATTTCCTATTTTCATAACGTCTTGCTTATCAAGATGAACCAAATCATTAACGTCTACTAAAGGTTCTACTACCTCAGTATACACTCCATTTATATAAACTACTAAATCAACTGACGCTATATAGTGAAATACTTTATCGATACTTGATTCTTTCTTATTAGTATCAACTACTATACTCTCTTTAAGTTCAGTTTCGTAGTTCTCATCATCTATAGATAAAAAGGGTTTACTATCAACAGACGTAGCTTTAAAATCGATACGAGCCATATCTAGCTCATAGTCAGTCTCTACTTGAACGTCTAAGCCATAAACGAACATAACGTCGTCTAAAGGCTTACAATGGATTATAACGTCATCTCCTACACTTTCTATATCAGATATCTGGTATACAGCTTCCCCTACAACTATATACTTCTTATCCTTTATGAATCTATTTATATACTTTATAGATTTATCGTCATTTGCACAAAGTTTTAACTTAAAGTTCTTTTCTATATTCTTTGTGAGTGCTTCATATTTAATTCCCATTTACACCACCCTTTATCTTATCTATAATACTACTTGTCCACTTATTAACTCTTACTCTTTCTAAGTTTCTTCTCATTTTCTTATTATATGCACTATCAAGAGTATTTTGAGTTATATGATATAGTCTTGCCATAATTTGAAGTGATATTATAACGTCTACCATTTCATCAACTATCTCATATTTATTATCTTCGCCTCTTATTTCCTTTGTAATCTCTTTAGTAAGCTCAGATAACTCCTCTATACAAATTACCTTATTTTGTATATCAGTTTTAGATGCTATAAGCTCATCTATCCATTTAGGGTCTACATTTAAAAAGGGTGCTACAAAATCTTCTTTAATTTCAATATTCATTTTTAGTTCCTCCTTATTTCTTTCTCTCTTACGTCGCTGTTTTTCAAAAAGTAAATGAAATGCTACCCTTTCGGGTAGCACTCATGAATTATATAGCTCCTTCATTTATGGCAGTGGAACGCCTTTTATCTTATTATGGTGCAACTGTATCTTTGATATCAATATGTCCAAGTATTGCATAGATATAGTTACAATCATAGTAATCATAATATGCTATAGCTGGCATATGAGGTCTTGTCGGATTTCTAAATGTTCCATCAGTATATAGTGCATGTGGTCCTTGTTGGAATTCAAATGTTGGTTGAGATTCCATATTAGAATAAGGAACACATTTTAGTCCTTCATTGTCTAACGCTCTTTCAGTTTCTACCATTTTGCAAGTTTGTCCTGCTATTTGTAATCCGTATACAGCGTATTCATTTGTCATACCACCATAGTTTTCATTCTTAGTCAAGATTGGTGTACTTCTTATAAATCTTGCTGTATTAACAGGAGATGCCCACCAGTTGAATTGTAAACCAGAAACAGATTTGAATTTAGTTCCCATATTAGTGTGAACTTCTTTCATTCTTCTTCCTAGTTCTTCAATGTCCCATTGTTCAGGAGATGTAGGTCTAAATCCATTAGTTACTCCCGGTTTAGTATAGTGAGTTCCAGTATAGTATCCCATATCTGAATTTTCAAAATCAAAACCAGCAGCTTTTGCTGTTTTTAAGTTGTCTAATACTCCATTTAATGTATCAAATACAAATTGGTCTTTTGCTGATACAACAACGTCGAATATAATAGATTGCCCTTCCAAAACTCCATCTATATTTTCTAAAGATAAGAAGTTTTGCATTGAACCCGGGTCATAGTCAAATAGCATATTGATTCTATTTTTAATCACTTGTATGATTGGTTTAGTTTCAATATCTATTGATGCCGATTTTCTATTATAAGCTCCTGACATATGAGCTCTGAATGTAATTTCTTTTACTTCAGTAGATTTAATAAGTTTAATATCTCCAGTTGCAAAGTTTACTTCAGCTGATATAGTTACTTCTGTAGTAGCATTTGTTTTTGGTGATTTTAAAGTTTTAAATAATCTTCCCATAGTGTAGTTATGTGCATCTGGGTTTATATTAGATACATTTAATTCAACTTCTTCATCTGCTGCTGTACCTGCATCATGATATTTTACTTTTATGATGTCAAGTTGAGGAATAAGAGTTGATTCTCCTACAGTTCCTTCGTGAGATTCAGTAAAGATATTAAATGCAGTTTTTGTCATATCTGTTAATTTGTATTCAATAGCTTTACTTCCAGCAGTTCTTAATTTTCTCATTACTTCAGGATTCTTTAAGCAGTGAGGGAAGTCATATTTCTTACCTTCAATTACTACTTGTCTTGTAATCATTTTTCTTGGTGGTAATTGTTCAGATACATATTCTTTAGTAGGCATTAAAAATCTACTATTTTGAGATAATGTTTCTAAGTACACATGTGGTAATATAGCAAGTTGGAATGGGTGATATTCTCCTGCCATCATACCTTCCGCATATAGGTTTATTTCATTTTCAAGTCTTGCTCCTATTGTTGCTACGTCTGCTTTAGCTATTTTTTGCATTTCAGCATACATAACTCTTCCTTGAGTATCGTTCCCAAATCTAGTGCTTTGGCTATCTGCAACTATTTTAGCTGTCATTTGGTCTTTTAATCCTTGCATATGAGCTTTCATAGCTGAAGGAGCTGAGTTAGAAGAGAAGTTAATCCCTTGAGACTCCGCATATTGTTTAAATCCAGTAAGAACGTCTTTTACACCAACGATAGATGCTTTAACTCTAGCTTTACCGTCATTGCTAGGTGAACGTAAGCTTGTTCTTACAAGCATAGTATTATTATCCATATTTTATACCTCCTAGTTATTTTTCAATTTTATTTTTAATCTAAACTGCTGTTTTTTCAACTGTTTTTACGACAGTATATTTACATCTTCCTCTATAGAAGATAGTTTTTTATTGATAGTTGCAAATGTAGCACGAAATTCCACATAGGTTTGAAATCTTATAACCCAAGTATCAGTATTGTCATTCACATACTCAACTAAGGCTTGTAAGTTTTCTTCATACTCATCTATATATGTATTTATAACTGTAGCCTTATCTCCTGTAGCATCGATATTCTTAAGCTTTGCTATTAGGTCTTTATATTGATCATATAAAGATGCAAATGCTTTATTAAGCTTTTTAGTCTTTCTTCTAAATACAGGAGTATCCTCATCTTCTCCTTCAGTAAAGGCATTATCTTCATTTGGAGTATCACCCGGTTCTCCTGCATCTTCTTGAAGCTCAGGGTTTTCAGGGTCAAATCCGTCATCTGGGGCAGGGTCTGTAAACTCTGGTTCTTCAGGCTCAGGTTCTGGAATATCATCTCCTGTATCATCTTCGGGCTCTTGAAACTCTGGCACTTCTGGTTCTTCGGGTTCTGGAACTGGGTCATTATCTGCTCCCATATAATCAGGTAAATCAAATGTAGATGTATCAAATCCGTCTATATCTGCTTCGCCGTATATATTAGGTTTTTTCTTTTTATTAACTTCTTCTAGTTTATTTAAGAAACCTCTCATATAAGTATTACACCTCCTTATACGTATTTCTTAGTTCTTACTATACCAAGCAGTTTCTTTTCAAGTGATTGCTTAATTCTCATAAGAGCATATTTCTTCTTTCTGTCATCTGAGTTTTTAGCATCATTTATCTTCTCATCTATTATTTCAAGTTCATCTTTTATCATCTTTAAAACTCTTTCACGAGTTTTAGCATCATGAACTCCTTTTATAACTTTAGCTCCATATCCACCAAGTATAGCAATAAGTGGGTTTGCTGTCACAAGGAAGTATATTCCAAATCCAGTTGCAGCTCCTACAAGCCATTGCATAGAGTTATCAAGAATAGGAATAAACTCATCATTTATAACCTTTTCTCTTAAAGCATCGTCTTTTGCCTTTCTCCATTCGACCATAAAGCCTCTAAGTTCTGATATAAGCTTTTCACCTTTTTCTACTATTTGTCTTGGTATTCTTTTAGCTTTCTCTATTGCTCTTCCTACTTTAGTAGAAGTGTCAGCTTCCATATACTTCATTCTATTATCTGCTATTTCTATAAATGTATCGTCCATATACATTCCAGCATACATAACTTGTCCCTCATCTAATATTGATATAGATATAGGAAGTCTATGGTTTAGAAGATTTTCATTGTATGAACGATTATCATACATAACTATCATATCTTTCGAGTTATTAATCTCATCAACGTCAAACTTTTGAAGTCTTATATTATTATCGACTATATTACCCATAAGAGTTTTATTTTGATTATCAAGATAAACTCCTAATCCTTGTGCTGGTATAAAGTTCACAATTCCAAGTCTTGCAAGTTGAACAGCGAAATCTTCTTTTGGAACTACTAGAAGTTTCTTGTGTTGTATAAGGTTCATAAACCACATAGAATATGCTTTAGTTTCTAATAGTTTATTTACAAGCTCACGACTATCAATAGCATATGTATCTCCTGATTCTATCATAGGAAGTCTTAAGAATTCGCATTCTCCATTACCAGACACGTGTAGAGCGTATGTTACTTTATTTGCAAGAACTACATCGTGGTGGAAAAGCGGTAATAAATAATGAACTTGATTAAGTTCATTTCCTTCGATATTTTCATAAGTTACCACTTTTATTACAGTGAATGAAGAACCATAATCATCTACTATAAATTCGCATCCTTGTAAAGTTACTTCATCTACATTGAATTCTCTATCTAGTGATTGTATAGATGATGTATAAATTGCATCTATATCTATTATCTTATCTATAGAGTATTCGACTTCATCAGACTTTATATTATCTAGCACACTTTCACAAAGTTCACGAGAAACTGGTTCTGTTTCTAATCCTTTTATTTGCTCTCTTGATTTATTATTAAAAATCGCTTCCATTATTATATCATTAGCAATTATATCAGACATTGTAATAAATGAATTACCAGTATATCCGTCATCACTTACTATATTATAAGGAATACCTTTTTTTACATACATATTCGAGTCCTCCTTTTAAAATTAATATATTCGGGTGTTTCTGGCGGTTTTACAGCAAACGATTAAATAAAGGAGGTTTTAATATGAGAGTACCGGATTTAAAAATGGTTGCATTGAAAAGAGTATGGCTTAAAGATTGGAAAGATACAAAAACGGTTAGAGAATTCATTAAAGTACGAACGTATATGGATAAACTTATAGCTCAAGATAGAAAATATAATAAAGACCCAGAAATGCAAGAAGAATTTACAGAGGAGCAATTAGACGATGGTATTTTTCGTGATATGAATGAAAGAGGAATAGAATACTATCTCTTGTATGTAGATGATGTGGACATAGGATATACTTCTATTAAATTTAAACCATATCCTGAGATAATATCTTTATATATTGATGAGAAATATAGAGGTAAAGGATATGGTAGATTTGTAATAAATAAGATGAAGAAATATCTTTTAGATAGAACTGATAGTAAAGATATAATATTTAGAACTGGGGTGTATAATAAGAGAGCTCAAAAACTATATGAAGCATTAGGATTTAAAGTGTATAAGAAAGACAAGTATCACGTTTATTATAAAGGATAGAGGAGGTTTTAATATGGATACAAGCTTAATAAGAAAGATAGCAGAATCACAAAAAGAGGTTACAGATGAAAAGAAGTTAGAAAAGGCAAGAAAGTTATGTAAGGAAGTAGAAGCACTTTGTAAGAAATATAATATGAGTTTCTTCTTTGTAACAGAAGGTGCATCTATCACAAGAAATAATGGAAACGATGCTGTTCGTAATGCAAGAGAAGCTCAGGTTAAATGGGAGAAAGAAAATAGATTCGACCCTGACGAAGATTGGAATAAACGATAATTGCATGATTTTATATTTCAATTATATATAATAAACGTAGACAAAAGGAATAAACCTGAGAGGGCTCAGGAGTTCTAAATAGTCTTAATTTAAAAATGACTGGGAGGTCGATATTATGAAAAAGATATTAAATGTTAGTAATCACACTTTAGGTTTGGACCAATTACAAGAATTAGCAATGATGGGATACCAAGTAGTTGAGTTACCTGAAGAACTTAAAAAGGAATGGGCACAACTAAGCCCAGACACATATCATGGTGTATGTAACAAGATTAGAAACTTCATGGCTGAAAACCATGTAGATGCTACACACGTGGCAGGGTTTCCAGCAGCTGTTAATTACTTTATTAAGAATAGTATAGTATTCGATAATTACTATGCTTATTCTGAAAGGGTTTCGGTTGAAGAAACTCTAGCTGATGGAAGTGTGGTTAAAAAGAACGTCTTTAAACACAAGGGGTTCTATAAGTATGACTAAAAAGAAATATTGGTGGGGTTCGCCTCACCTTTATTTTTTTTTTTCTATGTTCCTAGATACATCTGTTACGAACACCAAAATATAATATTTTAAGTAAAACAAGGAGGTTTTAATATATGAATAAGTTGGAAATACTTAAAGAACCACTTCATAACTTAGCATCTCAGATATATAAAGCTTCTGGTATAACTCTTAAATTTACATATTGTAGAAGAGATACTAGAGGATTTAATCCAGAAGATGCAAGTGATATGATAGACATATATCCTGACTATATTTTTTCTCTAGGTCTCCCTAATAGAAAGGGTATAGTTGATAATCAATGGAGTGCGGCTGATGCTATAGTTGATAGTATTATAAGTAGTAGAGCAGTTGAGCTTGCCGTTCCTAAAAATACAGCTACAATAGAAGTATCTAAATACGATGAAGATTTAGAAGAATATGAGAATATGGATTTAGCTGAAGCATTGCAAAGAGATTTAGAGGTATTTAGAGAAGAATATAAAATGAGAGCTTTAATGGTAGTTATAGATGAGCTATATATAGATACTATAAGCGACAAGATAAAGGCTGAAACTATAGATAGTAAACTTTTACAAGAAAAGATATATAAAGAGTTTATTCCTCAAATTATAGCTTATATATCTAACTTCCCTAAATTATGTGGAAGACTGTCTCAAATTATAAAAGCTAATAGACTTATGCAAAACTTCACAACTGCTATAGATTATGCTAATAATAGAGAGACGGCGAATACGAATTCCTACGGTGTCACAAATACTTGGGTGAATGATTACAATAAAAGTGCACAAGAAGCGTTTAGAACTTCTCTTATCGTACTTACAATATTTGAGGTTATAAATGATGCTATAAAAGGAGACACTAAGAATATAAGAATACTTGATGAAGCTGTAGCTTATATTATTAAAAATATTATAACTACACATCACAGCCATAAGTTCTTAAATGTAGAAACTGTGCTTCGTTCAGCTCTTGGTAAGAATCAAAAAGGTTCTCCATTCGATTATCTACTATCAAGAATAATGATGTCTGTAAACTCAGGATTTGTAGAAACTCCTGCGTCATTTGAGCAAATGGAATATTTCTTATCTGCTGTAGATAAAACTCGTGATAGATTCTCTGAAATAAAACTAGATAGACCGTCTCAAATACTTGCATCTAAAGAGCTTCTAAAATATGCCGAATCTTGTGATATGCTTGCAGCACTTCAAGATAAGATTGCAAGAAAAGAGATAAGAATGTATGCTGAGTCTATTACATTCACAGAAGATGAAATTGAAAAAGAAATGATGAAAGTTACAGATATAGCAAGAGAAGCATCTATTGCTAAAATAGATATGGAATACATTACAACTAAGTATTCTAAAAAAGATGCTATAAATAATGCGTATATCGTTTTACAAGAAGCTCAAGCTTTAAGAAGAAAGCTAAAGACTAAAGAAGCAATAGAAGCTTGTAATATAGTTATAAAGACTTTAAATAAAGACATAGAAGAAACTAGAAAATTCGACCACAAAAAATCAAGAATGACAATAAATATAGCATATCCTGAAGGTTATGAAGGATAATTATGAATAATAGTTTTAGTAAATTTAATAAGTTTTTACAAGAAGAAGAACTGAATTCTAGTTTCAAAAAAGAAGTACAAAGTGATATAAGACAATTTCAAAAAGACAATGAAATGACAGGAGATATAGGATTTGACAGATTATCCATAGAACTTGCTGGAACTATAGTTTCAGAAAATCATGTGGATACAGATGCTGAAGGTAATCATATTTATTCCAACTATATAAATCCTAATGAAACGGTACGTGACCCTAACTCACCGAGTGAGGGTTATATACCTAAAGTCGACTATGATGTAAAGGGGGAGATAGACCCTAATATAGATATAGAAACTGGTAGAGTTATAAACGATACTAAAGACATATCTACTATGGATAGAATGATGGATGATTTACTAAAACAATTCCCACCGCCTAAAATACCTAAAGTTCAATTTCAGTCTACAAACCCACACGCAATTAACTTTGCTAAGGTATTATTTAACTTAGGTGTACATAGATGGTGGTTACCGCTACTTTTAAATGATACATCACTTGATGGTGTAGACCCACATTCTAAAAATTTAACACAAGACCAAATGGATAGAATACAGCTTGAGACTTGCTCTAATATATTCTATTATTGTCGTGAAGTTGCAAGAGTGTCAACTCCTGCTGGACCTACTAAGATGAGATTTCATATAGGTTCATTTACTTCAATGTATTTAACAGCAAATGATATTACGTACTATCTTGAACAACCAAGACAAACGTATAAATCAGGAACTGATAACGCTATCGTTGGTTGGTGTTGGAACTTTGCTTCTCGTAATGCTAATATGGCACTATTTGCTAATAACTTACCTAAAGCAAAGGATAACTTACAAGACGTTATAAATATATTGCAGTTCTTACCAGCTTATCTTAAGTTTTATAGATTTAAAGCAAAAGAAGATACTACTGGTAATATAACTATAGTAGATTGTGATGACTATGCAAAAGGTATAGAAATTCATCATAAACTTTGGAATAATAAAATATATGCTGGAACTACAGGACAAACTAAAGAAGGTGCTATGAAGACTGGACGGGGAAAGAGTTTAGTTAAAATAGGATTTGACGAAATTGGTTGGTCTAAATATAATTATCTCGCTTATGGTTCAGCACAACCTGCTCACGAAGAAGCGGCTGCAAATGCCGAAAAAGTAGGAACTCCGCATAATATTACTATGACTTCTACTCCACCTGATGCCACAACTAAGGAAGGAGAATGGTTATATAAGCTTTTATTCGAAAACTGTGTAAGATTCAATCTTATAATGTTTGATTTATCAAAAGAAGAGCTAAAGACATATATGAGAGCAAATGGTAAGAAAGATATAGTATTCTGCTCATTTATGTATAATGAACTTGGTTTTACTCAAGAATGGTTAATAGAAAGATTAAGAAAGTTAGATAGAGAAGTCTTTGATGTAGAAGTTATGCTTAAATGGAAAAGAACTCTTATTCATTCACCGTTCTCAAGAAGAGCTTTGGAGCTTATTGATATTTATACCAAAAACCAAAGAAAGAAAACTATTGTTTTAAATAATCGTCACGTATTTACAACTTATGACGGTTTTGAACTTGCAAGATTTAAGAAAGTTGTAATAGGTGTCGATATAGCTGGTGGTGGAGGAACTAAAGACTCTGACTATTCTACTATGGTAGGAATAGACCCTGATACTACTAAGGTATTATTTACTTTTAGAAGTAATGAAGACGATACTGAGATTTTCTCTAAAACTATAATTGAATTCTATAGACAGTATGTACCTAATGGTATATTTGTAGTAGAAAGAAATGGTATAGGACGTGGAGTTGTAGATAAACTTATTCACTGCTCTGATATAGTTGATAATATCTATTATCAAACAGCAAAAGATGATAGTTCGTTTTATATCAATTCAGATGACGGTAAAATATCTAAAGGTAAATATGGACTCGATATGACGCACGATGTCAGAGAGACTATGACAAGAGAAATTCTAAATATGAGAGTTAATAGATACAAGACATACTTCGTTTCAGAAGATATATCACGTGAGCTTATGAGCCTTACAATATCATCATCTGGTAGAGTAGACCACTTACCGGGATATCACGATGACGTTTTAATGGCATATCTTATGGCTTTATATGTACTTTATAAAGATATAGATATGGATATTAAATTTGGACTTCATTATCCTAATGTACCAGATGATGAAAGTTTACAATATAATAAACTTGATGTATTTGATATAAAGATTGACCCTTATGCTGGTTTAACTGAAGAGCAAAAGTATCAAGAGTTTATAAAGCAAAATGCTTTAGAAAATGGACAAATGCTAGGTTTTAGAACTCTTGAAGATGATACTTATAAAAGAGGAAACGATGCGGTGGAATTTGAGCGTAAAGCTCAGGAAATATATAATACTTTAGAAAATGGAAGCGGTGATGAGGAGATAACTATGGGTGCGAATGAAAGTTACTTTGGTAATGGAAGACGTGTCAATAGATTAAAACCAAAATCACGTAATCCATTTTAAGAGAGGAGGTTAGAATGTATCTTTTAAAATTATTGCTGAATGTTGTTGTATTATTTGCCATAGCTTTTTTATTATTCTATATCTATGTAAGGACGTGGAACGAAAAGGCTTCTGTATTTTTTAAAAGATGTGCCTTTGTTCTTATCGTGTTATATATCTTAGGATTACACTTCATATCGTGTATTTTCATAAATATTGTAGTTCTAAATATACTTGCAACTTACAGCTTTATAAAGCACGGTAAACTGCTTAATCAGTATAAGCCTCATACAGATGGAATAAATTAAAATATATGCTCCCATTGCGGGAGCATATATCTTTGTATTATTACATGACCAGATATCTTTATAATCTTTTTATATCATTATGAAAATATCTAATTTTATATTTTTACAAATTACACAGTAGGACACCTAAAATTCATGAAACTTATAATTTCAAATTTTTATCCTGAATAGTTAATTTTCACAATTTTCTATTCGTTAATGAGGTGGGACACCCAAAATTCATTTGTTACCGTTCAATCGGTGAACGGGGTTTCATCTTAATAAATTCAACTCTTCAATAAAAGGGACACCCAATAGAATTATTTTTACTAATAATTAATAATAGCCATCCGTTCATTTGTTTTATAAACGAAATTGATATTAGAAATATGTATTATAAAATTTAAAAATACATAAAGAATTTTCTCGCATTCTTATCTATCTGCCGTTCAAGGTATATCTTAGAATATACTCAGATAAAGAATACTACTAAAATTCAAACCAAAATTTGCCGAACAACGCTTTCTCATTATACACCGTATATGTACTTATCAAAAGCTATTTAATTGTGCAGGATTAAAAAATAAAGAAAGGAAAGAGTTTTCACCTCTTTTCTTAGTATTAGCTAATCATCATACCTTTCAAATATAACTGGCATAGGTGCTTGCGAAATAACTGTCTCATTATTACTTAATACCAGTACCCCATTGGAGTTTATCAAATCTTGATAAGTGGTTGTTATATAGTCTTTCACTCCTGTGTCTATTATATCATTCCCGCTGACAATTCCTCTTAATTTCTTTCCAATAGTAATACAATCGTATACGAATTTGGTCCTTTTTATAATATCATCATCGTGGTTATGAATAGGATAATTATTAGCCAAAATGATGTTATTTGAAACTTGAGTTTTTATATAGTTATAAATATCAACCATAGGGAATATGGCAACTTTCTTTTCTGTCTCAGATATCTTGTGAAATCCTTTTAAAAGGTTTTGACTATTTCCGTCTGATATAAAATCATACATCTTATTATTCTTATACTCAAGTATTTCTATTTTACTATCATTTATATCGACAAGTGTATCTAGTGCTATATCATAATACTTACCTTCCAAGAAATCATGTATATGATTATAAGGTATAAGCTTTCCGGCATAATATAGCTTATTGTATCTTGATACGTGTTCTTTACCCTCTATATCACTCACAGTACCTTTCTTAATATCGTATATGTCATCAGCGTGCACGATACAAGACACATAACTATTCTTAGGAAATCTTTTCTTTAAGAATATGAATAAATTATTATTATAATTTACAAATTCATAAAATTCCTTTCTTATATAATGTCCGTCTACGAATAAGTCAAACTCATTATCAAGACCTGCTGTATCATATAAAGGTATTAAGTTAAGTTCATCACTTTGAGAGTGTGCTGTAGCCTTACCATACTGTATATCGTCATCTATAACTAAATCATACCTTCTTGTAAATAAAGGCTCAACACAAGCCTCTAATGTCTTTATTTCACCATATTCTTTCAAGTGCTCTTTTTCTAATATGATTTTAGAAAGCCCTAATCTATCTTCTCTTAAAAACTCATGATGATAGAAAAGTCCATTTACATATAAAGATATTACTTGTGAGTATCTATTAGGAACGTAGAATGTCCAAGTAGTTAAAGTTTCATCTTTTGGTATTTCTAGTATATTTCTAACTTTAGAATATTCTTCCGATATTAAATCAAGTGCTAGTCGTTTAGATATAGATTTAATATTTGCGAAATATTCACTGTCTGCTCCAAAGTTCATATAAAGTCTTGGGTCATCTTGTATCATAGGAACAAGAGAGGCATTCTCATTTTTTACAAAATGAAGTGCAGGTTTTTTAGAAGCTATACCTATTATACCCGGAAATAACTTATCTACTGTAGTTTTTTCTGCTGTATTTATATCATATAGTACAAATAGCTTAGTTATAGTAGTACCTGCTCCTATTTCATCTTCTAAATGATTTAGATTAAGAACCGCTGTCTTTTGATTCCAAGAAGCGTAGTTAAGTTCTCTAAATTCAAATCCTGTAACTCCAGCTCTTTCGTATACTATAATCCCTATAGATGATAGTATTCCATTTGTGGGAGCTTTAATTACCACTCCTCTTGCTATACCGTTTTTAAACTTAGCTTCATCATCTTCAAATACACCGTGACATATCTCATATTGGTCTATAGGTTTCTTATCTGAAAATACTTCTATATTCTTAAGTGCTGTATTAAGATACAGGTTAGAATAGAGATGAATACTGTCAGCTTCTTCTGTAGTTGTAAATCTAACAACGTCATTTCCCGAAGATATAAGAAGCGTCCCAGAAGTTAAAAATATCTCACCTTTAGGTACTACAAAGAATAGACTTTCGTCTACAAAGAAGTATTTAGCTCCTTTTAAAGTACAGTATGATTTATAATCTCTAAAACCAGTTGTATTTTCAAACATTATTTGATATTTACCAAAGTCTGGTGTAAATTGTAAATCGGGAAATTGGTATACATCAAACATAGTTTGAAAGTGTCCTTTTCCTAGATTTAGAGTATCTAAAAATTCCATAGTAGGATTTGTAAGTTTTGTAAGTGTAAACTTATGAACTCCTACTATTCCGTCTATTTCTATAAGACTTGCCATATGTGGAGTTATATGCTCAAAAAAGGAAGTCTTTCTTCCGTCTGAGCTATCAATAAAGGTTTTCATAATAAACCTCCTTTAAAGTGATTGTAATACATCTTTTGCAACCATCATACAATAAGGCTGTAATTCAGATTTAATAGTAGAACTTCTATAAATTATATAGTTAGTATAATACCCAGCTGATAGTGCACAAAGATAAGGGACATAATCTATTACAAATGTATTAGGAGAACCTAATATAATTGCAATTCTTTGTCTTATACTTTCTACTGATACTTTATCTTTTAGAGATAAGAAGTTAGCTTTTAATATCTCTACTATACCGTGAAATGAATGCCAGTTCTCTTTTGGAGTTTCTAAAACCATTTGGTTTATAAAAGCTCTTTCATTATCAAGCTCTATCTTTGCTTGATTCATAGCACTTTCGTGCACATTCTTCTCAAGTCCGAAATGATGTCCTAGTAAAAATCTAGCACAGATATATTTTAGATATCTTGAGTTAGCTCCACTTGCAAATATAGGAGAACCTGATATAGCAATAGTCATAATCTTGAAGTATAGCTCAATAAGCTCATATCTCATCTTAAAATTTGTACATATCTTAGTATAGTTAATAAGAGATGTGTATACTGCATAAGCTCCTTGACAAAGTCCTATTAAATCATTTATATTAATCTTAAGCTTACCGTCTTCTTCTACACAATAAGACGTAGCATTTACTATAACTTGTACAGAACCTGAGTTCTTATCAATTAAAGGTGCATACGGAAGATACATTCCTATAGCAACCATAGGATTATATTTAATTTTTATTTTACCTTCATTTAATAGTCTGAATATATCTCTTTTGAACATTTTGTTCGAGTTCGCTTCATATAGTAAAAAAGATTCTGGTGCAGTTTCAGCATTAACATCTTGTCCACTTATAAGCTCTATAACCTTTGATGATAAGTTATCTACTTTATCCATTTGTACCCATAAAGATGATAAATCAGAGAACTTAGCTTTGTTAGTTTTTATCATTTTTATACCTCCTAATTAGTCAAAATTTCATTAACAAAATTTTGGGTGCGTAGCACCAAATTTATTCAAAAGGCTGTTTCGGAGGTGTTTATGAAGCATTTTGTAAGACATATTAATATTTCGGATATTCATATATCAATCTACAAAGAACCTATAGATTACGTAGAGGAACTTATGGATATCATCTATTATATAGATAAGATAAAAGATAATTTAGATATACTAACTATAGCTGGAGATTTATTTGATAGAGTTTATCCAGCTAATCATAAAGCTATACAAATAGCAGTAGAATTTATAAAGATACTTTATAATCGTGCTAAGATATACGATTTTAAAATATTTATAGTTAAAGGTACTCAATCTCACGATAGTACACAACTTGATATATTTGCTCCACTTGAAGACAATACTAATTTATTTATAATAAAAGACGTAACTTTCTATGAATATGAAGGTTTACTATTTAGATTTATACCTGAGTATTACTGTAATGATTATGAAGAGCTAAAAGAAAAAGCTTTAACTACTATGGCTGATGTAACTATATACCACGGTTCAATAGAATCTGCTATGCCTTATGCTAAAGCTTATAAAGCTGAAACTCACAAGTCAGCTCAAATACTTAAAGATAAAGATATTATAGAAACTACAGGACTATATACAGTTTGTGGACATATTCATAATAGAATAGTAGTTGCTGATAATATTTGGTATACAGGTTCATATTCTTCTAAATCATTCACAGATGCTGGACAAAAGAAAGGTTTTGATGATATTACAATAGATTTAGAAAATGGTACTTATGATTGTAAATTTATAGAAAATAAAAAATGTAGAAAATATACAATAATTGATGGTACTGAGATATGCAGACAATCGATAAAGAAAATGAAAGCTTTCTTTAATGATTTAAAACTTGATAAAACTGATAAAGATGAGATAAGAATAGATGTAGATACCAATAGATACTCCGATGAGGAGTATAAAAATCTATCACTTATTATGTCATCTTATAAAGGAACTTTTAAATTTAAGATAGAAAGAGAAGTAAAAGTATCAGAAGTAAAGTCTATAGAAGAAGATGCAGAGTATGTATTATCTCCTACAATACCTTTAACTGATAAGATACAAAAAACTATAGAGGAAATATATGATGTGAATATCGACATATCGAGGATAAAAGAGCTACTAGATATTCCTGAATTTGAAAAACCAACTATTAGCGATAACTGAAAGGAGTAAACGATATGAGGATATTACCAATAAACTATGCTATACTTAACCTTATAACCACAACTATACCGTACTTTCGTACTAATGCTAGATTTATTAAAAATTGTAGAGAGTGCGTTGAAATATGGAAAAAGAATGTACAAGATGTAAGAGAGCAGAATATGCTTAATTGCATGGAGAAGATGCTAGAATTCATAAAAAACGGAGTATCATTTGATGAAGAAGCTTTAATATACCAGTCAGCTTATGATAATGCTATGGCAGATGATTTATATGCTGGTTATCAAGCTTTAACTGAGGAGAATAGACAAGCATCTTTAAACCTTGTAAACTTTACAGCACTCAATGCTAAGGTAATTGCAGATGCTGAAAACTTAATAGAAAATGTATACAAATTTCAAGGTTCTTCTGTTACAAATATGGTAGACAACTTCAAAGACTTATTAGGTGGAATGAAAGTATTTGCAAGAAATACAATAAATGCTGAGTCTATAGAAGATGTAACTACAGTACAATTCCGTCGTGGTGGTAAGATAGAAGGTATGGAGACTATAATACATAAACTTCGTTATGAAGAAAAGAACGCACTATCTATGGGTATACCAGAACTTGATAAATTCATAGGTAAATTTAAACCACAAAAGTTATACTGTACTATAGCTTTATCTGGTGGATTTAAGTCAGGATTTTTAGAAAATGTAACTATGGGTATATCTAAGTTTAATCCTAACGCTGATAATATACCCGGACTTGAAAATACAGTTTTACATATAACATTTGAAAACGACGTACTTCAAGTATTTAAAAGATTCATGGATTGGTCATCAGCTGAGAAGATGTTTTCTCGTACACTAGATGGTAGGTCTAATGAAGAAATAGGAGAACTTGCTGTTGCTCGTCTTGCTCCTAAAGATGATAAAGAAATGGGTATAATAGTTAAGCAATACTCAAGGTATAAATTTGGAGCTGAAGATTTAGATGATTTAGTTGCAGATTATAGAAATGGTGGACAAAGAATAGTTGCAATAGTTGTAGACTATGCTGACCTTATAAAAGACCCGCCATATAGTAAAGATGAAATGGAAGATAGAAATAAACCACTTTTAGTTAGAAAGTTTGAAGCTTTAAAACTTGCAGCTCAAAGACTTAATGTTCCTATTATAACAGCAGGACAATTCAATAGAGACGGGGAAAGAGTTGCAAGAGAAGCAATAGCTACTAAAAGATATCCGTCTCCACTTATGGGTGGACAACTAACAGCGGCTCACGTCGCTGGCGGATTTGGTATTAAGTTCCACGTAGAAACTCTTATAATACAATTTAGAGGATATTATAATGGTATTCCTATACTTCATATGCTTCTTGACAAAGACAGAGATAACGCATCTGAAGGAGAAAATAACTCAAATGAAAGACAACTTAAATTCTTTAAGTTTACTCAGAACTATTTTAGAATATCGCCTGACCCTAATGACGCTTATGATAATATTCAAGATGCGGCACCGGGAGACCCAGACGGACTTCTAACTAAGATATTCGGTGGTTCTAAAAATGAATGGGAATTTAATATATCTGAAGAAAATAAAAAGAAGCTTGAGCAACAAATGGAAGACGCAAGAAAGGCTACACTCGAACTACTTGGAGTTACAGACCAGTTCAAATAAAGTAGCCTTAGTGCAACTTTCATTTTTTATACTATATATTATATATGTAGACCGAGAGGTAAAATAAAAAATTTTAAGGAGGAATCAAAATGATTGATGTATCAAAGTACAGCAAAAAGTATGGAAAGAATGGTAAAAATGGGTGGAACTCTATGGTTCCGGAAGGTGTGTTTTTAAGTCACGATTTAAAGGTTGCGGCGAACTACGAAGAACAATGGCAACAAACAATGATGGCACTTGAAAACTATATGACAAATGATTTAGGAAAGTTCACAGATTGTGATTTCCTAAATAAGACAGCGGCATATTTTGGTAGAGAAGAAGAAAGTGTTGGAGAAAACCTAACTAGATGGATTAGAATGAGAGACAAGTGGAACGACGGCATGAGCGACTTTCGTACAAGATTTGATAAGGAACAACTAAAACAAATCAACGAAATCGTCGATACTACAGGTATCAGTCAAGTAACTGCCATTGATAGTGAGTTAAAACTATCAAGATATGGTGTAGACACATTTATGCTTACTAAGGTTTTGAAATTGGTTACAAATAATTTGGACAAATTAGTTAAGACTCTAACTGCGGCAGTAGATGAAGAATTAATAGCTCCAGAAGTTGTAGCGGCTATTCAAGATTTAGGTTTCAAAATAGAACCTGATAAACCTGACCCAGATGCTGACAAATACTTCTTACAAAATATGAAGAAAAATGAAAAGAAAGCCGGAAAGCTTATTCCGGGTACAGTAAGTGGAGTCTATAAAGCTGGAAAGAAAGAAGAAAAGACTTCATCATTTGCGAAGTTTAGAAAAGACGAAAGTGAAGACGATTACTTTGTAGATGACGGAAGCTTCGGAAGATTCGGTGGCGGATTATTTGGTAATGATTACGGAAGCGGATACGGTAGTGGATATGGTGGAAGTGGCTATAGCGGTGATAGTCCATTTGGTAGTAAGAAGAAGTCTACATTCGGTGAAAAGAGTAATACATACGCTGATAAGTATAAACCAAATAACGGCTTAGGTTATGGAAATAGTAGCGGAGGAAGTAGTGGCAAGAAAGGCTTTGAATCAATCTTTGGAAGCAAAGGTGGTGGTTCATCAAATGGCGGGGTAAGACCTTGGGTTACACCGGGTGCGGCGGTGGAATCAAAACCTTACGTTCCATTAAAGCCTAGAACTGGTTCTACAGTAAATAAATGGTGGTAAAGATAATTAGCAATTTAACTTATTATAAAATTTTAAGGAGGAAGAAAAATGGCATTTAATATTAAAGACGTATCAGGAGTTTTAAAAAGAAGTAATAGTTTAAGTGGAAATGGAAGATTTGGAGAATCTAGTTCTCCATTTGGTGGAAGTCCATTCGGACGTCAACAAAGAATGGGCGATAATGATGAAGTTCAAGAAAGAGTTGTGGAACTAGCTCAAGAACTTGCAGAAGTGTTCGTGAGTGAATCTGCTCCAGATGAAGTTGCTGAAAGATTCAAAAGACTTATAATGGGTGCAGGTTTTAAATACCTTGGAAGAGGACAAAATAGAATTGCCTTTATGGCTGAAGGTTCTTCTTGGGTATACAAAGTACCTTTCAGAGAAGTAGGTATAAGAGATAATAAAATCGAAAGATATATCTCATCTTTTGTAACTACTAATCCTGAAGTGTATAACGATATTGGAAAGCATATTCCAGTCGTATCAAATTTCGCTCTACCTGATGGGTGGAAAGATTTTATGATATGTGCAGAATATATAGGAAACTTAAGAGCTGATATGCTTAAGCATACAGACGGTACTTTCTTAAACGTTAAGGAAGAGTCTATTGCTGTATGTGTTGAAAACTTTGAATATATGTCTCGTATAATAAGAAAGCTTAATAAGTATTTCCACATGAATGATATTCATTTGGTTATCTCAGCTGAAAACTTTGGTGTTAAAGGTGATGAGATAGCTGTTCGTGATATAGGTTACTTCGTTCCAAGAATAGGAGACTTGGAATTTGTAACAGCTTCATTTGGTGGACAAGATTGTCAAATGATTTATTGGACACTTGACCATGTACCACTAACTGAAGAAGAAAGAAAGAACACTGAGGCAAGAATTGCCAAACTTTCTACATATGCTGAGTCTTGGGCTCCAGCTGATAGCGAAGGTAAGTTATTCCATATAGAATCAAAAGACGATTTATACGATGCTGCAGATTGTATACAAGCTCTTTTACAAGTATTTGAGAATACTTACCTATAATACGGAAACACTCGGAAATATACAGTATAAGTCTATAATCCCAATATTAGACAAATCCCATTATACTATATAGTAAAGACATAATCCCATTAAAAATATATGGAAGGGGGACGCCCCTTCCTATTTTTTTTTTATTTTCCTTTCTTATTACTAGGTACTATACAGCTAAAATCTAAGTGCTTGAATTTAACTGAAGTATCGTGAGAAAGTTTAAGTCTTTTTTGTACAAGCTCATGTTGTTGCTTATTAAGCTTAAGTCCAAAATCTACAGGTCTATCATATATTCCTAAGATATTGTATATTCCGTCTCCTGCACATTTATTACATACAAGAGGTGTCTTACAAGTAAGAACTGAACGCATAGGAACTTTCTTTCCAGCATATTTTGAGAAGTTTTCCTTAGTTATCATTACAAGCTCATTCCCTTCAGGAACATATCTTCCATAATATTCAACTTCTGCTTTAGGGTCTACATATATTTCACAATATACTTTTATTCCACAATCAGTACCAAACTTATCAAGTCTCATAGTTTGATATACATATCCTGCAAGTTTTGCCATAGCTCCACCGACTTCTGGTGCTTTACCTCTTGAGTATCCACCTACAAGTCCCATATTACCAAAGTAAGATAAGTCTTTCTTTTGTAGTCCGTCAGATAAAGAATCTGTAACAACTTTAAACTTATTGAAGTCTTCATCTTGTGGTAAAGCTCCTGCCATTAAAGCGAGTACCTTGTAGTTATTATCAAGAGTTACAACTCCTGAACGATAAGTTTCCATTTCAGGTTTATCTCCATATACTTCTTCTACTTTAGTGATTAATGGTTTTTCCACCTTAGCAGCAGCATAAGGGTCATTAGCTTCAATTCCAGCTTTATTTTCTTCTATAAGTCTTGCTTTAAGTTCTCTTATCTCTGGTGTAAGAATAAGCATTTCAGTTGATACAGAAGGATTTACAAATGAAGTCATACGAAGTGAGAACGCTTCATATCTATTTACACATTTTTTGAAGTCATCTATTGTGATTTCTTTATGTTGTATTTTAACTCCTATTTCTGTAAATGTTCTTTCTATAACTTTCTTACTCAAAACTTCTGTAAGAACTGGTATTTTACAATCTTCAAATAAAAGCTTCCAAGCTATGAATTGTCCTATTGTACAAACTGTATCTTTTCCTTTATAACCAAACTCACCATTTTTAATAGGTATTAAATCTCTTATATCATTCTCTCTTTTGAATTTAGTAGTATCTGCAAGTCTTAGTTCTTTAAATAGATAAGTTACAGTAATATCATCAGATTTAGCACTCTTTAGCTTTTCTATTGTAGCAGGTTTAGCATAAGGTGCATCTTTTCTAAATACAGTAAATGAATATAAGGCTTGTACACTATCAGTTCCAAGTATCTTCATATTCTCCATTCTCATATTAAAATGTGATGCAAGTGCCTCTCTTTTTTGTCTACATTCTTCGTTAGCTTCATCTGAGAACACTGGTCTTGCGATATTTTTATCTCCGTCTAAGTCTCCGTCCATTCCTTCAAGTTGAAGTGTTGATATCTTTTCAGATTCTGTAAAGTATCCTGATAATTCTCTTTCTGCTTTTATCGCATTTTCTCTTACTCTTAAATCTCCGTACTTATCAAAGATATAATCTATATCAGGATAGTAAGGATATTTCATGCCATATGCTTCAACTTCTATCGTTTTTATTGTAGATAGAACGTGAATAAGCGTAGGTATAACGTTAAAGCTATCCATAGTAGGGTGACGAGTTATAAGCATATGACGCTCAGCAAGTTCAGCTTCACTATACGCAAACATATACAAAACGTCAGTTATTGTCATAAATCTTGTCTTTTCTTTTCCAGCTACTTTATATGTGAATGTAACATTACCGCCGTCTGGCGTTTCAACAAAGTTAAATCTTTCCGATATAGAGTGAGCGTAGGTTTGTATATATTCTTTTATCTTCTCACCGTCATAATACATTTCCTTTTCTCTTAAAGAGAACTGCTCACCATTTTTCTTAGTCATAGGAAGTTGTCTTAAGAAATCCTCTACTCTTCTTATTATAAATAGTTGCATATTAGTAACTATAGCAGTTAGTGGAAATCCAGTTTTATCAACATTTACCTTTTCATCATAGAACTTATCTCCATCAAACTCGTGTCCTGATAATACAACTATCGAACCATAGTCAACGTTTTTAGACAGTGCTCTTTTTCTCTGAAGTCCGTACTTACCACTTATTATAGCTTTATAGTGGTCCGAAAGTTGTGCTATCTGAAGTTGCATTTGAAACATAAGTCTATTCAAGTCAAATAGTTTTACATTCTTATTATCTTGAAGCATTCTAGCTTTATTCATAATAGAACGATATAAAGAGTTAAGCTCATCAATACCCATTTGACCGTCTCTTATATCTATATCACGATAAGCAATAGGTATTACTATAATCTTATCAATGAATAACTGGTCCTTTGTATACTTCTTCATAACGGCTCTTACGTCTTCTTTAAATAAAGATAACTCTATATCATCATCGCTTTGCTCCATATTTATATTCTGAAACTTTATTCTCTCAAAATTCTTATAAAGCCACTCAAGTCCAGTATATCCTTCAGGGTCTGGTACTAAATCACCTTTCTCCGTTATATTATAGTAATCAGTACCGGCTATAATCCCGTCTATCTTTCTATAGCTTCTTTTAAATATCCTTTTGTATATTATAGGGTGCATAAACTTTCCATGAAGTTGTATATATCCATATCTTGATTGTCTATCTATTGTAGACGTACCAAATATAACTTGAGATACAAGTCCTTCGGGGTCTGGTGAACCTGAAGCGAGAAAGAGGTTAGTTGTTGTAACTTCTTTTACTTGTCTTGCTCTTATGAATTTATCTATATTAAATATTTCCATAATCTTCTCCTTTATCTATTATATAAACCGTAATTGTCTGGGAATTTCCACCTTAAAAAGTCATCATATTGTGAAGGGTCGACTTTTAATATATTAACTCCGTGGTCAAATCCATTACGTATTTCATTTTCATAACGTGCATTTATATATAAGTCAGCGTGTTCTTCATCACGCATAAGTTTTTGTGCTTCTACTAAATCTTTTACATTGTGTATCTTATAATATTCTATTGCATCAGCCGCTTCTTTTGAAAGTCCTCTTGCCTTTCTATTTAGCTTACCATTTATAAATAGTGGGTCTTTTCTTGACATTACAGCTTGCTCACGAAGTGCTAGTTCATTTTTATATTTAGTTAATGTATCAAGAGTTCTATTGTAGTAAAGTCTTATCATCTTATCTATCATTATATCTAAATTTTCATCTTTTAAATATTTACCTAGTATATTTCTCATAGTAGGAGACATATCAGAAACTATAGTTTTATAAATATCTTTTATATCATTTTCTCTATGTGGTCCGAATCTAGGAATTATTATATCTTCCATTACAAAGTCTTTAGGGTCTTTTTCTATATTTGTGTATTTAAACTTCAAGTAAGGTTCTACAACAGTTTCTATCATTTCTTCTAAAGGATTATAGACTTCTTTCTTGACATCAAGAGATGCGTTATAATCTATTTCTTTTTCACGAAGTTTAATATCGGCAAGTTGCTTTTCCTTATCGAGTAAATACCGTCTTACCCTTTCTTCTTCCTTTCGTTTATTCTCGGTTTGCTCTATCGAAAGTCTCGTTTGCTCAAGCATAAATTGCCTTTCATTTTCTATTCTTTTATCTTCCATTTCCTTCGATTTAAGCATATACATTACGAATAATGTAGCTCCACCAAATAGCATTAAATTTACCATAATTATCAAACTTATAATAGTAAGTTCCATATGTTTATACCTCCTAAAGTTAATATTTTTCTTCTATTTAAGCTGTTTCTGGGGGTTTTATGACGAACAGCTATTTGAAAAATCAAAGGAGGTGTACTATGTTACGGATTGATGATTTTGTAACTGATAACCGAGATATTCTTAACTGTCTTAAGACAGCTGTCATAAAAAGACAAAAAGAACTTGAGATATGGGACACGGAAGATATGAAGGTTAGATTTAATAAATATAAAAATGCGTATAATGGAACTGATACGGTTTACGAATACGATTACACTACAGAAGAACTAAATGCTATAGGAATAGTAAATAGCAATGATATAATAGTAATACAAAGAGATGTACGTGAGTTATCTCGTTTCACAACTCTTGCTCAAAGAGAGCAGTTACACACAAATAAAAGACAAAAGATAATAGCTAATTATAAAGAAGAAAATAGATATGTATTAACTTTGATGGGTTATCCTTATAGAGAAGAAGATTACATATACTTGGGATATCATATAGACGGTATTACGGATAATACTCCACTTCACCTTATGAGTCAAGGAGAGTTATCAATTTTAGAGAATAAAGGAATACTCGAGGAGATAATAAAGAAGAATGAAGATAAAGAGTATCTTAACTTCATTCAAAGAAGAATACCCTTTTATGTAACAAGAACTTCAGATAAGTTTGGACTTCTTTATATAGATACAGTTAATTATAATATTGGATATAGAGTTGCTGAAGTGTATGAGTATCTAAGACTTGCATTTGCAAGAACTGTCTTTAATGAGTATTATAATGATTCATATGAATACTACGAACCCATAATGGCGACTTATCTTATCTGTGCTACAATGTATGTAATACTTGCTGAAAACCCTATGAATATTTTGGAGTTTGACTTTACGTCAGATGATATACTAGACAGTCTTTATAAAACATTCTCAATTCCTTACGTTGCTGATTTACCTAAGAATGTAAGAATTGCTTTTGCTGAAAAGATAAATAGAGTTCTTCGTTTTAAAGGAGATAAATCATCTATCATAAATATAGCTGAAGCTTTTGGTATTAAAGACGTGTATCAATATATTTTGTATAAAGAATATGTAGACTTTGAAAAGGGTTATGATAAGAGTAAACCTTTAAATGAAAATTATAAGTTATCTTTTGTAAGAGTTCCTATAGGAGCATCAGATTTACATAATTATATCTACAATATAAGAGAAGGAGATACAAAGGCTAAAATACCATTTAATGAATTTGTAGCAAATGATAAAAGATGGGGTTTAGGACGTGATAAGCTTGAAGATATGGTACTTAAAGAAAACTTCTCATTTCTTACTACTAAATATATAGGAGTCGATAATGTCGTATCTCTAACTGAGAACGCATTTACACAATCTGAGTTTATGTCTTTTTTATTTGGAAATAAAGAAAGACTAGGAGATTTTAAATTAACTCTTACAAAGGCTCAGCTACCAGCAACGTTATGGGAAGCATTTGTATATGCTATGATACTTATTATAAATAAGAATGGTTTTGAAGATGATATAATAAAAGATACAGAAGGACTTGTATACATATATGGAATAGATAATCACTTTAAACTGAATCAAGATGTAGTAGATGCTTTTCAAAGAAATCTTCCAAAAGATATGGAATATTTAACTTACTATAAGAAAGTGAACTCATCTATGTCGGTTGTAGATTTCTTAGATGTACTTTTACATAATAGAAATGCACTAGGTGTTTTACGTAAGATGATAGAAACTGAGCATTTTGATTATCATATAATGAAAGAGCTTATGAAGCTTGAGCATATGGTTGGAACTATGGCTATAAATCATTACTATAAAGATATTAAAAATTATAATACTTATTCAGAATGGTTATCTCACACGAATCCAGCTTTATATACGCATTTGCAATCTTTACGTGCAACTGGAGCAAATGTCGAATCTAATATGAATGAAGAACTTTTATCTTTAATAGAAGATTTGTATAACTATTGTAACCCATCGCATCTTGCAGCAAGAGACAATCTTTTATCTTTCTTATCTAAGATAAAGGAAGATGAAGCTCAAACTATTAAAACGACAATGTTTAAGATGATAGCCTTTTTAAAATCATATACGGTGGACTTGAGACTTTCAGGTACTTCTTATGTATTTGATGATTATGAAAGAATACTATCTGAAACTTTAATTAAAAATCACGTATGGCTTTGGGATAGGCTTACAACTACAACCTTTGAAGAAGCTACAATGACAGTTAAAATGTCAGGACTTCATTCGTATCTTGAAGTGACTGACTTACTACATAGAAAGGGAGAAAGAGATAGAAGTAAGGTTTTATATCCACCTTGGATTATAGTTCCTAATACAGTCGAATACATAAGACCTGACCTTAATGAGTTTACATATGATGATGGTTTTCAAAGATGGTATAAAGAGTATGATAATGACTTCTTCTATATAGAAGATACCATACCTCATGTAAAGGTAAAAGTGTGGGAACACGATAGAGAAATAATAATAGATGACTATGCTTTTCAAAAGAAATTCCGTGAATTTGAAAATGATGACGTTATAACTCTTGATATATTAAATGACAAGTATAAAACTTATTTCTGGGATAGACATGGAAGTTTAGGATTTTATGATACCTTAAAGAATAAAACTAAGAAAAGATTGTACTCAGATTTAAGAGTTTATGATACACTTATAAAGCGTGAGAGCGGACGTTTACAAACAGATATTGTAGATATTATAAACATAGGAGGTTAAAAATGAAAAGATTTAGTGATATAGTAAGTATATCTTCAGACATAAATCACGCCTCAACTGGAAATCAGGTAAGAGGAGTTCTTATAAGAAAAGAAGAAAATATAACACTTCCTTCTGGTAAGACTTTATTTAGAAGAAGAAAAGAAGGAGAAAATACTATGCTTATCGGTGTAACTCAACTTGTTGCTGAGTTTCTAACTGGTAAGAGAACTAATAAAATTGAAGTTCTAACTCTTGATAAAGATTTAGAATCAACAATTACTGCAACTTCATCTATAGTTAAAAATGATTTAAACTATTGTGGGGTAATGCTTTGTAATGGCGGAGCAGACGGAGCTGTTGTAAAAGCTGTTAATAGATATGCTCCGGGATTTACAGCTGCTACAAGAATTCCTTGGAGAATGGTTAAGAAAACAGCAGATGACCCTAATACTTTATATCAAACTTATGCTTGTAGAAGCGTTGAAGGAAATGATGTAAAATATTATCTTAAAAAGTTAAAGAAACTAGATTGGGTTAATAGAACTGTAGACGGTGAACAAAAGCTTACGAATAGACCAGAAAATAGCTTATCTGGTTCAGTTGCTGTTGAGACTGTAATTCAAACTGAGTTTACTATAACTTTACAAGACTTAACTGAATACTACAGAAGTATAGGAGAAAACGTAAGAAGAAAGTTCTCTACTATTTGCTTATTCATAGGTAATACGGTTAATGTACTTATAAATGGTTCTACTTATCAAGACCACAGAAATCTTCTATGTGCTAATCAGCTTAATATAGAAGAAGAATACTTAAAACAAAATAAAGAAGCTGAATACGAATACAATGTACACTTCAGATAATAATATGTAGAATGGTGCTTTATGCACCATTCACATTATTTCTTATATATTATAAACCTAGCAATAGGAATAACTAGATGCTAAAATTTAAAATTTGAAGGAGGTTCATTATGAACAAGAAAAACGTAAAAGGAATAGGATTTGGAATCGGTGTTGAAGTAGAAGGAATTGACACTTTACTTGATGGACTTTTAGATGTAATGTCAAGTAGAGTTGGTAAGAAAGATGAAAGAGGAATTTATCAAAATTTCACAGCTATTACATCTTGGGATACAAATGGAGGATTTATACAAATCCAAGAGTTTAAAGATGGAAAAGCTACAGGTAAACCACAAGAATGTAGCTTTAGTGATTTTATAGGATACCTTGTAAATCATGATATAGACAAATTACCTAACTTTCCAATAATCACAGATAGATATTTTCCTAATAATTTATTAAGTCAGTTTTTAGAACAAACTAAAACTGATGATAATGGTATCAAGAAAGGACATGATGAAATCTGTGGTTTCATATCAGGTTTAAAATTTATACCAGATTCAAGAAACTTTGTAAGACCTGACTGGAGTGCAAAGGATTTGGGGCAAGCTTATCTTATGAAATCTGAGGAAGAAGTCAAAAAGGAAGAAGAAGTTTTATTCATAACTTCATATCAAGTTAGTAAAGATATATTTAATGAAAAGACTAAAAATATCAAAGCTAAAGTTATAAGACTTGATTATGAAGGTCCTGATATGGCAAAATTCATCAATGCCTATGATGCTTTAAATGGAGTTATAGTAGTTGTAGATATGAATGCAATATCTGCGTTCCAAGGAGCTACAAAGTATTTAACTGACATATTGTGTGAAATGAAAACTTCATATAATGAAGATGAAGTTGCACTATATGTATTAAATAACATTGGGTTTGAACTTATAATGGGACAAGACAGAAATAAAATAGTTCCAGAAGGTTCAGTTATCAGCAAATAGTTTTATATGGGTGAGAGTTGTTCTCACCCTTTATTTTATAATATTTTTAAAATTTTAAGGAGGAATAAAAATGGGAACATTTACAAATAATTCAATATTTACTAAAGAAGGAAAAGTAGCAGTGGATATATACAAAATGCAAGTGATGACAATAGGTATGAGCAAGCTTGTAGTAGGAGATGAAAAATCACCTATAAGATGTGATGTAGTTTTGCATCAAACAGATGGACATTTTGATGACTATTGTTTTATATATCATATGTCACACGATATAAAGGATACAGTAAAGTATAATGAAGTAATAGAAAGAGTTAAAAGAATAATGGACAGTAATGCAAAATTTAATGTCTATGTGAATCCTGTAGAGTTTATAGAAAACTGTGCAAGATGTCTTGAGAATGCTCCTACTAATCGTTACACTAAAACTGCATTCAGTAGCACATCTGTAGAATCTATGAGATATCTTGTACATCTTGTAGCTGATAGTGATGAAAACTTTATATCAGGAGCTCACACTATGGTGGCAAGATTTATAGATAATTTAAAAGGTATGGCATTTCTGCAATCTATAGCGAATAAACTTGAATTTAAAATTCCAGACATGACAGCTTATCAAAGAGACTTATTAGTTGGAGATAGATTTAGAGATTTTATGGCTGGGCTTAAAGGTTATATATTTAAAGATTCACAAGATGAAGCAAGAGAAAAAGTGAGAGAACTAGCTCCAGTTTTTAATAATGCTAAGTCTTTTCCATTCAGTATAAATGAAGAAACTAGAGATGATTACTGTAAAGCTATTCACATAAATGATAATAATAGTGTAGAAATTACAAGAATATTTAATGGAAAAATTGGAGCTTCTAAAGAAATGAGTTTAGATAACTTTATAAAATATGTAACCGGTGAAATTCGTCATGGGAAATATATAGCAAGTAGAGATACTATGATTGCTATAGCTAAGCATTTCTTCACAAATCAAGATTTTGAACCAAAAGAAAATCAACTTAAGGATTACTATAGATTTATAGATTGGATGAGAAACACAAGTGCTATCGGACGTAGATTTAAGAAAATTATGAATACTATGGATTTAGTTCGTGAATATAATAGAGATGGTAAATCTGCTCTTGTTATAACTAAAAGAGGAGAAGGACTTAAAGCTAATTATAAAGACGGATATAAGTATATAGAGTATGCGGTAGAAGATGAATTTAATATAACTGATATTATACCTACTATAAATATGGAAAAAGCTTTTGCTGTATTCATAGATAGTAATTTAGGACAAACTGTAAAGCCTATCGTACTAGACCTTATGAAGCGTCTTAATGAGCATGAACGTAATAATAGAGGGTGGAGAAAACCTAAAGTATTTATAGAAACTGCAACTCATTTCTGGATAAATATGTTTGATTGCATGTTCGATTACTGTTATTTATCACAAGAAAATGAATAATAAATATTGGTGAGGTTTATCCTCACCATTTTTTTTTTTGTCGCAAAAGTGTGAAAAACAGCCCTTTAGTTTAAAAATTATAATTAAAAGGAGGTTTTACAATGGCAGATGATAACCAAAAATCAGCTGGTGGAAGTTTATCTGACGTCGCAACGGCACAGTTTAAAAAGAATCAAGAGACGGCAAAAGAGACATATGATACTTACGCAAATAAGCTTAAATCAAACTTCGGTACTGATAGATTAAATGAAGTATGGCAAAATGCTCAAGAAATACCGGGTAACTTTGTTAATAACGCCATAGGTAATATAGGTAGTGCTGTTGACAGTGCCATAAGAACCGGAAGTTCAAATATAGAAGGTTTAGTTCAAGGTAGAATAAATAGTGTAGTGGGTGGAGTAGAAGAGCGAATAAATAATAAAATTAACTCTACCATAGGAAAGATAGAGTCAAAGCTACAAAGAGGAATATTAGGTAAGATTAATAATTTCTTAGGAAATCCACTAGGTATGGCACTTAACAGCACATTCGGTGGACTTATAGGTTCTATGAAATCAGAACTTCTTAAAAATAGAGACCCTTATCATGAAATATACACAGGACCTGATGCTCAAGATATAGATAGACTCTCAGGAAATAAAGATGATAAAGATAGACTTATGGCGGCTCTTCGTGGTGCTTCATTAAGTGGCTGGGGAGAAGCTGGAGCTATGAATGGTAAGACAACAGGAAAACCTAAGATAGATGCCTTTCAAAGATTCTGGAATGCTTCTGGTTATTCTCCTGCGGCTTCATATCCTTCGTATGATGGCTTTGATATATTCTCAGATGATACATTCGCTTCCCTTGCAGAAACTATTAAAAACTCTTATGGTATGACTGGTAATATATCAAAAGGTAAAGACTTAGAACGTAACTTTGTAAATAGATTAGGAGTTACACTAATAGATAATACTCTTGCACACACAAGAACTCATATCTTTATAGGAAAGCCTACTTGTAACTTACAAGAAGAAGACACAAATAAACTCGCAGAAAGTGTAAGAAATGACTATAACTTAGCTGAGTTTATCCTAAGAGATTACGATTTATTCTTACAACTTAATGGAAGGATAGACGGTGCTACTCCTTGGATGACATCTCTTCAAAATAGAATAGTTGGAATATCATTCCAAGACGCATCACTTGACGTTTCTAACTCTCCTGCAAATAGATACGGTTCGGCTCAAGAATACGGAATATCATACGGTTCTTCTATGATTAATATTCCTATAAACTTAACCTTTGCTATGGATAGACAAGCAGAAGCATTTAAGCTTATATACGCTTGGGTTACATATATAGATAGAGTTAAAGACGGACTTATAATACAGCACCCAGATGATACGGTGAATAATAGAATGAGTTATAGCTGTCCTATATTTATCTTCTGTACAGAAGAAGATGATTTATCTATTACATACTGGGCAAAGCTTGTGGGAAACTTCCCTAAGACTATACCGTTTTCAGTATTTTCAAACCAAGGTATGATAAATAGAGAAATAAGAGAAATTACTGTATCTTTTGCTTCTTCTGTATTTAAGCCATTTGATATAAATGCTTTGTATGAATTTAATAAAATGCAAGAAAGATATGTGCCTAAAAAATACTATGATAAATGGCTTCCAAAAGAAGACAGAGACTTACAATATTATTGGACTAACGGTGCTGAAGTAATATATGATAACGCTACAGGAAGATATAAACTTGTACCATTCTCATCAGCTCAAGTTGCACCTAAGATTAAAGCTAAGGTTGTCAAAAAAGATGGATTCTTTAAAACTGTAACTGGTGGAATTTTAGATGCTATAAAAGACCCTAGAGGTACAGCTGAAAAGCTTATAAATCAAGGTATGGATACAGCATCTGGAGCGTATGATGCAGCGGTTTCTAAAGCACAAAGTATGGCAGGAGCTGTTAAGGATAAAGTATCAGGATATGCAAATTCTGTAGAGAATACATATAATAATATTGTGAATTATATCAATAAATAAGGAGGAATAAATGTTAAGTGATAAATTTATCTCTACGAAAGAGGAGTTTCTAAAATCTATGGCTGTGGTTTTAGATACATTAGGTTTACCCCCTGATAGAGTACACGCTTTATCTACAGCCTTTTATCAAACTCAAGGTTTAGGAGAGTTGTATGATATAGTATCTTACTCATCTTATATATCTTCTCGTGAAATGTTTCCGGTAACTGCTGAGTTCAAAGATAGCTTATTTAAGTGGAATAAAGTTGCAGATGTTTCGTTTCAACTAGCAACAGCATCATCTCGTGTATTTACATTTTCTATATTTATAGAAGATGTACTTAAAAATGCTGAAAGAATAAATCCTAAACTTTACAGATATACTATACCTCATACTTTAGAAGTGAAGATAGGAAAATTTATATATTCTCTTGATTATCCTATAAATATACAGATATATGACCCAGAAGGTCAAATGGCTATTACTGCAAGATATGATAAAGAAGCTTTATATAATCCTATATCTAAAGTAGTAAATCCAAATATTAAGGTTATAAAGCAAGGTAAGAGAATGATACTATCTCTTATTCTTTATCAATATAAAAGACAGATAGAGACTTATCGTTATATAGATTCTACAACTGACGTATATCCTATAACTTATAAAGATGAGCTTATAGACTTTACCCCATACTATAGAGTATCAGAATTTACAAATGAAGTTAAAAGATTACAAAAATCTATGTATTATGATAAGTCAATTCCTGATAAACCTACAATATACTATGATTTGAACCAAAATAAAATAACTCTTACAAATCGTGGATATAGAGGAAACTTCGTACCTGTAAGAGATAGTATAATAGAGCTTTCTATGTATCTTACAAAAGGTAAGGAAGCGAACTTTGAATATATTGGTGACGATATAATAGTAGAAGATAGTGACGGAGAAGAACTACCATTTTATATAACAGCAGATACAGCTCAGAAGTATTCTACTCCGGGTTCTGATGAAGATGACTTAGAATCTTTAAGAAAGAAGATAATAGACTCACTTCATACAAGAAACTCACTTATTACAGATTACGATTTATCTTTACACTTCTCAGCAAATAAGAAGAACTATAAAGTTATAAAAACTCGTGATGATTGGAAGATGAGAGTATATTCTATATTTGCTCCTCTTACAACTGTAGATGATAAGTATTTAGTTCCTACTAATACTCTAAATTGTATGATAGATACGTCAACTCTTGAAAAGAAAGATAACTGGTATAAAGTTCCTGAAATGGCACACTTCCGTGCACCACTTGGTTCTGATACAGCTTTCCATAGAGACACAAAGGAAGCGAGTGACGTATTTGATTATACACCATCTTTACTGTATATTATAAATAGAATCAAAAGAGTTGTGGAAACTTACGAAACTTATATAGATAGACGTTCAGTTTGTGAGTTTGAATATAACTATGATAAATCTAAATACTCATTTATGGCAAATGCTGTATATATAACAAGAGAGCCTAAAGGAAATATAAAGTTACACTTTAATATAATGACAAATCTAGCATCTGAGAATAAAGATGACTTAGTTAAGTTTCACGAAAAGCTTCCAGACGGTTCTATAAATGATAAAGGAATACTTAAGATAAATGTAACCTTCCAAGCAGAAGATACAAATTATATAGGTTATATTCCTTGTGTCATGAAATCATATAATGAGAAGAATGATATGTATTTATATGAAGCTGAAATAGAGACAGCATACTTTATAAGAGACGGTAAGATAGATTTAAAACTTATGAATGCTGGAGTTCTAAATGAAGTTACAACTAAGATAAACTTCAAATCTATAAAGATAATAGTACAAGATGACCAAGAAAATGATACAGCTCAAGCAAGTGATTATGGCGTTCCTAATATAGCTGGAAAAGGACTTATAAATGTATTCTCACTTAATGATATAGCACTTATAAGACAATACACAGATAATTCATATGTACAAATAGAAGACATAGATGCTAATAAATTAAAGCTCTTATCTATTCCTTTATTTGGCTATGATTATGTAACTAATAACGGGTATACTGTATATAATGATGTATATGCTCAAATGGATTATATTCATACTAAATGGCTTGAAACTCAAACTAATTTTGTATCAACTTTAAAGTTTGCGAATACTTATGGTACTTCTAAAAACCATATTATTGGAAATGATAATGAAAGACTTGATAAAACTAATATATCTTTGAATTTCAAAGTTGCTCTTGCTTATAATACTACAGTAGATATGAACTATGTGAAGGATTATATAAAAGACTACTTTTCTAAGATAGACTTTATAAATGATGAAACATTCCACGTATCTGATTTGATAAGAAAGGTAAGAGATGATATAGTTGACGTTACAAAGATAGAGTTTGTTGGTATAAATGGTTACAACTCAGATTACCAATATATAGAAGCAAACTATGACCCAGATGACCCGTCTGTAATACCAGAAATAGTAAATATTGAGTATGATAAGAATAAATCTTATAAGATAAATATACAAAAAATCTAAAGAATTAGGAACACGACTTTAGATTAATTTTAAATAGGAGGCTTAAAAATGGCAGAACAACAAAAGAAAAATCCGGAAGATTTAGTATCAACACACCTTATCTCATTTGTATTTTTTACAAAGGAAATCGAAAATTGTAAAAGAATGAGTGTTAAATTATTTGAAAGAGGAATGTTATTCTCAGTTTATAAAAGAACTGAAGAAGGTCCTTTTGCTAAAAAACCTGAAAAATCTCACTTCATTTCTAATAATGATTTTGAAGATTTAACTATGATGGTAAGACAAGCTAGAAAGAAAATGGTAGATAAAGTTCCATTTGAATTTGTAATGCAAGGAAAGGAAACTGCATTTGGAATTCTTGGAATGAATGTGGAAGATAAATACGTTACTGGTACAGCTATATACTCAGTGGTAGACGGACAAGTTATACAAAATTCTAAAATCATATGTCCATTTATGGATACAAATAGAGTAAAACTATTTGCAAGTGACGGCGGAATGGAAGATATGGTAAGACTTGGTGGACCATCTGAAACTAATACATTTGTAAATATGTTAGAAGCTATACTAAATGGTACTTCTACAGTTATGAGTTTTCACCAAGAAAAACTAGCTAAAAAGAATAGTGCAAATTATGGTAATAAGAAAGTGGAAATTCAAGAAGATTACGAAAGCAATGACGGCGACGAATATCCATGGGAAGAATAAATATTTGGCAGGGGAAACCCTGCCTTTTAATATGAAAAAGGAAGATATATGAGCAAATATAAAAAGAAGCTAACCTTATTAGAACAGAGCAAAGAAAATAAAAGATTTATAAAAGGTTCTACTCTTTTAAAGGAGAGTAAGGGTAAAAATAAACTTATACAAAATACGATAAAGATAGACGAGTTTTAATTAAATAAAGGAGGCAATAAATGGCAGATAAAAATGAATTAAAAACTGTAATAAATAAAGGACTTGAAAAGAAAAAGATAAATGGACTTATAATTGCTGTGGGTGATTATGTGAAAAAGGATTTAAAGAAAGATGCTAAAATAGCAAAGTTTATAAAAGGTGAAGAAAATGCTACTAAACTATCATCTGCTATATCATCTGTAATAGAAAATAACTGCGAAAAAGATGAAGTTCATAATGTTAAATTAACAGAAGAGCAAAAGGGTATAATCGCCGATGAGATGATAAATCTTATAGCTAATATAAATGAAGTAAAGCAAATATCTTTATCGTATGATAGCGAAGATAGAACTAAAATGAAAGCTGATAATGAAGAATATAAAAAGAAAGTTAAAAAACTCGAAGAAGAATATAATGAAATATCTGTAAGAGTTGTAGCACTTGAAACTTTCTTACGTTCTGATGATTGGTTTAAAATGGATAAAAAGGAAAAAGAGCTTGTAGATAAGCAAAAAGAATATTCTACAAAGTATGCTGATATATTAAGAGAAAGAATGTCTTTTTATAAAGACAAGATATTTTAGGTGATATTATGATACTATATGGTGAAGCACAAAATGATATGATTGAGAGAATAGTAATAAGGGAAGCAAATATAAAAGATAGTGATATTCTATTAAAATTTCATCACGCAATATACAAATATCACGCTGATAGAGTATCTTTTCCTTTAGAAGATGAGGGTGGACTTCTTGACAGAATAAAAGAAGATTTTAAAACTCATTACAGTACAGTATTTCTAGCATCTCTTAAGACTTCTATAAATTCAGTCTATGTAGGATTTATAGAAATAAGAGCTGATAGAGAAAAAAGAACCTGTTATATACGTGCATTATGGACAACTCCTGAAGCAAGAGGGAAAGGTGTCGCAACTCGTCTTATGAATGTAGCATCGGTGTACGCTAAAGAAAAAGGTTGTAATACTATATCATTGGATGTATATGATTTTAATACAGAAGCAAGAAGTCTATATGAGAAGCTTGGGTATAAGGAAAAGGAACGTACAAAATCATTTAAAGCAACTCTTGAGAAAAAGTTGTAAGAAATCTGCATTTTTCATTTCAATTATATATAATAAAAGTAGAGATAAGGAATAAACTTAAGAAGGCTTAAGAGTTCCGACGTCTAAATTTAATACCGTGGGAGGTAAAGATATGAGAAAAGAAAAGAAACCTTATGACAAAGAAAGAGAAAGAGAAATGGACACAATAATAGGTACAGCCATTTCTCTAGGAGCTTTCAGTATAGCAATAATTGCATGTGCTGTAGCTCTTATGAAAGGAGCGTGGTTCTAATGCTAAACGTTCCTTTTGAAAAAGAAATAAATGCCAATTACAATAAGGCAAAATCTGCATATCAACATTCTGAGATGTGCAGAAGAAATAGAGCTATTAGGAAGAAAATAGTAGCTCGTAAGAGGAAAGAGGCAATCAGAAATCAAATGTATTTTGGTTTGTTTTCTGTTTGTCTATTCTTTGCAAGTCTAATAGTAGTGGGGTGGACAATATGAAAGCCCCACACTTAGACCTTGAGGACAAGATATTCTCAGTATTTATTATTCTTGTCCTAGTTATTCTATATTCTATTGCACACGCAATATTAGGAGGTAGAATATGAGAAGACTAAAATCTATTATGTCTGACAGTGAAGTCCAAGTAGTAGCTGTCGGACTTGGATTTATGATAGTAGTTCTTATTATCATAAGTCTATAAACCAAAAGATAAGGGACTGCACATCCTTTATTTTTTTTTAAGGAGAGTGAAATAGCTATGAAACTGGACGTTTGTAATATGCCGTCACAAGCAACAAAGATAAATCATAAGTTCGATGTAAGACTTTTATCTCAAATAACTAATCTTGTAGCAACCATTGTAGAATCATTAGACCAGCTACCATATACAGAATTTCAAATAGCTGGACAAGCTGTTGTAAGAGGGGTATTAGATGCTATGGAGATAAGAAACGAAGATGAAGGCTTCTTAGATAAGTTTGATTTAGAAAGATATGAGTTTTTAAAAAGAGTATTAAAAGATGCTGGATTTGATTTAGATAAGTCAAATGCTGATTTAGCTGACGAATAATATGGTGGCGTTACGCCACCATTTATTTTTTGAGTCTGTCTCTTAAATCTTGTCTTTTATAAGTTTCAAGTAAATCATCTACTATAGCTTTAGGAGCATTGTCTACTTTATCGGGTACAATAGAGTACGTATCATCGGTTTCAGATATAGCATAAGTTAAACCACCTGATACCATTTTATTTAAAACCCCATGATATGCAGGGGAAATGAAGGCTTCTTCTGATACTATCTCTCCCGTATCTTTTGAGTAAGTTCTAAGCCAACCTATCTTTTCCTCATCGTCCCAGTGACATTTAACTTCTGTATCTTCCAAGTATTTGGCTTTAAGTCCAGTTTGAGCCGCACCATAAGAGAATCTATTATCAACTTTTTCATAATCTTTCATAGTATTATTACCTTGGATATATTTAGAACTATCAGGAGTTTCTACTTTTCCAAATAAAGAAGTGAAAGCTCCATCGGTTTTTACATCTCTTGAATAGTTTTCTTCTATTGCTCCTTCTTCTACCATATCAGTATTATCTACATTCTGTGCTGTAGTAGGATTAGGAACAAACTCTCCGTTACTTGAAGGAATAGGTTTGCCATAACCTTGTAAAGAGTGTATAGTTCTAGGAGCAGAAGTTATATTAGAATCATATAAAGATGCGATGTTTGCTTTCATATTAACATTTCCACCTTTAATATCAACATTCTTACCTGTCATATCGTAAACCATTTTCTGTTCTTTCATTTCAGTTTCTTTAATCTCTTTTATAGCACTCATAATAGTTTTTAAAGCATTCATCTTAGTTGTGTATAAAGAAACTCTATTTTTTGTAGATTCTGTTTCTATCTCAACTTTCTTAGGAAAAGCTTCAAGTATTTCTTTTGCTCTTCTTTCGGACTTTTTAATTTCTGTATCTATTTCTTTAACAAGAGTATTCATCTTCGCTATATAAGGTGCATACTTCTTTTCTATCTCAGACATTTGCTTAGTATTATCAACTGATACCTTTAAAGTTCCAAAGTATCCACTACCATAAGTGTCATTTGTATTTCTTATACTTCTAGGAATTATAAGCATTTATAAAACCTCCTTATTTTTATAATAATTTGGTGTTTTTAATATTTCAGATGTGAAAAACAGCGATTTGAGGTGATTGATATGGAGAAAGCAAAAGATTTATTCTATAATTCATACTATAATAAAGATGAAGATGTTTATAATATATTTATGTACAATACAGAAACTGGTAAGCAATATGTAAAGAAAATAAAGCACCCTAAAGTACCAGCATACTTTGTAAAAGGAGATGCTCCAGATTACTATAGAGAAACTATATCTCTTGATAATTTAGTTATGCAAAAGGTGTCTTACAAATGGAGAGGTTTTGATATAGCTAAGATTTTAAATATGGGAGATAAGTTTAAAAGAGGACTTAAAGAAAAGAAGATAAAATATGACCACATATTCCTTGATAGAAGAACTATTGGTTCAGATTTATTTATAGAAGACTTAGCAATAATGGATTATCTTGACAGTTTAGGTTATGAAGAAAAGGACGGAGTTCGTGATTACAATGACCTACCACCTATTAAGAATTTAAAGAAAGGTTATTACGATATAGAAACCGATGTTTTAAATACAGATATAGAAGAACTTCAGCCTATTACCTGCTCTACTTATTATGATGATAGTACAAATACTTGTCATGTATTTTCTATCATAAGAGATGATTTTAAAAGACTTAATGAAATAAAAGAAAATGAAGATAAATTTAAAGATGAGTTTAAATCTATGCTTTTAAAGATAATAGATGAAGCTCAAATGGACGATAAAACTAGAAATCTTCTAGCTCCTAGATTTAAAAAGATAGTAGAAGAAATGAAGATTATTATATCTTGGTACAATGCAGAAAAAGAAATGATAGAAGATAGTTGGTATCAAATGATACAAGTTTATAAACCTATGTATCTTGGAATATTTAATGCTGTATACGACGTTCGTCATACACAATATAGAGCAGACAAATTAGGTATACCACAACACAAGTTATTCTGTCACCCTAAAGTAGGAAATAGGTTTGATTTCAATTATAGAAATGAAGACCCTAAAGCCGCTAAGAGAAGACACAATTATAACTCTGAGTCTTATACTAAGATAGTAGATGTACAACAAAGCTACTTTGGACTTCGTCCACAAGACCAATTAGAAAGAGAGTCACTAGACGCTGTATCAAAGCACGAGTTAGGTTTTGGTAAACTATCATATGCTCATATAACTGACTTCATTGGTAAGCTTCCTTATGAAGATTATTGGGTTTATGTAATGTATAATATGATAGACGTTATAGTTATGGCGTTTAATGATATAAAGACAGATGATATATCTTCTCTTTTAACTAGAAGATTTATAGTAAGAACTGAGTTTGATAGAGTGTATTCTCCTATGACTTCGGTTACTAATACATTCTTCCACTTATGTAAAAGAATGGGATATATAATGTCTAATGACGTTAATAAACTTATTATGACAAAGAATGAGTCTGCTGAAAGAATAATAGAAAGATTACGTGAAGTGGATGATGCAATAGAATCGACTTATGACGTTCTTACAAATAGAATACAAATAGCAGGAGGACTATGTTCTGACCCTAATAAATTTAAAAAGGAAATGACTCCATTTTTAGATGATTTACCTAATAATAAATTCTTAAATAAAGTCATGGATGCTGACGCACTATCTATGTATCCTATGATAGTTGAGCATACTAATGTATCAAAGGATAGCTTAGACGGTAGAATAGAAAAGATAGAGCTTAATGAAGAAAAGGAAATACCTGTAGAAAAAGGTATACAAGCACTTATTGATAAAGATGTAGATATAATAGGAACAGCTTTCTTTAATCTTCCTACAGCAAAAGAGATAGCATCGTTTACATATAATATAAAGACAAATAAACCATATGTAAGAGAAGAAACTCCAGCGTATACTTTATTCTTAGGAAAAGACGAGTTTAAATATGCTGAAGCTGTAAGAAAGGTTTTAGGAAGGTTAGATAATACTAAAGTAGATGCTTCTGATATTAAAGCGGGAATTGTATCTAATCTATCATCGTTTCATATAAGAAATAATGTATCTCGTCAAGTTATAAATGGTTCACTATACGAAGTTACATTTACTCCTGATAGTAAGTTTCCTTATAAATCATTAGGAGAGCTATTTACATTAAAAGAAGATGAAGACGGCTATATAGTTAAGATAGACGGTGAATATAAAAACCATATAGAAGACTATATAAAACCCAATAGATTTTTAAAGAAAGAAATAGTATCTTGTAAATTTATAGATAAAGATATAATAGATGAAGTATCTAAAAATCCTAATATTATAACTACTATTAAAATGGATAATAAAAAGATAGACGTGACTGCAAGAACGCATATATTTTTGTCTAGTGAAGTAACTTGTACTGTACATTCTGATGATGTATTTGTATTCGAGTATGATGTAAAAGTTCCAAAAGTTGGTAATTTTCATATATCAATAGAAAGTAAAACCTTACAATATGATACTCCCTAGCGGGAGTATCACAAACACCACTTTAGTTTTAAAAGATACAAAAAGGAGGAAATAATATGCCACTTAATAGACAAGAGAATGAAGAACAATACCTAAAACTTAGGGATAAAACGACGTCTAAAGTTTTTGGTATTACCACAGATATAGGTAAGCTTATGGATAGTTCAGATGACATAGGCTTTAATTTTGTACAATCGTCGATAGAATCAACAGCAGGACAAGGAAATATAGTAGAAGCACGTTCAAGAATAAGAGGAAAGGAAACTGACCTTGAAAATCAATTTGTAGAAGTTATGGAGAATATGGGTAAAAGATATGTGCATTCAATTCCTTATAATGAAAGAACTAGACTTATTCGTGAGTCAAACTATATGCTTACTCAGATGCCACAGCTACATAATACATTTGCAAACTTAACTAAGTTTATTATGTCTCCTGATAACTACTCAGAAGAAGAACTTATTCAAGATATTTATTTAAAATCTGATAGTGCTTTTACTCAATCAGATATAAATGCAATACTTGAAGAAAGAGGACTATATAAACTTGTAAACGATAGTATACTTGCAAGTTTAGAGTTAGGTTATAGATTTATAGAACTTATACCTTTACAGAATGTAGCAAAGAAATTGCTTGATAGAGTATCAGGAAGTAAGGTTGAGCAAAGACAAATAATAGAAGGTAAAATGGCTCAAGGACAAAGAGTTATACCGGGTGGACAACCTCAACTTTACGGTATGTCTCATACAGATAAGATAGAAGATGTAGTTTTTTATGGGGAAAGTGAAAATATTGTAATTCCTGCAAATTATGTAAAACTATACAGAGAATCTTATAATGGAACTTCTACACAAAGAAGAGAGATAATGGGAACTTTATATGATGCTATAGATGAAGCATTTGGTATGGGAAAATACAGTAGAGTTTATGAAACTTATTCAGAATCATTTGCAAAACCTATAGACAAGAGTGTAGAAGCAAAAGAAAAGTTAGCTTCTCAATTCTTTACTGAATCTGTATATTCTCCTAATCATAAAGAAAAGATAGCTCATAGTATTCACATGAGACTTATGGGAGAGTCAAATGAAAACTTTATGACAACTAAATCTGATAAAAGAGAAGTTGTGAGACAGGCTAAAATAAGTAATCTGTATGCTGAAGCAACTGATGATGCTGATTATAAAAAGGCACTAGCTGAACTTAAGAAGAATACAAAGTCTAAAAGAAAGTCTAAAATAAAAGATATGACAGGTTGTTATGTGTCTCCTCTTGACGATGAAAAGACATATCCAGTTATAGTAAATAAAGAACTTATAGGAGTTTACTATATAGATACATTTATGGATTATGCTGCTAATAAATCATACTCTAATACTATAAATAATGTATTAGGTTCTAATAAGTTTGGAGATAGTGGGGATTATAAGGATAATCCTATTGTAAGAAAGGATATAATAGAAGGCTTATCTAATATATTAACTGAGCATATGGACGCTAACTTTGTTACAGAAAATAGAAGAATACTAGGTTCTATGCTTAAGGTACTAGAAGAAAATGATATGTATAAGTCTCAATTTAGAATAAGATTTATACCTAGAAAATATTTAGTTCCATTTCAAAATGAAGAATCAAATAATGGTATAGGAAAATCTAAACTTTTATATGCAAGAATACCAATACTTTTCTGGACACTTCTACAACAAGATAAGATGATGACAAAGCTATTCTATGAAAAGGACAAACTTGCTATAAAGTATAGAACTACATTTGCACAAAGCTTATTTAATGATAGAAATGATGCTATGGAAATATTTACAGATTTATTCCCGCTACCGTCTGAACTTACAGATTTCACAAGAGTGCATTCATCTATGGCAACTATTGGAAGACTTTTAATTCCTGTAGATAAAGCCGGTAATGAGTTATTCTCTGTAGATAGAATAGAGGGACAAAAGTATGATAATTCAAATGATGATTTTATGAAAAACCTTGAAACTATAATAGAAGATATAGTAGGTTTCCCTATGTCAACTCTTAATCAAGCAGAAAAGACATATGACTATGCTACATCTATTATAGCTCAAGACGGAAGACTTGTACAAATGATAACTAACTTACAAGTACATTATGCTCCTATGGCAACTGAGCTTGCAACTAAGATAGCAAGATATGAAACCGGAGAAGATGATACTCACGTTGAGATAACATTTCCTGTTCCTAAACTTCTAACTTCTAATATATCTAATGAAAATGCTCAGAAGTTTGAAGAAAGCTTAAATAATATAATGAAAATGTATTATGGTGAAGAAGAGTCATTATCTGCTGAGAAGAAACTATTTATAAGAAGAGAGCTTATAAAAGAGCTATTCCCAGCATATGACCACTCAGAAGAACTTGAACAAATTGAAGAAAAATGGAAAGTTCATAAGCTTACATTTAAAGATAATCTTAAAGAAGAAGGACAAGAAGAATAAGTATATTTTGGTAGGCGAAAGCCTACCATTTAAACTCGTCAGAAACATTTTTTTGATGAAATAAGCTTTTAAAGGAGGTAATTTAATGGCTGGTAAAAAAGAATCGACTTATATGTATAATGCCAAGATGTCAATGAGAAACGTGTATTCTGATTATATGTCAGATACATTTGGAAATACTATGAATTTCTCAAAAGACGTTCGTGCTGGATATAAGGCGTTTAATGATAGTAGAAATACTTCTGGTTTTTCCGGAATTAAAAATAAAATAAAACAATCAGCTCTTTATCAATTTGTATCATCTCTTACAAAGAATGCGTTTGCTGGACTTAAATCTGGTAAATTCTATAAATCAGAAGATGAGATGTATGGATTAGATGCAGACTTTGATTTTGGTGAAGATGACTTTTTCTTCGAGAGCGGAGACTCTAGTAGAGATAGCGAATCTTCTGATAGTAGTTCACAAAGTTCTCCTTCCGTTGGTGCTACCAACGGTATAGCAACATATGCCGCTGTAGGAAGACTATCAAAAAGCATACAAGGTGGAACAAAAGCTTCACAAAAAATGATGATGGAAGGATTTATGCAAACTGCTACTTCCATAAATAATACCCTTGTAGCTACAAGTTCTGATATTAAATCTCAAATGCTTAAAAATGAGATGTACTATAGAACTATGGCTGATAGTTTAGCTCAATCTGTAGGAATACAACAAAAGTTGCTTGCTATACAAACAGAAATGCTTACAGAACACAAAGCATTAAAAGAAATGCTATCTGACTATTATTTACCTAAGATAAATAAAGAAGATGACTCTGGTGGAGACTATATTCCAGAATGGTATAAATCTATTCGTAAGGGTGAGATGGGACAAGGGGTAAAAGCTTTAGGTGGAGAGCTAGGTAGAGCTATCGACCAAGAAAAATTTCAAGGGACTTGGGGACTTGCTATGGCTGCACTTCCTATGCTTATGCAAGCATTTGGAGCAAACCCATTTGCAGCACTGCGTGCGTTTGCTGTAGATAATCAACTTAATAAATTATTCGGACTTGATAAAATTTCTAAAAAGGTAGAAAGAGTATTTGGAACAACTCAAGACTTTATTAATAAACAAGCAAGAACTGCATCTTTATCATCTAATGCAACATTATCTACTTTCGGTAGAGCTGTTATGATAAAACCTGATGTTGAATCTAATCTTCGTACAGATAAGTACGATAAATCAAAGCATGTCTTTTTTGACGGTATCACAAGAGAAGCTATAGTTACTGTAATCCCTACATATTTATCATCTATCGCTTCAGCTTTAACTGGTAACGAGAGAACTACATACGATTACAACAAAGGACAGTTTAAGACATTATCTACAGTTCGTAAAGAATTTGAAGATAATAGACCTACAATGAAGTACGAATACAGACAGCTAGCTGAGATGCTTAAATCTCAAATGTCTGAAGGTGATAAGAAGAATTTAGATGAGCAAAGACTTAATGATTTTACTAAAATTGTAATGGAAGAGCTATCTAAAAAGGGTTATACTTTAACTAACTTCAAAGAACATGATTACGGACAGTTACTTTCAAATCTTAACTTATCATCTGATGAACTTTCAAAATCAGATTTTTATAAGTTCGTAGATTTGATGAATAAAGCTGAGAAAAATAGAGCAGACCAATTTGCATCTCTTGATAAATCTATGGAAACTTGGATAAGGGATTCTAATAATTTCTTTAGAGAGCAAAGTGTAGAGTCAAGAAATAATGGTGTTATTCATCTTCTAAATAACTCAGGAGCTATAGATGAAGGTTCTGCTGTTGGAATAAAGGCTATATTTCAACAACTGCTAACTGGTGGTGTTGGCGGTGGAGCAGGTAATATGTCTGAAGAAGAAAAGAAAAAGATACTTGAATCTTTAGGATATAAATATGAATACCTTTTAAAGAATGAAGGTAAGGTATCTCTTAAGAATAAAGACGGACTTGTTGGAAATATACTAGGAGAAACTCTAACTCCAGATGCTATTAAATCTATAGATGAATTCTATAAAGATAATAGAAAAGCTGGAACTATGTTTAAGAATAAAATAAAGGATTTTATAGTTGACATAGGAAATACTAAACTTGGTGAAAGAATAGGAGTTCAAGACAAAGAATGGTTTCAAAATATGATGAATACTGATATATTCTCTCTTGATACTATTTTAGGACACCAAGCTACAATAGATTCTATAATAGGTGGAAATTTAGAAATAGAATCTATTAAAATGGAACTTGATAAATTTGACGTTACAGAAAAAGATAAAGATAGAATACTTGAAATACTTACAGACCCAGAAAAGAAAGATGAAGATATAAGAAAAGAAATAAAGGATATAATATATTCTTCTAACTGGTTTAAAAAGAAGATAGTTGAGTTAAAAGATAGATTTCAAGTAAGGTCTGATATAGATGTTGACGGTAAAATAGATAAAGCTAAATCTATTTGGAAAGATGCTAAAGATTCAGTATCAGCAGTTGCTTCTTCTGTTAAACTAAAAGACGACGGAACAGTTGACGGTATAGAATCTGGTAAATCAGAAGCTGTTGATAGAATGAAAGAAAGAGTAGAAAATACAGCTAAGTCTTTTAAAGAGAAAATGGGAGATATGAAAGATAAAGCTAAAAACTTCTACGAAGATAATAAAGATACTATATGGAAAGCTTCAAAAGCCGCAATGATAGGTGCGGCAGGTATAGGAGCTTTCAAATTCTTGAAGAAGTCAATGTTTGGTCCTATTATTGGACTTACAGGACTTGCATCTCCTCTAGCACTGGGTGCTCTTGCTCTAGGAGTTGGAGTATACGCTTACAAGTCTAACCTGTTTGAAAGACTTTTTGGAAATAGTGAAAAAGCTAAAGAAGCTCGTGCTAAAATGATGAGAATTACAAAAGGAGCACTTGTTACTGGTGGAGCTATTGCTGGTATTTCTGGAATACTTGCGGCTGCAACTCCTCTAGGATTTATAGGACCAGTTAATGCAGCTCTTGCTGGACTTGCCGTATCTATAGCTGGGGAATCTAAAGGTTTTAGAAAGATGCTTTTTGGAACTGAAGAAGGAACTTTTTTGGGAAACTTAAAGACTTGGCTTATAGGAGATAAAGAGTCTGGTAAAGAAGGAATACTTACAAAAGCTACAAAAGGATTTACTGGATTTATAAAAGAAGCTCCTAGAAAGATGGCTATATGGTTTAGAAAAGATATATGGAAGCCACTATCACAAACATTTACTCCTATTAAGGAATTTATGTCAAATACAGCTTCTGGTATATTTAAAACTATAACTGGAATAAAAGGAGAACTTACAGGTTCATTTAGTAATGACTTTGTAAAACCATTCTTTAAAACTATGAAAGAAAAGGTAATTGACCCTATTGCTGGAGTATTTAAAAAGATATTCGGTGGAATGTTTAAATTCATAGGTAGAATAATTGCGGCTCCGTTTAAAATGTTTAGAACTATTATAACTGGAAGAACTGATGCTGATGATATAGCTGATAGAAGAGCTTCATTTAGTGCTTCTCATACAGCTAAAACTCCAGAAGGTGTCAAAAACGTCGAAGCTTACGAAAATGCTACAAGACGTAAAGAAGACCTTTATATGCGTTCTGACGGTATGACAGATAAAGACATACAAGAAGCTACAGAGTTTTCTGAAAGTGATAAGAAATTACTTCTTAAAATGAGAGCAAAGGATGCTAAAAAGGCTGCTATTGCTAAACGTATGGAAGGTCAAGAAGCACAAGAAGTGAAAGTTAAAAGCAAAGAAGAAAGACTTGCAGAATTCAGACTTAAGAAAAAAGGTAAGCAAATGCAAGCTGATTATCTTAAGAAAAAGGCTGAAGCTGATGCTAAAGTTGATGAAGCTCAAAAAGCAAAAGCTAAGGAAGAAGAAGGACAATCAGGAAAGGGTATAAAAGGAAGACGTGGTGCTCTATCTTTAGGAGGTGTAGCAAAGAGTGTTACAAAATCTATAAGTAGTAAAGTTATACCAAATATCGGTGGAGACGGTACTTTATGTGGTTTATCAGCTCTTGCCATAGCTTTATCACATGTCACAGGATACACAATAAGTCCTGAGTTTTTAACTAAAAAGACATTCGGTTGGACAGGTTCTAAAAATGGAGTTCCAGCTTCATTTATGCTAAGTGTAGCACAAAGATTTAAAGTTAAAGCATATCAAGTTTTAAATCCTACAGCAAAAACTATGATAGCACTTATGTCATCTCAATCTGACAACGGTATGGTGGTTGAAATATCAGACTTTGAAACTGATAATTTACACTATATATTTGTGTATGAAATATCAAAGAACGGAATAGTTAAATACTGCGACCCAGATAGACGTCCTGATATGACAATAGATATAGCAACTCTCGAAGCACATGCAAAGCAACTGGTTTATTTCAAAGAAAGAAAAGACTGGATGTCAGTTGGAGAAAGTACAGTAGTAAATCAAATAAAAGCTGACGGTAGTGAAGTTGTATCACAAGAGTCTTTAGCCGCAACATCTGAAGATGCTGTGAAAGCTTCTGCAAGTTCAAAATCTGATGGAACTGTTGATATAAAATCTATGATAGCAGAAGGTAAGAAAGCTTATATAAATTCTGTAAAAGGAGTTATAGAAGAAATAATACCTGAAGCTGAAGCTTTAAAGAAAAGTGAAACTAATAAGGAATTCTTAGAAAAAGAAGGTATAAATTTAGAAGAAGGGAAGAAAGGCTATGTTAATGCTATAAAAGGCTGGTTTAAATCTAAGTTTGGAAAGAAAGACCCAAATGAAGATGAACCTGAAGTTTTAGATGAGAATGGAAATCCAATAAAGGTTTCTATGCTTAAGAAAATGAAAGATGGTGTTGTAAACGTCGCTCAAAAGATAAAAGGTGGTATACAAGCTTTTGATAACGCTATGACACAGAAGTCAGCTCTTGCTAAATATTTAGGTAAACGTTCTGAACTTTATCTTCTTTTAAAAGGATGGAGAAAGAAGTATTTAGATGAGGCTCAAAAACTTCGTGATACTATAAATCTTCAAACTTCATCTCTTGCATATAATGCTGAGTATATTAAAAGAATTCTTGTTCGTAAATATGGACCAGTCAAAGGTTTTGGAAATAAGAATATAAAGAATAAGCATTTTTCAGTTCTAGGACAAAAGATATCTGGAGCTTGGAGAAAGGTTAAAGCTTTACCGGGTGCTCTACTTTCAGGACTTTATAATAAACTTATAAGACCTGTCGTATCAGCAACTATGCAAACATTAGGTGCTATGAAACTTATGTTTATTAAGTTCCCTTTATGGATAGCTAAATCTGTATGGAAACATATGGCACTGCCAGTTCTTTCGAGAATAGGCGGATTTATAAAAGGAGTATTCTCATCTATTAAATACTGGGGAACTCAAATGCTTTTAGGACTTAGAATGTTTGCTGGCAAGATATGGGGTGGTATTAAGATATTTGGAAGAACTATCTGGAATGCTACATTTGGACTTGCTTGGAAACTTATATCTAACTTCCCTGCTATAGTTATGGGTGCGGCTGATAGAATAGGAACTATCATAGATAAAGGACTTGATAAGATAGGTAGAGGTATCACTTGGCTTGTAACTTCAGTTGGTAAGGTATTTGACTGGATATATCAAAGAGGTAAAGACTTAGTTACTGGAGTATGGAATATTCTATTTGGTAGAAAGAATAGAACTAATAAAGTTTGGGTTGAAGGCGGTATTATAGATAATGTAAGAGTAGTTGAAGTCGTAAAAGCTGTCGGTGCAGTGGATTTAGAATATGCTGAATCTATGTACAGTAAGCTTGGATATAAGGAAGACTTCAAATCTGCTATGTCTGGTAAGAGAAGAAAAGGTAAATCACCTAAAATGAAAGACGGAGCAGAATATGCTGATATTGATAAAAGACAAGATAAGAAAGACAAAGATAAAAAGGATAAAGATGGTAATACAATAGTAGTACAACAAGCAAAAGACGGTGGTGGAATACTAGGAACTGTAGCTGGAGCTGTGACAAGTATGTTCGGTTCTGGCGGTGGAGGTTCTAAGTTCTTAGGTAATATATTTACAAAACTTGGAATGCAAGGACTTGGTTCTAAGATTATGGGTGGAGCTATAGTAAAAGCACTTCCGGCAATAGGAGCTTTAGTAGGTGGTGGAGCACTTGTTGCATTTGCTAACTCTAAATACGGAGAGCAATATGAAAACTTCATAAACTCTACTGGAAGAACTGGAGAAACTGTAACTCATAATATTCAACAAAGAGGACTAAGAACTATAAAGAACGGACTATTTAAAAACGAAGCGTTTAGAAAAGGTGTGCAAAATCTAGCTGAACGTGGAGCAAAACAACTTACAGAAACTGCTATTGGTAAATGGTTTAAAGAACTTATAGAAAAGATGCTTAAAAAGCTTCTTAATTATAAACTAACTAAAGCATTTGCTGAGAAACTTTTAAAGAAAGGCGGAATAGAAGTTGTTACTAAAAAGATGAGTAAGAAAGCCGCTAAAAGAGCCGCTAAGAAAAGTGCTAAAAATGTTGCACGTTCTGCATCATACACACTGCCACCAGTAGGAGCAATAGTAGATAGTGTATTTGCTATATGGGATTTTATACACGGTTATAGACACGCAAGTAGTTACTTCCATATAGGTGAGGAGCATCTAACTATGGGAATGAAATTCTCTGCTGGATTTGTTGAAATGATATGGGGACTTGTATCTTCTAAGTTTTGGCTATTATCTGCTGTTCCTATAGATGATATGGTTGTGTGGTTTTATGAATGGGTTTCAGGTACTGATGAAGCTGAATGGAAAACACCTAAAGCTATGGAAGATTTTGAAAAAGAAGAACGTGAAAAAGAAAAAATAAAAGAAGAGAAAGAAAAAGCAAGAGGTGATGCGGCTAAAGTTGACTATGATTATCAAGCAAGTTTTAAAAACCAAAACGATACAGTTTGGGATTATGATACTGACCAAGCGAGAAAAGACTATAACATAGACCCTGAAAAATCTAAAAAGGATATGGAAGACTCTAAAAAGAAGAGTGAGGAAAATAAGAAAAATGGCGTTACATCTGGAACTAAAGCTCAGAATAATACGGTATTCGACGTAGACACAAGTGAGAATAAAATGTGGGGTAATGGAACATATCAAGGATTTGGACCAGTAACTCCAGACGGTAAACTTACAAAAACCGATACAACTACGCAAGAAGCTACAAAAGCCAAATCTGATATGCAAGCTATGATAGATGACGATAATGCTTCTAAATTTGGAGATAGATATGAATTTATCAAAAACTTCGATTTAGGCTCTACTGTACAAAATCTAGCAGCGGCTTTAGGAATAGACCCTAATAATCCTAATGGTACGAGTGGAGACTTTAGTGGAGGTTCATCATACGTTGACCCTAATGTGAACTACGGTTCTGCAAAAGGTGCTCAAGCTTCGATAAATAATGCTAAAGCTAAATGGAAGAAGAGATACCCTGATATATCTTACGAAGACGAGATGAGAAAGGCTTGGAATTTCGCAGTAAATAAAGTCGGTGTTGATGCAGCAAGAGATTTATTTAGAATATCTTATTCTGAATCAAGATGGGACCCGCTTGCTGTAAATCCGGGACCATATAAGGCTGCTGGACTTTGGCAAGTTGTTCCGAGTTCACGTAAAGATTGGGGATTTGCAAGTCTCGATGATGACCCTATAACTCATATGCCTTATGACCAATTTGATAAAGTATCTAATGCTATGAGAGGTAAAATGAATGCGTCTAAACGTGCAAAAGGTAATATGAACTTTAAATATATGTATAGAGCTTTACACTTACCAGCAAGTGTCGATGAAGATGATGATTGGTACTACTATGCTAAATGGCAAAGACCTAAATGGTATTATGCTAATGATTCCTTAGATTTGGATAAAGACGGTGCTGTTAGAAACTGGGAGATTGAACGTCACGGAATGTCTTTATGGTCTGCGGCTGAACAGGCGGCTGAAATTCTAGGATTTAATGGTTTTGACCAAGGAATACGTGGTATGAAACCTAATAAGAACTTAGGACAAACTCCTATAAATAAACGTCAACAAGCTGGACTTCAAGCTGGTAACGAAGGTTTCGGTCCTATGAAACACGTGTCTCAAAACTCAGGAAAGTGGAATAAACTTGGAATGGGTGGAGGTCTAAGATTTAGAGAAGCTGGTTGTGGTCCTGCTGTTATGGCTATGCTTCTTGATAAGTTAAAGATAAGATACGATATGGAAGATTTAGTACGTAAAGCTGTTGCTATGAAAAGCTCCCCTAAAGCTGGTACACCTATGAAGTATTTCGTAAATATACTAGCTGAGCATAAAATACGTTCTGCTATATTTAATGATAAGGTACTTGCAAGATTTGTAAGCGAACTTCGTCAAGGACGTTCTCCTATACTTCTTACAGTATCATCAACCGGTGCACCACACTTCATAATAGGTAAAGAGATGGTAAATGGTAAGATTTATATAAATGACCCAGAGAAGAACTCATCTGAGCAAGTTTCAATGAATGATAAGCGTCTTCGTATGGCAAAAGCAATTTTGGTATATAAAGAAAAAGCATCTGTAAAACTTGCAAAGAAAACTGCTTCTATGGTAGATATTATAAAAGGAGCTTACGGTACATTTAAAGAGAAGGTGGTTGAGCCAGTTCTTGCAGGATATGGACGTGTATCTCGTGATATGACATATAATGCAGCAGAGCAATATACTAAGACTATGAACTTATCAGGAAAGGGTAGTGATGATAGTGTTTCTAAATCATCAAACTCTATTGCTTTATCTACTGATAAGATAAAAGCTGGTATACAAGCATCAGCAAAACATAGTCAAACTCAAACTGGAATTTTGAATGAAATAAATGAAAACCTTGTAAAATTCATAAATCGTTCTCAAGGTATGGAACAAAATGGTGAAACTAAATTACTTGAAGCTATTTTAGGAGAGTTACGTAATATGAATAAGTTATTCGTAACATTCATAGAAACTATAACTGGTAAGAAGACAAATCTTGCACTAAATGGCTACAATGTAATGACTACGGTCAATGGTAACCCTACTCCAGTTACAATGGGAAGTTCTGGTATGAATTCTAACGATGACTTTTATAAGCTTATTGATAGAATTTGTAAAGGAAAATCTATATAAGATATTGGAGTGGGGTTTCCCACTCCGTATTTTAATACATAAATAAAGGAGGTTTAAATATGTTAGACGAAGGTTCTAGTTTAAAAAATAAATCTGGTGGAGCAAATAAATCTATGAGTGCTATAGCGGGTGGGGTTAAAGCAGCTACTTCATCTTTAGGTAAATCTGTAAGAAAAAAGAATAATACAAATAGTGCCGGTGGTATATCTCCAGAAGCTATGGATGTCGCATTTAAAATGGCTGGTATGAATGGTCCTCTAGGTGCAGCCGTGGGAGCTACAACTTCAGCACTATCAGCGGCAACAAATGGATTTCAGAATCTAGCGGGAATAAAACAAGCTGACTTTACGAGTGCTTTTCATGCTGCTATAGGTGGGGGAGATTTATACTCAGCTCTAAAGCGTTCAACGGTAGACAATTTAAAAGGTAAAGGACCAAATCCAACTGAAACGGATTTTATAATGCACGGACTTATGGCTGAACCTTTTAAATATTCAGTAACAGATGACCCACCATATACGAATGCGGCATTTGGAAGAACCTACCTTGATAACTTCTTATCGAATGGACAAATAGTTACATTTACTCCCGGTATAGCTATGCTTTTGCCCGGAATATCAGCTAAAATCTCAGACGCCTTTTTAAATGCGGCTGTTAATAATGCTGAAGATGCTCAAGATAAAACGGAACAATTACAAGGAGAAATAGCAGAAAAAGGAGAAGGGAGATTTTATGAATTTAGAGCGTCTAATAACACGTATTGGAAATATGTAAATACTATATGGCAACACCTTATAATTCTTGCAGGACTTCAGTCATATAAATCAAGAGTAGCATCAGCATACACTGGGAAACCTAATGCCACACTTCTTGATATACATTGGGATGTAATACATGCAGAAGATACACTAGGTAAGCTTCTATATAGAGCCATAGGAAACCCAGAGGTTGAACTTATGATTACAGAGCAAATAAGTTTCCAATCATTTGTGCCATTTTATCACGATGGTCCTGTACAAAGTTCAATAGGTGTCGATAACCAAGCTGGAGAGTCTGAACTTGGAGCAAAACTTAATACGTTTGGTGGACTTGGAGATTTAGGAAGAGAACTCGCATTCTTAACTGGGAAATCTTATGAAACTATAAATGCTGAAGAAGATGTAAATAACAAAGACCAAAAGATGACAGGGAGCAATTTCTTAAAATCTAAAAGATGGGGGATTAAAACAATAGTTCCTGACATATGGAAAGATGCTTCATCTAATGCAAGAGAACATCAGCTTCAGTTTAGACTTGCAACAGCAGAAGGAACTCCTGAAGGTTATGCTTTTCACGTGCTAAAGCCACTAGCTCATATACTACCTATGGCACTACCTATACACTCTGTAGGTAACTTTGGATTCTCTGCTCCATTTTTATGTAGAATGTATTCAAAAGGTTTACCAAGTATGGACGTTGGAATGATAACCTCTTTATCTGCAACTGTAGACCCTAAGACGATGACAGGTATGGGACTTATGACAGATATGACACTTACTGTAACTGTAAGAGATATGACACCAGTTGTAGCACTACCTCACCATAATAATGGACTCGCACCTTTAAACGCTGTAGGTTATATGTCAATATTAGGTGGACTTGCCGGAGCAAACGCTGTGCTTCTTGACTGGACTAAATTTGCAGGTCCTAATGCTCTTGCTTCTCTTAAAAATATGATTTCACCTACAAGAAACTGGGCTGGGTTAAGACGTATGACTATGGATGCTGCTGGAAAGATGAAAGCGTATATAGTTAATCTATTTTAAGGAGATGATGAATTTTGCTTAAATTTAGTGGAGCGAAAGCTAAAGCAAGAGTTGAATATACAAAAGAGAGATATACTCCTGCTTATATAGAAAAGATACCAGAAGATGAAAAGCTTTTTAAATTCTTTGATGAAAGACTTGTAATAACTGTGTATGGAGAACCTATAGCAGATAGTCGTCCTAGATATTTAAAAGAAAGAGACGGAACTTATAATCCTCATAAGGCATTTCTTATGAGAGTATTTAAACCAGTTTATGAGCAAGACAAACTGCTTCAGTCTACTCTCATAGAAAGACCTTTAGGTATGAGGATACGTTCCTTTGTAACACCAGAAAATAAAGTAAAAAAGGCTATAGGAGAGGCTATTTTAGATGAGTTGTCAATCTCTATAAAACAAAAAGATAACGATAACATAGAAAAAGTGCACTGGGACGTTCTGCAAGATGAGAAATATGCTGTTATTTTAGATGATAGACTTGTATCATTTAATGAGACTATACAAATGTATTCTATAGACCCAAGAATAGTTATAGAAGTACATTACCCAAGTGATGCTATGCTATCAAAAGAAAATAAATATTTTGCTCCATATATGGAGCATATTAAAAAATTAGCGACTTATAGAAAGGCAAGAATATATCCTAAGTATATCTTTAATATAAAGGGTATAACAAGAGCCAAATTTCCACAAGTATTCTTCGATAATATAGGAAAATGTGATTTAACTGGTAAGCAAGTAGAAAGTATCCTATCTTTATATAGTGCTGAGGATATAAAGCTTTTAGTTTCGTATCTTAAAGAACCGGTTAAGACAAGAGTTAATAATACTCTTACTATAAGAGAAGCTGTAATACGTGGAGATTTCTATATGTCTAAGAAAAGACCAAGGAGGCTTAAATGATGGAGCACGATAAGTTACATCTCATAGCGTGTCATATAGCATCTTTTATTGCAAATGAAAATCCTGCTGATGCAATAGCCGCTGTTGAGAGTAAAAATATCAAATCTCTTTTAACTAAAACTGTAATTAAAAGAGGATTATTACTAGCAAATATACCAGTAATAAAGGACAATGAGACTATAAAGTATATAGAAGATAGCAAATACTTTGAAGAAGTATTTAAAAATCAATTATCAACAATAGTAAAAAATATAAAATTATATGGATAGGAGGTTACAAAGGTGGATGTAAATAAATTAGAAGATTTAAAAGAGATAGCTTACAAAAATGCAGATGCTGAATCATACTCTGTATTTTTAGCAACTCTTGTATGGAAAGCTATACCACAAAATATCAAAGCTAAACTGACTCAAGACGCAAACGGTACAGTGCTTCTTGATGATACTAGAGTCTTAGATATTTTAAAAGATATACTACCTAAATTTGTAGGAGAAGATGAGTTTTCAAAAAGACTTTCTGATGCAATAAATGCCAGACAATCAGATATGCAAGAATTATATGATATTCTGACAGTCGAATCTATAAAAGAGGTAGTTAAAGAAGAAAATATAAAACTTATTGCTGAGGCTGAAACTGAAGAAGAAGTTAAAGACACAACTAAGGATTTAACTGATATTTTAAATAAAGATGCTGTACCTAATATATTAAAGGCTATAGCGGCTAAAGTTCAAGGAGAGGTTAAGAAATCAAATGAACAACTTGAAAAAATTGAACAAAATGAAACTAACCTTATAAACACAGCAACAGGTGATGATGATAATGCAGTTTATAACGACAATGAAGGTGATGATACGGACACTGGAAACCAAGATGCCGGTGATACTGGCGGCTCTGGCAATGGCGATACAGTTTCTAGTGAAGATGGTAATAAAGACGATAATAAAGATAGTGGCGAAGAAAATAAAACGGAAGATAATAGCACGAATGAGGGAGAAGAAGTCCCAAAAGATGAACCAGACGATAAATCAGCAATCGCAGGAGACGACGGAGAAGTTTACGCAGAGTCCGTTCGAGTAAAATACGCTCAAGAACTTTATAAGAATTTCGTATACAGAATTAAGAACTCAGTTTCTAAATATGTATTCGAGTCTTTAAAAGACGGACAAGAAGTTAATGATACTACTAAGGCATTCTTAGGAGTTGCAACTTATGGTATTATAACTTTTGGATATTTACTTGATGACTTTGGTATGTATCCTATAGAAGAATTCTCAAAAAGATGTGAAGCTGTACTTTCGTATTCATCAGCAGGGGAAGGTGATTTATAATGCTTATAAAAGTTATAAGAGAAGCTATGGTTAAGAATATGAAAACTGATGGTGAAATTGAAGATAAGAAAATTGAAGTGGTTTCTGTGCTTCAAATCAATGGTTGTTCAAGAACAGCATTTGATACAAATGAAAGAAGAAGAACTGGAACTGATTCAGACGGTATGCCAGTATATGAGGTCGTAACTTTAAAAGGTACAACTTCTGTATATTCAGGTGCAGGTGTTGCTTATGATTTCAAATTATCAGATTCTGAGCACTTAACATTTGTAGCAAAATTTGATGGTTCGACTGGTGTTATAGCCACAGTTAAAATTAAACTAGATGGTAGTGTTACTGTAAGTTAAATATATACTCCCTTCGGGGAGTATATAAAATTCGCAATTTTTTCTTTCAATTATATATAATATTAGTAGGAAGAACCGGTTTTAAAGGAGGTGATATCATGATATACTTCATCGGACTATTCCTGTATAAGACTCTTACATATGCAGCGGGTGATATTGTTAAGAGTTATTTGTACAAAGCTTTAAAGAAGAAACTTAGATGGAGTCCATTGGCTAGGTTCATCTTCACTTATATTGACAAAATGGACGCAAGAAAGGACAGGGTGATAGCGAAATTACAAAAGAAATCATTCATCGGCAAAATAGCTGCGGTTATCTTTGACTGCTTGGATGATTTAATAGATATCTTCTGCCCGTAAAAGATATTCTATTTTTTTTTTTCTATGTTCCTTAATTTTTCAATTCAATTATATATAATAAATGTAGAAGACAAGAGTAAATTCAAGAAGGCTTGAAAGCTCACAGTCTTAATTTAAAATACCTTAAGGAGGTAGATATTATGAAACAATTTCAAATTTTAGCTATGTTACTAGCTGTAGCTATAATGACTTCAGTGTACTATGGAATAATCACTCTGGCTACTATGATAGGTGGAGTGAAAGTCTTAGCCAGTCTAAGATGGAGTGGTGCTCTACTTGTTTCATGGGTAGAGCTATGGGACTACTTCGATAAGAAAGGGGATTAAGTTCCTCTTTTTTTTTTTGTTTTAAAATTGTGAAAAACAGCCTTTTGAGGTGAAATAAATGAAGATTACTAAATTTACCACTTTTTATAAAATAGAATTTGATAAAAATAATAGAAAAAGAGAAATGTTTTACGCTCAAGATTTAATGGATTCTCTATCGACAGTAAACTATATTACAGAAGAAAAAGAACCATTTTGTTATCTATTATCTCCTGATAACTTAAGAGTCCCAAGAGGTATAGGAGATACATTTCTTACAAATAAATTAAACGTATATGGAACTATACATAAAGGACTCGCATTCCCTTGTGATAATAAAAAATTCTTTAATGTTAATAAGAAGCCGTTTCCTGAGCAAATGAAAGTTATAACTTTAGCTTTAAAGGAATTTAGGCGTGGAGAAACTCAAGTTATAATAGATATGCCTACAGGAAGAGGTAAGACATTTACAGCGACTGCTATAGCATCAGAACTCGGTTGCAATATATTAGTTCTAGTTAAAACGAATACTCTTTTAAATCAGTGGGCAGGAGAAAAGGGTTCGTTTGCTAATCATACTAAACTTCGTCAAAGATATGTATGTGCTATGAATGGTTCTAAATGGTTCTTATCTACTTATGAAGAAGATTTAGGATATAAGGTATTTGTAACAACGCACGCAACTCTACGTTCTATAATAGAGCAGAAAGGTTCTCCATTTGTTGCTGAATGGTGTATTAAAAATAAAATAGGACTTAAGATATTTGATGAGTTTGATACAGAAGTAGATAGTATGCTAAAGCTAGATTTTACAACTTCCGTAAGATATAACTTATACTTATCAGCAACCACATTTAAAAATGGACAGTTTGACGATAGTGCTTTTCAAAAGATGATAAAAACCATACCAAAATATGGTAAAGAGTTTTATACAGAAAAGCCAAATAGAATAGCATACGTTTATGGTTGGGAGTCAAAACCTTTACAAAAAGCGAGACAATCTTGTTACAATTTTAAAGGACAATTTGTTCCCGATAAGCATATGGCTGTAGCTATAGCATCGGAAGGGTATTTTAATATACTAGAGAAAATAATAAGAACACACGCTATTCCTATATATGAAATGGATAAAGGATATAAGATAGTTATAATGACAGGTAAGATAGAAAACTGTAAGCTTATAAAAGAATGGGTGATGGATAAGTTTAATATTCCAGCAAAGCATATATCTGAGTTTCATTCAGAACTACCAAAAGGAGAAAGAACAAATGCTCTTACAAAACCTTTTATAATATCAATAACTGATAGTATAGGAAGAGGACTTGATATATCTAAGATTAAACTTACAATAGATATGGAAACTTATGCTGGTGGTTCGATATTTAAACAAGCAACAGGAAGAAACGGACGGGTTGGTGGAGAAACTGGAATATACATTAAAGCTGTAGATAAAAGTTTTTCTGAAACTAAAAGATATTATAGAAAGCTTTACAAGTTCTTTGATGAAGAATTCAAAGACTGGAAAGAAATAGATATAACACACGTAAAAGGAGGTTCTAATTATGATGAAGATAATGAGTGATGCTTATTTGAAGTATGTAATTGCAACTATATTTACATCTATTATGAAGACAGGTATATTTATGGTGGTATTACAATATGCTGTACTATATAATATAAAAAGATACAAAAAGCATATTAAAAAAGGTAATAAAAGAAAAGCAAGAGCAATAGCATTTATAATAGGTTTTTCTATTGTTGCTTTAATGTATATGATGAGTATGTGGAGGGTTTAATATGGCGTCTAATACTAAGTATTTAATCCTCGATGATGTATGTTACTCAACTCAGCTTGTTATAGCTGAGCTTATGGGTAAACTATATGTGGATTGGTGTGAGAACCCTGATAAGATTGTAACTGAAGAAGATAAAGAGAATTTCTTAACTTCTAAAGCTTTACTTGAGATAATATTAAAAGATGAACGTAATCTTGATAGATACTCATTATTTAATGCCTTTATGACAAGATTTATGTGGTCTTATCTTAATGTAGACGAGAGCTTCCTAAATTGGTTACTCTCTAAATTTACAAATATAGAAGATATACCTGTAAGAGTTTCAGGTATAATGGCTATAATAGGAGTACCTGAAGTATTATGCGTTTATCAGCCTTCAAATACAGTAGAGCTTTTAGTTTTAAAGAAGCTGAATTTACTAGGAGTTTTACCTAATCTTATAACTGATGAGGAAATGGGAAATAGATTAAAAAGAGAGAAACTACAATATAGTACCAAAGAAGAACGTTCTTCTATATTTACAGCAAATGAACTACTTTTAGATAGTCTGCATGATGATTTTGTAATGCTTGCACCTATTAACTTTCCTTGGATAAAGGATAGAGCAGTCGTTGCTGTAGAGACTTGGGTACTAGATAAAGAACCTAAAGAAGAAGATAAAAATAAGGAGGAATTTAAAAATGAACATGACAGAGAAAGTGGAACAACCGAAGAAAATACTTTTGGAGACAAATCACACAGCGATGAACAGTGAGCACATATCTCATATACTTGATGATATGGCAGATGTAGTTAAAAAGAGTTATGGTCCAATAGGAGCTTCGACTCTTATGATACAAAAATCAGGAGATAATGGAGCTGTGCTTGCATCTATCACAAAAGACGGATATACTCTTTTATCCAAAACTAAATACTTTCACCCTGTAGCACAAGCTTTAAAGCAACTTGTGTTATCATCTATGCTAGGGGTATTATCAACTGCTGGAGACGGTACTACAACTACTACTATACTTATAGCTGATTTGTATAAGTCTTTAGCTGAACTTAGAGATGAAAGTAACTTACCAGCACAGTTCTTTAATGATTTAATTAAAGACGTGGTAGAATCTTTCAAGAAAGAAATGGATGATGAGAAAGTGTATGCGAGAGCCGATTTAAGCGATTTAATAGGTATTATAGAGACTTCTGTAAATAATGATATAGAACTTAAAGATGCTCTCATAAACGCTTTAAAAGAGATTACAAGAGACGGAGAAGACTTATCTAATATCTCCATAACTTATAAAGCTGACGGTACTCAAGCTAAGACAAACTATTCTGTAAAAGAAGGTTATACTATACAACAAGGTCCTTTAGGATTTCCTAAAGCAGTTTTAAGAAAGAAGATAATACCAGTTATAGTTGATAATAATATCGCATCAGCTGATAGCATAAGAAATCTTATGAAACTATATGCTAAGGTTGCGTATAATATGATAGAGTTTATGAACTCGTCTGGCGTAGGCATAGAAAGTATAGCTCCAGTTGTATTTATAACTTATAATCTTCAATATAAAGATGTAGTTGAAAGAGAAATATTACAAGTTAGAAATTGGTATAAGACTAAATATAATATAGACTTCTTACCTATCTATATACTTGAGTATGCTTATACTGGAACGATACTATCGCAAGAAGAACATAAAGACTTTGAATACTTAATAGGACAACCACAAGCATATGAGCTTGATAAAAAACTTAGAGATATATTCCCTGACAATATAGAAGGTTTTACAGAAGAAGAGCTAGATTTTACAGTATCTTCTTATGTAGAAAATCTTTTAAAAGTTGGAGCGATAAATCCAGTAGATGCTATTATGAGTAAAACTCAAGTGACTTTATTTGGTTTTGATAAAGTAAGAGCTGAAGGTCACGTAAAAGAACTTCAAGATGAGTTAGAACTTGTAAAAGATGATAAAGGAAGAGCCGATGCTATAAAAGCAAGAATAAGAAGAATAAATGGAAAGTATGCTGAAATAGTAGTTGGAGCGGATAACTCTTGGGAAGTAGATAGAAAACTAGGAGCTGTTGATGATGCGGTAGGTGCTATAAAATCTGCTGTAGCTTCAGGAGTTTGTGGTGGAATGTCTACGATAATTCCTAAGACTTATTTGGAAGTACACTTAAAATATAAGATGACTGGAAATCCTATGGATAAAATAAAAAGAGCTATAGCTAATAGAATTAATTTAGCTTATGTAAATCTAGTGGAAATATTATTTAAAAGCGTAGGAGTTAATCTAACTGAAGCAGTATACGAAGCTGAAAATCACGAAACGTCTCAACTTAACGAATACTTTGATAGAATGGAAGATAAAGACCCTAAACTTATAATAAGAGAATCATTTGATTTAAGATTATTACTTGATAAGCTATATAAAGGAGAGTCTTATACTTTAAAAGATATAACTACATTTAAGGTACTTAACTCTATTGATGCTGAAAAGAAAATACTTGATGCTGCAACTGGAGCGGTTATTGCACTACTTGGAACTAACCAAATAACTATGCCAGACCAATATGATGTAGAGTCATTTAAAAACGGGCAATTATAAAATAAATGGTGGCGTAATGCCACCACTTCCTTTTATTCAACTTCTTTATATCCGTGAAATAGATTTACTTTTATATGAGTATTAGTATCACTTGCATCTTTTACATAAGTAAGCTTTAATTCTTTTTTAGTAGTATCAAAAGTAAATTCATATTTAGACGTAGCACTTACATCCCTATTCATAGTCCAAGAGCATATATCTGCAAGTATAGTGATAGATTCTGCACTATCTTCTATTTTAAATACGAATGTATTAGTACCAGCTTCTAACTTTCTTTTATATAAAGTTCTTTCTGTGTACAAATAACTCTTAGGAGTACCTCTACCTGTATCATAAGTTATTCTTCTATTCTTTAAAGCTAGAGTCGCCTTATCATCTATCATCTTAGTAACTTCAGATGAATGTACTGTAGTTGCAGATGCTTGAGATACAACTCCTACAATAGATTTCTTATTAACGGCGTTATCTTGTATATACTTTAACGCTTTACCACTTACAACAGCTGTATCTTCTATTGTAAGCTTTCCAGTTGTATTATCTTCAGTACCATTTGATATATAACTAAAATCTAGTGATGATATTCTATAAACGTGTATACCAGTTGTAGCTGTATCTATCTCTGTATTATATGGAAACTCTGTTGATTCTTTTACAGATGCGAAATACATAGATATAGAACCAGCAGTTGTTGCTGTAGGCATATTAGGAATTATGAATATATCTCCCGATACAATATTGTCAAGAGCTTTTAGCTCATCTTCTGTCTTTAAAAGAACTGGTATTTTAGTCCATTCTATATTATCTCCAGTTGCTGCAAATTGTCTTCCTATTTGTAGCTTTTTGGGTACAGTTTCATAAGCTGAACCATTCCAGTATTGAAGTGCTGTACCAGTATCATTCATAAAAGGAATACCTACAACCACATTTGCATATTTTTTAACTTTATTTGGGTGTACTATATCATTTGATAAATTTACTCTAACTTCTACAGAAGTATTATCTTGAGTATCACTTAAATATCTCCAATGCACTCTACCCTTTGTATCAACATTTGAAAATCTATTAACTCTTATTATCTTTTTTAAATCAAAACCTAGTATAGACTGTATCTCTGATTTCATTTGGTCTAAGTCATCAAATGAATACATATCATCAGCATCAGTTATAAAAGGTCTTATTATTCTACTATCTTTAGCCATCACTTGCCTCCTTTTATTATTAAATTATCCAAAAAATTGTTTTTCACGTGGGTATTACCCACGTGAATATTGTTTTCCATACTCTTTTCTGATGCACAAAACCTTGCATACTTTACCATAATAATCATACACATAGAAGTCATCAAAATATAGATTTTCTGTAACTTTGTCTATTTTAAATAAATCCATAAAGTATTCTTCTGACGACCACCATTTAGAATAATTAACTTGATATGAAAGTTTTGTATCATTATTAGGACAAGTAACTCTAACTCTATATCCAATAGGTTCTTGTGTTATAGAACCTTCTGAATGCAGAGTTCTTCCTGTCTTCCAATCAACAAGTCTTTCATACATACAGTCCCCAGTCTTATTATAGACAAGCTCTCTATAGAACTTCTTAGATATTGTACATTTAGGTATCTTACTATCTCTTATAAGTTTACCCATATGCTTATCTCTCATAAGACAATTATACTTATGAGGTTCATAAACTGGCTTTCCAGATTTAACTGTATCGTTTTCAATAGTTCTTCCATCTTCAGTTTTTAAAATTTCTTTCATAGTTACATCTCTCCTTTAAATCTCCTGAATACACTTTCGGAGAATAAATTTGGTTTAGTATCACTGTGTATATAGCTATCTATCATCTCTCGTACATATCTTTCAGTATTATCATCTGCTATAGAACTCACAACCTTTTTAACTATATCTTCGTTTTGGAAAAATTTATTAATATATGTAAAACAATTTGGCATTATATCATTCCAATACTCAAAGTGCCAATCAGGGACTCTATAATCATCACTAGGGAAACTAGCGTATCTTTTGATATTATATTCAGCCACACTATCTACTATATCATCAGGATTATGCTTTTTAGCATAATCTACACTACGAGAAAGTATCGCATATATGTCAGGTTCATCTCTATCAGCCGATGCTACTATCTCAGCTTCTATAGAATAATAGTTTCCTTTAAAATGAGATGAGTGCTCCAGTATAGCATTTGCTATTATAATCTTTTCATCATCTGTAAGCTCTATACCATCAGTTAATTTACCAGCTTTAAATAGGTTATAAGATATTACATTATGGTCCTCTCTTTGTATAGCAGAACCTGTATCGTGAAATGAAGCCGCAAGTATCACACATTTGAGGTCAGCTTCTATCCCTTTCTTCTCTTTTAACCAATTATACATATCAAGAGCTCTCTGCTTTACAAGTTCCACATGGTCTCCCATATGAGCCGCATCAGCTCTTGTATAAAAATCCATAGTATTATAATGTGCTTTATGTTCATATTCTTCATTAGTAACCATTAAGTTCACCTCCATTTATCAAAAAATTGTTCCAAATATTGACAAAATACACAACACTTTCTTGAATGTGAGTGTGTATTGTATTTTCTCCTTTCAGTAATAGATATGGCTAATAGGCGTAGTATCGCTACGCAAAGTATATTTTTGATTACTACGTTAGGCGTCCTTTACCAAACAACTAATGATATTAATAGTTAAGTTCATCGTTATAGATACATCACTGCACTCACATTTTTAATTAAATACGTAACACAAAAGTGTATTGATTGTAATATACATTTTAGGCGTCCTATTGTAAGCTATTGTATGATTAATCTTTATACAAATTAAGAGGTGACAAGTGGTAGGCGAAAGCCTACCATAAGTCTTTGCAATTTTTACAGAACACTGTAGTGTAACTAATTAAATATTATTCATTACTTTTGGGTGTCCCAATATATTGCATTTTTTGAAATATTCAAAAAATTTCGCTTTTTTTTTTTGGAAGATATTACTTTCATAACATTAATCAGAGGACGGATTATGGTTGGGGCTTATGTGCCCAACCATAATCTAACAACAAAGATTTGGTACTGCTTTTAATTACCATTAAATCCTTTCGGATAGATTTCAGGTGTCCTTTATTTATCGCAATAAATATCAGTTTATGGTAGGCGAAAGCCTACCATATCTCTTTATTTTACATTATGCTCTATTTCTTTTATTTTATCTATAAGCTCACGAGGTCTTGTAGGGTTATCTTCTTTAGGCATATTACACATATACTCTTTAAATACATTTATAAGCCTTTTAGATATAAGTTTATTTGAATACTTATCTAGTTTCATTCCTATTAAATCTTTATTTTCACTTAGAAACTTATTAGAATATCGAACTCCCGACATAAAGATAGCGTATCCTATATAATCTAAAATACTATCGTGATTTTCAGGTAATCCATTTCTAACGTAGTCTTTTATATATTCTATAAATCTTTCTTGACCCTCAGATTCTACATTTATAAGCTCAGCAAAGTATCTATCGTGCTTATCCATTAAATGTCTTACCCAAGCATTCATAGCTATAAGAACTGTAATTTCTTCTAGTTCATCTATGAAATAATATTGAGTTCCGTCTGTATTTTCTATCTTATGATTATTCATAGCTGTAACCCACAGAACTTTAGGAAACTTCTTATAAAGTAAGAAGAACTCATCATAGTATCCTTTAAATAAACCAATATGAGATACTTCTTCCATATCTATTACACTTCTAGTATCATTTCTTTTTTCTCTCCAATCTTTCATAAAGAATACAAATTCTATCCAAGAATTTATATTATTTGCTTTAAACCAATTCTTCTCAGGGCTATTTGATACAAACTCAACTTTGTCCTGTCCTTTTTCCTTAAATGATGAATTTAGTTTATTTGATATGAATAAGAATAAAGACATATCAAAAAAGAATAGTTTATCTTTCTTATTGTAATCTGAAAGATTTATAAATGGCTCTTTCGAACCATTTATAAATTTCATTATATCTCCAAAAAAGTTTTCTTTCATTGCACCTTTCATTTCTAAAGCCTCCTTATTTATCTAAACTCTTGAAATCAAGAGTAACTCTTTTATTCTTTATATTTATAAAATCAGCTAACGGTTTTGATGCTTTTTCTTTTATTATATTAAGGGAAGTTAGCTGAACGTCTTTATCGTCGAGGACAAACGGATTAGTTTGCTTTTCTAATGCTCCTTTTATAGCACTTAAAAGAATATCTTGTTCTAAGTTCATATATCCTTTATCTTTAGAGAAAAGCTTAAGTTTGCCTTCAACGGTATCTCTTGACTCGATGAGATACTTAACTCCGTCTACATATACAGTCGATATAAGAGATAGAAGCTTCTTCGCTTTATATGATATGTAGAAGAATAGTACCTTCGCTATTATACTTCCAAATATATCCTTAATCTCTTTTACTGTATGTACAATAAAGTCTTTCATGCCTGTCATAATTATCACCTCCTAGTATCTTTCGACAATATTAGTTACAAGTCTTTTACCATCACTATTTCTCGGACATAAAACATGAAGCTCTTGGATTACAGGTGCTAAAAGGGAATTAACAAGAACTAATGAATTGTCAGCGTTCACTAAATCTAAGATAAATTCTGGAACTACTTCTGACGTTATAGGGTATGCTATCTTTGATATATCGTCTTCACTCCAGTAAGATACATCTTCGGAAGGTAATTTTATACCTTTATCCTTTTTAAGTTTCATTGCGTCTTTTCGCATTTGTACCCACGAGTCTGCTGAGTCTATAGTAGACAAGTCAAAGTTTTGGTCCATAAAGGAAAGGAATTGAAACTTCTTATTTTTAGAGTCCGAAAGTATATCATTTATCTGAGTTTTAATCAAAATTGTGTTTCGTTCATTAAGCCACGCTTTAATTTTTTCATATATTTCTGGGTATTTATTTCTGAATTTATCCGTAATCTTTATAGGAATAGAGTAAAAAGTCGCTGGAGTTATAATTATATCTCTTTCATTTTCAGCAAGAGCATTCCACAAAGTCACCATTTTACATCTATAGTCAGATATATCAGTTTCTTCAAGTTTAGTCTTAAGCTTTAGTGCTACACAATAATCTAAAAGCTTTTGGTTTTTATGAGCATCTAGTATCATATTTGTAGTTGCTCTAGTTCTCGCAAGTATATCATTTATATTAAGAGTAGTATCTTTTAAAAGTTTAGATACGATAGATTCAACTTCTTCACCGATATTTGAGTTTACTGATGATTTCTTAAATACGAGTCCCTTTACGTCAAGCTTAGGTTTAGGATAAGGTTTACCTTCTTTTAAAGATATAAGTCCTATATAGTTTTTCTTTCTTGAAGTTATAAGAAGTTTTAAATATAAAAATTCATTCTTTAATTTCAAACAACCATTCTTTTCAGGAAGTATATTTACAAAAGTCTTATATCTTGCAAGAGCACTGTCTATAACCTCAGTCATCACAATAGCACATATATTAGATATAGTATAAAAAGTATTATCATCATCTTTTGCTGGCATACAAGATATAGAATTTTTAAGTATATCATATAATATATTATATTCAGTTTCATAAGACAAGAAGTTAGAGTCTGTATCTATTACTGGTATAACTTTTCTATCTATACTTTGTATTACATCTTGTGAGTTCTTAACAAGTATCTCTCTTTCTTGTATATAATCCCCACCATACCAATACATTCCTGTAAGTGCTTGAGATACTATTCTTCTTAAGTTTTCTATATAACCCTTAGCATTATCAAACGGTATTTCATTGGGGTCAAGAAACGGTGTCTTAAGTTCTATACTATCTTTCATAAAATCTATTACATTCTTTTTAAATATATGAAGTTCTGATATTCTTTTAAAATTATTTTTAAAATATATCTTACATCTATCTTGAGTTGTATATTCACATAGTATTCTTACAAGAAGCTCTCTATCATAATGATTTTCTAAATGAAACTCTTTTAAAAGCTCTTCTATTTCGTCTTTATCTTTCATAATATTCATATATAGAAAACTCATATCACACATTATATCTTTATCTATCTGAGATTTCGAGCATCTGTCAAAATACGCAAGAAGTGCTTCAGTTTCTTGTGGTATCTTTTTAGCGAATGCTCCTTCCATAGAAAGAGCTGATACTGATATAGATGAACGTCCACGCATTGTAATACTATCTCCCAAATCCCTATTGTAAAATCTTGAATAAGGGTTAGTTAAAACCCCGTAATATGTATTCATAAGTATCTTTATATTCTTTTGAAGATTGTCATATATTGCTCCAACTATCGGGTCATTCCCTTCTGTAAGCCAATAGTTACCAAGCTTTTTAACTGTCTTTCTTCTCTTGAAAAGATATATCTCAGACTCCACAGTAGGTGCAAATACTTCTCTTGAGTTACGAAATATTACTCCATTTTCTACAAGTATCTTTTCATCTTTATATGTATTATAAATAAACTCTAGTGCACCTAGAGTTCTTGTCTTTCCTTGTACTGAGTTTGTATATTGAATTCTCGTTTCTTTAAATGCTTTATCAAATATATTAGATAATTCTTGAGATTTTATGTCATCAAGTCTTACTTTACTTTTTATTGATTTTATCCAATTTTCTTTTAAACTTTCTTTGCTTTTAAATATCTCAGCTATCTGAGACGTATATGTATTTTTAAGTTTCATTTTCACCAAAACCCCCTTATTTAGATATCAAAAAGGTGTTTTTCAAAACACGATTATAGATTTTAATATAAATATAGGAGGTTTTAATATGGCACAAAATAATGCTCTTGTTGTAGCTACTATAGTTCTTGCTGATGAAAGAGAAACAGGTGTTCCTTTATCACTTGACAAATTAGAAACTTTATGTAACTTATATAATACACCATCTAATATAGTGAAGCAAATAATGGAAGAAGCTAGAGAAGATGTAAAGAAAACTCTTGATTATGGAGTTGATACCACTCTTGCTGTAGCGGTTGCTAAAGGTAAGGATATAGATGATGATGATTTAAAAGATGCGTCTAAATACTATATGCTTTATACAAACTCTATTCAAAGGCTAAAGGATAAGTTTGGAGCTGAGGTTGCAGACTTAAGAGTTAATATCCAAGAAACTATTAATAAACTTAAAAATCCGGAATAATATTATAATAGGGGAAACCCTATTATAATTTCCACGTTTTTTTTTTGATTATATATAATAAAAGTAAGAGCAAGAGAATAAACCTGAGAAGGCTTAGGAGTTCTCAGTGCCAAAATTTAGATAAGACTGGGAGGTCGATATTATGAAAAACAAAATGACAAAAACTTTAGAAAATTTAAAAGGAGTTGCAGGATACATGGATACATTCGGTTGTGAGTATCTAATGGTTGACAGCAACTTGGTAGCACACTATGACTGGAATAATGGTGAACTACATATTTATAATCCCAAAGACACAAGAAAAGTTGCAAGAAGATATGAAACATTATTATTCTGGGACAATTACAAAAATAACAAAGTTCATATTTCGGACAATGTTATGAATATTCAAAGTTAAAAATATCGGTGGGGTTCACCTCACCTTTATTTTTTTTTTTCTATGTTCCTCAGCGTTTATATAGTAGGCTATATATTATATAAGTAGACGAAAGTCATATTAAAATTTTAAGGAGGAATCGAAATGAAAATCGAAGCAGTATTAAAGAAGGAATTATTTGAAAAAGGAATGTATTTATATGGTGAATGGGATAAACCAAATAATGAAGTAGCTTGGGTAGAATGTGCACATGAGTTCGAAGAATTTAGAAATGAAGTACATTATTTATGGAACTCTTTATTTAGAGGACTAGATGGCGATGCTATAAGCTATGTATGTAATGAAGTAATCGACAATGAAATCAGAGACGATTATTTACAAGCTTCAGATTTGGAAAGATACTTAAAGAATTATTTTGATAATGGAGTAACTGAAATATATTTAACATCTGCTGTTGTTGGACTCGCTCTTTTGCAAACTATATGTAATATATGTGAACCTTGGAAAGATAAGCAAACTATAGAAAAGCTTAACAAGAAACCTTGGGATATAGATATAGACCTTATAGTAAATGCTAAGAAGATGTATAAAGACTTCTACGACCGTGGTTGTATCTCAAATAAAGATTTAAGAGATAAGTATGGCTATAGTGATATTAAAGCCGAAGCTGAAAGAATTTGGTTTGGCTTATTCACTGAAAGAATATCAGAGCAAAATATCTATGAAATGAGAGATAAAGTAGTTGATAGCTATTTTGGACAAAGTTATGATAGTGAAGACCTTGAGACATTAGTAGATAATTACTTATTAGATAAGGAAGACTACTTCATAGAAATGGCTGCAACTCTTTTAGATATTTGTGCAAAGATGTTTCCTATAGAAGAATAAGGAGTGTAATATGGAGCTAAGAGATGAATTTATATTAAAAGCACAAGATTACTTTGATAAATATGATGCTGGTAAAGTTATCGTATTCGATGAAGAATACGAAAGATATAAGAAAAAGGTGCAAGAATTATGGGACAAGCTATTTTCTAAAGATATGTCACAAGCAGCTAAAGATAATCTAATGAAAACTCTTAGAAATGATATACTAACATTCATACACGGAGAGTTAGAGTTTATGGATGTATTAAGGGAATTAAATGGATATATCGAAGGACATAATGGTTGTGATGAGTTAAGAGTTTTAACTTGTATTCTACTTATATTCCAAACTATAGAAAAAGTTAAATAAAATATTGGTGGGGTCCATCCTCACCTTTATTTTTTTTTATTTTTCTATATTAAAGTCGCAACACCTATATCTTCTAGTTTTTTTTTTTGATTATATATAATATATGTAAGGACGAGGAATAAACTTAAGAAGGCTTAAGAATTCTAGTGTCTAAATTTAAGATAAGACTGGGAGGTCAAAATGAAAAAGAATGGAAAAAATTACGAAACTATGGTAAATGGATTTTTAGAAAGTCTGAAAGATTATAGCTGGAAGACTTACTCAACTATTAAATTTTCGCACGATGATTACTATGTAAATAGAGCGGACAAGGCTGTTCGTTGTTTATATAGATACTACGATCATTTTGAAAGATTCCTGACAGAACAAGAACTAAAGCCTAGAGTTGAAAGAATTTGGATTGAACAAATACCGTACAAGGTTAAAAGAGTCTCTATGGCATACTGGGATTCAGGAATAACTACACTAAATATAGTAAGAAGTGTAGAGAGTTTTACAAAAATATTCCAAGAAATCTGTAGGTTCTTTTCTTGGAATGGTACTGACGAATACAAAATCAAAGTTGGTGATACTCTGAAGGACTGCATTAAAAGTCTTAACGAGTATTTCAGTACAGTAAAAGTTGTACACTACTCAGGACCAGATAAAATTATGGAATTCTTAGGAGTTCTGAGTAACATAACTAGGGAAATGTATATTGATTGTATTAACAATTTCCCTAAAATGACAGAACTTAGCAGAGAAAAGTTAAAGGATGTCAAGTATTATATAGACCCAGAGACTATTGAGAGATTCGCTGAATTTCATACAGAAGAAGATAAAGAATTTTTAAAGAGACTGGGGTATACAGTGAAGTCTCTTTCAAGCGAACTAAATCTCGATTTTAACGACACTGGACTAGATACGATATTAGTCCATTACCCAAAGGACTTGGATGAAAAGGTGGCTAAGTTAAAAGAAATGAAAGAAAGATGGGTAGACGAGTATTATAAAGCTCATCCATACACACCATCTAACTCTAACGCACATGCGTATCAGTTGGAAGCATCGTACGACATCATGTCGGATGACTAATAAAAGATATTGGCTAGGTTTTCCTAGCCTTTATTTTTTTTTTTATGTTCCGAAATAACAATATTTGACATATATATTATAAATGTAGCAAACGATTAAATAATTAAATTTTAAGGAGGAATCAGAAATGAAGAAGGTGACTAAAGAAATTGTAAGGAAATTTAATGAAAGAATTATGAACCTTGATGTCGAAAAGGATTATGATGAATTTATGAAAGAATGGAAAGATATTCAGGCTGAGGAGTCTGAATATGAAAGAGAAGCTTTTGTGAAATATAGAAAAGAGCTTCTATCTGCGAATGACTATGTTAAGAAGGCTTTTAATCAGAAGCTTAGTAAGATTATAAAAAGAGCGATATTAAATATTTGGGAGGATTCAAATGAAGAATGAAGTTATGGAAAATGTGTGGAATAAGGTAAATGAACTAGGATTACCACTTATCGCACAGTTTTCACCAAAATTATTTGTAGATGATTACTGGGATATAGGAAAGCTAGAAACTAGAGTTACTGTAACTTATAAGGGTGTAAAGATAGCTAAGATGAAGTTCGCAAAAGCTATTATGAACTGGCTTTTATTTACAACTCTTGACAAGCATCATATACTCGACGGACAAGAAGATAGACTGGAAGATTTTATATTCACAGGTTCTGGCAATGTTGATAGTCAGAATGAATATGTAGAAATGGTTAAAGATGAGTGCTTTAATAGAATGAATATGAAGTTCTTTGATGTGGCATTTATTGTGGGTGAAATAAAAGAAGCATTCGTACAGTTCGCTTGGGTAGTTGACAATAAAAAGATGATAGATATATCAATGCTTGATATATTTGAACTTTGCGATGCCGATGAAACTCTTAAAGACTGGATTATAAATGGACCAGTCAAAAGAGATGATATGAGTCTATTTGAAGTGGAAGAACTTAAAAAGCACACACTTGACTACATATCAAAGGTAGTCGAAGAAAAGGATATACAACCTTTGCGTTCTCTTGTAAAAGCGGGAACTGGACTTCGTCTTGCACAATTCGTTGACTGTCTATTTATGATAGGCTCTCGTCCTGACCAAGATGAAGTTATACCTAATATAGAAAAAGAGTCTTGGCTTCGTGGAATATCAACACCTGAGAGCTTCTATTATGAGTCATATATCTCAAGATGTGCAACTATAATAACTAAACTTGAGATAAAAGACCCGGGTGCATTTCAAAAGACTATATCGTATCTTAATAATCCAAACTATCTAAATCCTAATCCGGATTATATGTGTGATTCAAAAGCGTATGTAGAATACTTTGTAGAATCACAAGAAGTTCTAAATAAGTTAAATGATAGATATATGATACACGATAGTAACCACCCAAGAGATGTCGAGCTTATAACTAAAGATAGAACGGATTTGATTGGAAAAACTATTAAGGTTAGAAGTCCTTTTACCTGTAACTCTAAAGAAGGTATATGTAGATATTGTACTGGAGAGCATACATACTTTGATAATGTAAAAGGACCACTTGGTGCTAATATGAATTTAGGAGTTCAGTTTGTAAAGCAGTATATTGCACCAGAGGGACAAAACTATCTATCATCTAAGCACAATATGATAACTATCATAGAAAATATAATATTTAGACACGACGACACTATAGATGTACAAGTTAAGCACACAGATATTATATACTGTAATGGTACTATTGTAATAAATGAAAAATATAGAATAGATGACCCAAGAAAAGATAGTCAAAGAGTATGCTATAACGGATTTGATGTAGAAGTTAATGGAATGGTGTATCCTGTAGAAACTGACGGTGTACTTGAGCTAAGAGATGATAACTTCTTACACGTTGTATATAAGAATAAAAGAAAGTCTAAAGTATATAACGAAATAAAAGCTATATTTGAAAATCCAGCTAAATTCAAAGACCCAGTAGCTGAACTTAATAGACTTTTAAAATCACCATACATAGTTGGGGAAACTGTACTAAAGAACTGTCTATTTGTAACAAATAAAGACAAAGAAATGTATAAGCCTGATTGGTCAAGAGATTTAAGAGATGATGAGTCTTATACATTCGTAGGATACAAAAAGGGTATAGTTAATAATACAGGAATAGTAAATAAGTTATGTTATGGATATTTTGATGAAGTTATGACATCACCTGATAACTTTAAACCAGTATCACATATGAACTACGATGTATTGTATGCAGACAGAAGTAACCATGAAGCATATAAGAAGGCTTATGAAGAAAAATACAAAAAGGAAATAGAAGAAGATAATAAGAAAAATGGAGGTAACAGAAATGAGTAATAAATTAGTAATGAGTTTGATAAATAAATTTATGGTAGAAAATGAAGAAGACATAATGGAGTTCATAACAAATCCTGAAGGAGAACTTGCTCAAAAATGGATAGAACAAGGGGAAGCTGTAAAGGAGTATCTTGGTTATAATGAGCCCAAGAAAGATAAGGTGGTATTTAGACCACCTACTATAGAAGATGATATAGTAAGAGTCATACATAAAGACTTATTAGATGAAATTAAGCAAGGTAGAAAGGACGATGGTAAAAGCGATTCGGAAATATTAAGGGAGTATTATGTACAATCAATAAGAGGTGATATTCTATGAACCTACACAGAATTCCGAGACTGAATACTTATACAGGAGAAGCAGCAAGGGAAGGAAAAGATAAAATTCCTGTAAAAGAAATGGCAAAGTTTTTAACTATAGTTTTAATAGATAAAAATAAAAAGAAGGAGGATTAAAAATGGCAGATTTTGGATTTTTAAACATTAAAGAAAACTTGGGAATTAAGAGTGAGGATAAACACGCACCCGAACCACTACCTTTAGGAAGTATCATAATTTCTAAACCTAAGACACCATTTGTGGAAGATTTGGAATATTTAATCAAAGATTTCAGTAAACTAAAGAGTAGATTGAGATTTGAGAAGCTTTCTGATGAGACAAAAGATGCGTTGTTTGACGCTTATGAAGAAAAGCTTTCAAGATTTCTAAAAAGATATAAAGACAGATAAATTATAAAATAAATAAGGAGGAATTAAAATGTCTAAAGAATTAAAAGAAAAGAAGGAATTAACACCAAGAGAAGTGAATATGAAAGTAGGTTTAGTAATGTTTGCAAAACTAATGCTAGATAAGTTACTTTCAAAAGAAGGTAAAAAGGAAGATGTACTAAAGCATGAACCTGAAGCAGTTATGGAAATGCTTAATGATATTGAAGAAAAGAAAACAGCGAAAATACTTGCTGATTATGTTTCTCAGTATTTAATAGGACCAGTTAAAGAAAAGGTTTTATCTAAGAGAAGAGGAGATAAAATCATTTCTATGATAGAAGGTTTAAAGAATGGTTTAAAAGGAGTCATTCCTGAAGAACCTAAAGTTGCATCTGAATTTGGTAAGATAGATTACTACTTATCAGAACTACAAGGCGCATCTCTTAATATCAAACTTATAACTGAAGTTTCTGATAGTTTACAATCAGATAAATCATTAAAAGACTTATCAGAAGATGATAAGAAAGACTTAGTGAGAAAACTAAAAGAAATGAAGATTTATGCAAGAATCTTACAAAGTCTATTCAAGGAAAATCTTCCAAATGTGAAGACTATTGAAGCTGAGATTAAGTCTTTAATTGAGAAGATAGAACCACCTAAAGAAAAGGCAGAAGCAAAGGATAAAAAATAACTTATATATTATAAACTAAGAATTGGGTAGGGAAACCTACCCAATATATTTAAAATTTTAAGGAGGAATAAAAATGGGCAAAAATGATTTAGAGTTAAGCACAAAAGAAATTTTTGAAATTATGGTGGAAAACTACATGGGAATCGAAAAGAGAATCGAGATAAATGATGACTGTATACAGGCATATGAATCATTTAAAGAGCAATATATTATCACCAACCGTATAAAGCCAAATGATTTTGAAAGTATAATCTTTAGGTTAAATACTGATATAGTATTGAAAACCAATAAAAACGATATCTTGTTTATGCTGAAATATCGAGATGACTTAATACTTCGTAGATTACTTACATTTGCGAAATCTAACTTCGATGTGACAATGTCATTAGTACCTTTAGTAATCAAGTTTATTTGGAATGTATCAAAATATAAAAACGATGTTAATGGTATATACGATAAAAGCGTAAATACAAATGATATTAAAAATTCTATTCGGGAAATAATTAAAAATGATGACTATGATAAAGAAATAAAATGTATACTATCTAATAGTAATGTGTCAATATTCAATACATTACTAGATGAAATAGTTAAAGATATGGAAGCTAATTTAGCACGTCTTAAAAATAGAGAAAGATAACGAGAGGAGATAATTATGAATAAGAAGTACAATATAGAAGAAGTTAAAGGGTTAATGAATTGGATACAAACTAATAAAGGAATTACAGATGAAATGAATAGAACTATAATACTTGCAGATGTAGTTTATAGAATGCTTTACAAGGTATCTTTAGAAAGATATTTACTAAGTGGTGGAGAAAATATGATAAAGGTTGGAGATGACTACTTCCATATATTACCACCTAATAGCGTGTATAAAACTCACGAATTACAAATAGAAACTAAAGACGACGAATACAAGGTATTTCATATAAACGGACACTATGATAAATCTGAAGTAGCCATAGAATATGGTATGGTCGGATTTATGAAGTTTTATATAGCTAAGAGTGAAGAAACTAAGACTAACTCAGATATATTAGAAATATTTAAGAAATACATATCTTTAGTATCTGAAACTACAACTAAAGAAGAACCTAAGAAATATACAGCAGAAGAAGTAGAAGCTATGTCAGAAGAAAAGCTAGAAGCTTTAGCTGGTATTATAAAAACTGATGGTAAAACTAAAACTATCATAAATGGTAAAGAGGTGGAAGTTAAAATAGTCGATGCTCCTACTAGAAAAGAAATAGAAGCTGAAACTAAAGAAGACGAAGACCCAAGCTTTAATAACTTAGAAAAGCAAGTTAATAAAGAAAAGAACTTCGCAGAAGAAGTCAAAAATACTGTAGCTGAATTTGCTAAATCTCCTGAGTCTTCTCTTATCCCAGAAGGAGCAAAACTTAAAGAAGAAAAACCAGTTAGTACATTTGGTAAGAATGAAAAACCTACAGTAACTTTAAAGAAAGCTGGAGATAAAGGAGTTCTAAATAAGAAACCTGATTTCTCTAAAGCTACACTTACAGCGTCAGCTGATACACCTTCACCAATAGAAGGAATACCTGCAATGTTTGCTCTAAATGATGTAGCAAAAGATGCACATAATCTAAGAGGTGGAAGCGTTAGAATGGTTAAAGGTGAAGACGGTAAGATGTATGCTGAACCTATGAAAGCTAACGATATGAAAAGAATAAATGATACGATATTTCCTAAAGAAGTGTATACTCACAATACAGCAACAGGTGAACCTTTAGGTACTCCATTTGGTGACGAAATAATGAGAGTATTCAATACATCAGCTGGAGAACCAAAAACGGAAGATACGCCAAATGTAGTAGATTTTACTAAGGTTGATGGAGAAGAAGAAATTGTAAAAGAAGATATAGGACATTTATGGCATATTGATAGAAAGAATAAGAAATTAATACCATTTATAAAGAAATATGGCAAACCTACGTATGATAATAATTATGAAGCATTCGTTCTAGCAAATCCGAATATACTATTTGTAGGAAATGGAGAAGTGTCTAAAATGAACGAAAACTCATTAAGTGAAGAAGAAGGACAACTAATATATGATATACTATACGACATAGTTAATAAACCGAATAAACCAGAAAATGATATGTTCAATAACGACTTTATGGAATCGGCTACAGAATGGGTAAACTCAATCTATGATGATAAGAATGCTGAAGAAATTGAAGATGATGGTTTAGATGAATTTAGAGATGAATAAGGAGGAATAAATATGATAAATAAGAATTTAATATTAAGAGGAACTTTACCATTTTTAAACAAAAAGCTTTTAAAGCATACTTTCTATGATATATGCGACTTAGAAGATGAAAATAAAGAGCGTATGAAGAAAGCCGGTATAACTGTTACAAAAGATGAAGTGAATGAGTATTTTAATAATCTTTTAGAAAGATATCCAATGGTTAAAGAAGATATGACTGAAGAGGCTATATCTTATATGCTTATAAGTGAAGGTGCAAAACTTAAAGAAGAAAATTCTCTAACTGACAGGGATTTGATACTTCTACATGAATGTAAAATTATGTCTTATGAATATTTAGCAAACTACATATTACAAGAAATGCTACAAGCTAGATACACGTATGATGTATATTATAATGGCTTTAGAATACTACATGACTTTATAGAACATTATAAACTTACAGATAAAGATGCTATAAAGTATGGAGAAACTTTAAATCCAGAAGTGAGAGACAAAACAACTATGTTCATAAAAGATATAACGTCTGTACTTGCTAATAAAAATGCAATAATTCTTAAAAGAATATTAGGTCTTAATAAATATGCAAAGGAGGAAAAATAATATGAAAGGTGTGCTAGATTATATTCATAAGAAAGCTTTAAAGGAAACTTATAATGCTATATTTGATTTAGAGGACGATTCTGAAGAAAAAGCAAAGTCTTTAGAAACTCCTATATCACAAGAGGAGATAAATGATATGCGTAGTCATATCTCTGCTAAATGTATTGACTCAGATGATATAAACATGATGTTCCTATTTATAAGAAAGGAACTTGAAAATCTTGAAAAGAAAAATGAGTTAAATAAAAGAACGCTTATAATCTTGAATACTCTTATGGTAGAAAACTATAGAAAGGCTACTAACTTTATACTTGAAGAAATATTCCATATAAAGCGTTTAGATGATGTTATAGAAAAAGCTTTTAGAGAACTATATAACTTCACTTTAGCTTACATGAACGATGGAACTGATGCTATTGAAGTAAATAGTGATAATATAGCTTTATATATAGACCACAAAGATGTGATATTTGACACTATGTCAGATAATACATTTAGAACATTTATGAAAATAACAGGAATAAAACTAATATAAGAAATGGGGGTTATTCCCCCATTTCATTTAACACACGAGATGATTAAGAAACTAGGAGGAAATCATAATGAAACGTGTGACACAAATAAAAGAAAATATAGTTATAAGACATATAGAAGATGAACTAAAAGAGGATATGTTAGACTACTCGGTATCCGTTATAACTGATAGAGCCTTACCTTATTTACAAGATGGACTAAAACCAGTTCAGAGAAGAATATTATACACTATGAGAAATTCTAATGAACTAAAGAAGTCTGCAAGGGTTGTAGGTAATGTTATGGGTCACTATCATCCCAAAGGTGATTCAGGAATCTATGGAGCTTTAGTTAGAATGGCACAGCCATTTAGAATGTATGTTCCGTTTATAGTTCCACAAGGTAACTTTGGAAGCTTAGATGCTCAGGATAGTCCAGCAGCTCAAAGATACTCAGAATGTAAAATAGACCCAGTAGCACAAACTATATTCTTTAAATATAATCAATTAGGTATTAAGTACCAAGACAACTACGATGCAACGGAACTTGAACCATCTTGTTTAGTTCCTATAATGCCTACCGTACTTATAAACGGAGCTATAGGAATAGCTGTAGGAATAGCAACCTATATACCTACTCATAATCCTATAGAAGTTTTAAATACGTATGAAGCGTATATAGAGAAGAAACTAACTATAGAAAATGTGAGAAAATACTTAAAAGCTCCTGACCCAGTTACGCCTTGTTACATAATAGAAGGTGAGGGTATAGATAGAGCATACAGAAGTGGGTCAGGAAAATATCATTGTATGAGTCACTATCATATAGAAGATGATACAAGAGGTAAGAAGAAAATAGTATTCACATCAGTTCTACCTAATAGATTCAAAGATAATGATGTTCTAGCTTTAGTTCAGAAGTGTCGTGACCAGAGAAATCCGCTATCTCAAATGGTTGCAGATATAACTGATGAATCATCTAAAGAAGGAATAAGAATAGTTGTAGTCATAAAGAAAGATATTAAAGTAGAAGATGCTATCGAAGCGTTAATAGCCGCAAGATTTTGCTACGATAGTTTCACGATATCTATGAGAGTTATAGACAAAGGTAGACCTGTTAAACTTGGTGTATTTGACATGATGATGAGGTTTCACGCACTTAACAAAGAAACCTCTACAAGACATTTAACTACGCTTAAAGATAAAAAGGAACAAAGATTACATATCTTAGACGGACTTGAAATAGCTGTTACTAACTACGATACGGTAATAGATATAATAAGAAAGTCTAAAGATAAAGCATCTTCCATAGAAGCTCTTATAAAGAAATATAAGATAGATGAAATTCAAGCTACCGCAATCTTGGATACAAAACTTATATCTCTTGTAAATAAAGGAGATTCTATAAAAGAAGAAAGAAAAGTTATCAAAAATGAGGTAAAGGAAATTAATCACAATCTTAAAGATATAGATGGCTATATACTAAACTTACTTGGAGAGTTGAGAACCGCACTTAAGCCTTATAGTAAGAGAAGATGTAAGATTATAAGAGAAATACCAAAAACACCACTTTAGAACGATTTAAAGGGGGTTTGAACTAATGGACGACTTGATGGAGTTTGATGAGTTAAAAGATGGATTCATGGAAGAAATTAAGCAAAGTTTCGATAGTGTTAGGTCCGCAACTGACAATATAGAGATAGCTAACTATAGAGCTTTTAGGAATACATTGAATGGATACGCAACAGGCAATATCATTCAGTTCTTAGATTATATGAAGCAAGAAGACTTCTTGACAAGACAAGGGTTTTGTCAAGATTTCTTAACTTCTCTAAATGAATTAATATCTGATTATTTTTTCATTGAATTAAGACCTGATGATATATATGAGCTATGGAGAATATATGAGTTATACGTCATAAGAAGATATGATACTGTAGCTAGAGTTCTTATTCATTATATGAGTGAGAAGTTCACATTTGATGAGATTAATAAACCTAAGATAAAGGCTGAAGATTTAGCAAAAGATTTGCTTTCTAAGATAAAAGATAATATAAACTTAGAAGAAGCATTTGATGATTGGTACTTAGATAAGTGTAGAGGGTTTCATGATAATGTATTTTTTGAAACACCAAGACAAAACTTCTTTGAAAGTTTTTTCTACAATACACCACATGAGATAGAAGAGTTTACAGAAAATGAAACTATTATAAGTTACATAAAATCTCATATAATTAATATGAGACTTAAAATACAACAAGAGAAGAATAAATAAGGAGGAACAAAAATGAGCAAGAAAATTGACACAAAGAACTTTGATAAGCAAAAAATGATTGAATGGAGAAAAAGAGTTGGAGTAGGACCACTTATGTGGGCGACTACTATAGATAACGCTAATGATAAAATAAGCAAACTTACAGCAGAAAAGAAAGAAAAAGAAGCATATGATGTAAAAATAGACGTAGAAAGAAGACTATGTATAGTTGACACAAACGCTATTCTTGCTATGAGTAAAAGCTCTTTAGAATACGATAGAAAACTTGCTAAAAAGAAAGCAAACTATGTATTTGTGGATTTAATAAGACTTGCAACATCTGAGTTTGAAACTCCAGCAGAAATGGATAACTCTGGACTTAAGACTTTATATTCAAACTATAAAGCTATTAAATCTATACAAAAAGAACACGAAAATTCAATAATTCCAAAAATGAAGAAACTTGTAGAAGTTCTATTCTATCTAGGAACACAAACTGAATGTGATAAAAATGAAGTAGCTTTAACTATGGCTGATGTATATAGAATTATAGAAGCTAAAGTATTTACAGGACTTACTATAACTGAAGGTAAGACAGAAGAAGAAAAGAAAGCTATATACGAAGCTCCTGACGTTCAGCATCATCTTGAGTTTTTAAATAAAGACTACGCAGATGAACCATTTGACATATATATGGATGAAAAGGGACATTTTAAAACTACACTAGAAATAAGCAAACTAATTAATTTAGCTCTATACTTGGTAAGAGAAGGACTTATTACTTTAGAAGATATACAATCAGGAATAGAAGGTCTTGCATCTCAATTCATATTTATATGGAACGGATATGACCTTGCAAATACTGTAGATATAGCTCACGCTATATTAGAGGGACAAATAAAAATCCTTGATTTATCAAAAGAAAACTTTAATGTCGAAGGAGTAGATACGAATATTCAATCTATAAAAGATGCTGATACATTACTTAAACTTTTAGATACAGCTCAAAAGTATATAGTAAATGATTTAAGAAAAGAAACTCTTACACCAATCTTAAGAAGATTTAAGAAATTCAATAGAAATGTACCAGTTGAAAAAGACGGCATAGATTTAGTAACTCCTCTTGCTGATACATTCGACGGATACTTAGATACATATATTAAAATTGCTGTACCGTCTATAAAAGAGCTACACGATAGAATAGTATGTAACTATGGTGATAAAGTAGAAATGGAAGAAAAGGTTTATAATGATAAAGGAGAAGAAGAAATAAAGAAAATATCTAAGGTTAAACTTAATACTAAAATGTGCATAGCTTCTATTATAACTTTATTATTCATAGATAGACTTTTACATATCCCTGATTTCTTAAGAGGAATAGAAGTTATATTTAGTGGATTTTTAGATTTAACATCTCTTACTTGGGAAGCATTCGCTAAGAAATTAGACGAAGTTATAAGTGCTATAGACTTTAACGTAGATGAAGCTATAGTAGAAGAATATGAAAAACTTGCAAATATCAAGATAAAAGATTATTCTCAAGATGAAGTAAAAGAAGCTGTAACTGAAACTATTCCTAATACTTTAAAGGAAATAAAAGAAGGGATAGAAAACGAAAATGCAAAAGAAGCTGTAACTAAAGCCATACCCAATCATCTAAAAGAAATAGATGATGCTATTATGCGTGGAGATTTAAAAATAGCACCAAGATACGTTAAAGATGATAAAGGTAATATAAAGTTTACAGGAGCTGATGTAGTTACAGTTACAGACACTCTAAAGAAAACTGTGAAAAATACTCATGGTGAAGAAGTTCCTGTAGTTTCAGGTAAATGCAACGTCGCAGAAGAATTAGATAAAGGTAATGCTGTCGAAATTGCAGAAAACCTAGTTATAGTTCCTCAAGATAAATCAAAAGAATATTAATTGAAGGGCTTTGTGCCCTTTAATTACTTATACAAAGGAGACATATGGACTTTCATGAAGATATGCGAAGAAGGCTTAAAAGTATAAGAGAAAGTATACTGAAAGAAAAGAATACAATAAATGTAAATGTAGATAAAAAGGAGAAGGTGAAAGATAATGGAAAGAAAAGAAGAAAGAAAAAGAGGAAATGATTCTATGGAAATGCAATATGGGAAACATGCTCAACCAAATAAAGGTATAGATGAAAAAGGATTTGATAAATACTGGGAAGAGCAACATATGAGAGAAGTAAAGGAAGTATCAGAATTCTTTGGTATATATGTACCGAACCTATTTTCGATACATCTTATAGATGATAATGGTAAGCTTATAAGATATGAAATAGACACATTTATAAATGGAAGAGAAGTTAAGCTTATATTACCTAAGGATAATTTTAGTTCTGATGATTTATTACACGACGATAAATCTTCTGAGGGTTATTCAGCTTGTATTATGTGTGCATGGGTGTCGATAAAACTTATAAAAGACAATAAACTTAGCGATTTAGAAGCTAAAAGTAAATGTGAAATATTTGAAAACGCATTTGAAGATATGAATGATACACATAAAGATTTATTGAAACCGCTAAATGAAAGCTTTCTTAAGTTTATAAAGAGAGGTTAATAATATGTCAAGAAAAGTAAAAATAAAAGAGAAGAAAGTAGACGATTACTGTGGTTATGATTTCTTTGGTGAAAGAGCAATTTCAAGAGCTATATTCCTATTAAATAAAATATACCAAAGGGACATATATAAAAGGCTTACTGAATATTTAGATACTATGTTTGGGATAATGACATATGATAATAAAGACGTGGTCGATTATAGTGTATTCAGATATTTAGAAAAATGCTTTATAGTATTTAAGAAATTAACCAATAACGAAAACCCTGTTATAAGAGATATATGTAAAGGCGTAGAGTATAAACTTAATATTCTTAGAGCAAATTTAGATGTGGAGAATATATTCGTGAAATGTAATGATATGAATTCAGGTTTATACTTATCTCGTATATTTTTTGACAGATGGTTCTTTGATGAAGTTAATGTACTTGTAAGAACTGATGATAAGATAGTATATGCACGTAATAGGAAAGACTTGAATATTATAGTAGAAGAAATAAAAGATGTAGCTAAGTCACCTTACGATACATTTTATATGAATAATTGGAAATGGAAGTATCATTCCATACTAGAAGAAGAACTAAAATTTTAAGGAGCAATAAAATGAAAGAAGTAAAAGATATATTAGAAAAGTATAATGAACTTAGAAAACCTAAAGAAGTTACAATAGATATGACTGATTTCTTAAAAGAACAATACGAAAAACAAATGAAAGATATATCAGAGTTTTTTAATTGCTATATGATATCACCATACAAAGCAAGTCACATCATAGTAGGAAAACAGTACACATTCAAAGCTTTTCTTAAAGGAGAAGAAGTTATACTCGTATTAAGTGATTCAGAATACAAGTCTAGTGAACTAGAGGATACTAAATCACTTGAATATTTCACTATGTATATTACAGGTGCTTGGACTATGCTCGCTCATGAAAAAGATGGTAAACTAACAAAAGAAGCTTTCGGTACAGCAATAGAACTTACTATCAACTCGTATAATATGATGAATAAATCTCATCAGAAACTGAATAAAGACTTCTATAAAGCGTTTGGAGATAAGATAGTAGAACTCGATAAAAAGTTCGATTGGAATAATAGAAATTAAATATAACGGGCTTAATGCCCGTTATATTCTACATTAAGAAAGTCTTTTTAATTGGTGTTGTTGGTGCATCTTTCTTTTCATTTAAAGATGATACTATCATCGTTTCTATATCATTTGTAGTAAGTGCCGTAAAACTGTCGGCTCTCATATTTATCTGCTTTACAGACAGTGATAAGAAGTGCTCAGGATTTGTAAGTCTAACCATTTTAGACTTATCCTTTGGGTCACGAAGCATAGCAGCCACAGTATACTCATAATAGTAATCAGGAACTTTTATAGGAACATTATTTCTTGAAGCATTCATAAGAGCATCGTAAACGTGCTGATATTCTATATCTTCAAGTATTTGTCCTTGTGTGAATAATGTATTCATCATTTCCTGATTTGATATAGAAGATGTCATATTATTAGAACAGAATAAATCTCCGGGATTATATTCTATTATATATCTATCTTCTTCTTCCCTAAATCTTGTAAATTTAGTCTTAGTTGATATACATTGTATGACATCAAATGTATCAGAACCTGCATATATCTTTCCAAATAGCATAACTATTGGATTTGTATACGGGTCTACAAGACATCTTTTAGGAGTATGAAATAGAAAAGGTTTTACGACATACCAGTTATCATCTTTGTCATTAAATTTTATGTATTCTTTAAATTCCATTTAAGCCTCCTACTGTGTCGGTAATCCGTCTACGCCTCTTAAATTTTTCATATGTATACTCGTAGCATCAGGTATACTGTTATAATAATGATTTAAACTCGGTACGTTATCAAGAAGAGGCATACCGTATCTTGAGTTCCATTCTGAGCCTGAGAAGTCTGCAAATCTTAATGGTGGAAATAGCCATCCTCCTTGTGCACAAATTAGATTTTGTTTTGAGCCAGACTCCCACCTCATACCATTATCACAATTCGCTAGATAGAACCCTCTAGTATCAAAAAATTTATATGAGAAATCATTTGCGATATTTTCGAGTATAGGAGATATACTATTTTTGTAAACGTATTGACAATTAAATATATTTGGCGGTAGCATATAAATTTGCTCACCATTTGTTGAATTTCTTTCATATGCCATAAGTGGAGTTCTTTTTGGAATGATTATCTTTACTGTAAAACTTTCGGAATTAGTAAGTTCTCTAGTACAACCAGTTGAACTATTTTCCTTACCTTCACCATATTTCTTTTGTATGACTCCTATATTCAAATCAGCTTTATCTTCATTATTACTAGAATACAGTCTTATTCTTATAAAACCTATCATGTGCATATTATCAGAAAATATCTCATCTATACCTTTTTGACTATTAGCGATATTTTGTGCACAAAAGTCCACATACACTGTAGGGTAGTTCGGTATCACGCTATTCATAGAATAACCACCTACCATATTAACGAGCCACTTCGCATAATTCTCATCAGGTGTAGAATATTGTGAATGTATCATAGACCTTTGCATACCATATACCATATCAGCGTGCATAAAGTGTCCTCTTAGTTGTCTACCGAAATAGTTTGTATCCCAAGTAGTAATGTGTGTAGTATCTTCTATACTCGTCATTCTATACTTGTAAATATGATTACCACGAGAATTTCTAACTCTTGAGTATTCCGTATGCTCTCCGGATTCTGATAAAACGTTTTTGTTTCTTTTGTGTGTAACCATATCGTCCCATCTGACAAACTCAAACCCTCTTATATTTTCACCAGCTGTAATTCTATCTGCTATTTTATTATTATTTGATAATTCATTTGCGAATACATATTTCATTTTAAAATCTGATAGTTTAGCTATCTTGTCTCTCCCAAATGAAACTTCTATTCCGAAAGTCTTTATGATTTTTGCAAGCTCCCAGTCACTATAATTACTTCCTTTGAATTTATCTATATACACAGGAAATAAATACTCGTGAAGTCTTATTTCACCCCTTTTATTTATAGTTGATAAGTCTAAGTCACATTTGTATAGATACTCATTATATGGTAGCTCAGAGTTAGCCATGAAGTTATCTATCATAGATATATTATGTGATTTCATTTTTCTTCGCTTACCAGCTTCCATTCTTGTTTGTCTTTCTACATTAAGTTTTATCTTATTGTGTGTAATATCGTACTTCGCTACATAATTCGCATCAAAATTTCCATGTATGTCTAAATCTTTATATTCTTCTCCATAGTTTCTAAATCTATAAAAATCATATCCAGCTTTCTCACTCTTTCTATGATATTCTGATGTAGCATCATATATCATTCCTAAATCAAATCCCAATATAGCTTTCACTATAGTATAAGTAGAATTGGACGATAGTTTACGAACGAACATATCAATTCTATCTTTAAAAGAACTCTCATCATATGTATTTTTTAATTTATCATTAAGAATCATATAATCACCTCCTTTTTATATTTCATCTCTATTATGCCATTCCATTACAGACCTTTCAGCAGGTAATAAAAAGGCATTCATATCTAAAGTTTTTAAATAATTAATAACATTAGCATTTGACCTATAGACATCGTCATCGTTAAAAATGCTAGTTCTCGCAGTTATTACACCACCACAATCTGGATATACTTTAGCTGATGTACTTGGTTCAGCGATATCGCTAGGTAATAATTGGTCTGATTTAAACCATTGTGGTGATACTATTAAAAGTTCTCTTTTATAAGTTTGTCCTTCGTGAGTTGTAAATATAATACTTGGAATATTTTTAGGTATTCTAAATAATATATCGAAATCAGATAAATAATTATCATTTTTTAAATCGTGTATAGAAAACCTATTCGGTATATCGTATCCAACATAATCTCCAGAACCGCCGGGGTTTCTAAATAGCATTTGACCTCTGAAAGTTCTCACAACTATATATCCTACTTGCTTATACATGCCATCATAAATCATCTCATAGCTAGGATTTCTTTCAAATTTAGGATTTAACTCGAAAGTTACTTGCATAGGAAGTGGATAAAATGATGACCTCGCACATCTCATATCATTCCATTCATCCCAAGTCAAATGTCTACTTAAATTTCTATTAGAGTGAACCAAAGTATCGTAGACCATAGATGAATATTCTACTTTACTTAAAACTTTAGAATTATTATTTTTTGTATCAAATGTGCATGTACTTGCAAGTGTGTATCTTAAATGTCTCCCACTGTGAGCGTTTATATTGTGCTTTCTGTATCTATTAGCGTGCACGTACACTGGAGACATATTTGGAAACTGTAATCCATTATACGGATTAGCACCATGGTAAAAATTATTAGAAAATGTGTTATCTATTTCTATTTCTAAATTATTTATAGATATATTTTTTATATTCTCATGAATATTATCATCTTTTATAAAAATTGGAAATTTATACTCATTCGCTATAAGATAATTATGTATCTGCATAGTAGGATGAGTAATACGAGCATGTGCTTTGAATAAATATTCTTTATTAGCAACATAACTCAGTCCATAAAATGTATCCTTTATAGATATCGGTATATCTACCCAATCTTTATTTGAACGAGTATGTGTAAACTCATTGTATGGAATTTTGTATTTCAATTTAAGATTGTGGTCTTCAGTATCAATAAATACAGGAGTAGTACCGAACCTTTCTTTAAGTTCATCGTCAGAAGCATTATATTCTGTAGGGTCTATAATATTCTTTCCTCTACTGTATAATGTATCCCCTACAATAGAATGAAATAGAGGGTGCACATATGTACCAACTCTCATTTTCGAGTTTAAGTTATTATTTATTTTTTTATTCTTTTCATCTAGCATAGTAATTCATTCCTCCAATTCTATATTTTCTTTTCTTTCATTCTTTGTCCGCCTATGTTTTTACCTTCAAGCTTAGCTTTAAGTCCACCGTATTTATAAAAGTAAAAATCTAAAGCCGAAGTTAAAGGATTTAAGTATCCAGAAAAATCTTCAAAAGTTCTTGTCGGACCTTGTATTACGTCTAAAACGTTATCATACAGTCTTCTATGAAACATAAAATTCCATTCTAAATAATCTTGTATCGGCATTCTTAAGAAACCGCCTTTATCTTTAATTCTATACTTATAGAATTCTTCAGAACCCCATACTAAATCTTTAGACACATGATAACCTTTTTTATCAGAATAATCAAATGGATATCCTGATACAATATCACGAGAATGTCCACTTCTTGATACTGTAAGTTCCGGATATATTCCACCAGCAGTAGAATCAAGACCTATATCATCAAACGAATCAGTTTCGAGTGTTGTAGGTATAGGAAAGATATGTCCTGTTACACCGATTTCTTTATCGTGATATGGTAATATTATATCTGCAAACCTATTACTACCATCCACCGACATTTTTTTATCTATTTCGTCATAATTACCACCAGCAATAGTTATTCCTTTAGGGGTTCTTATAGTAACTTTAAAAAATGTGTCGTGTGCTCTTGTTGCGTTATTATACGACGTTACAACATCTGAGCCACTGTATATTTTATCCCCTTTTAATCTTTCAAAACTTCCATCTTGTAATGTCGAACCAACAAGTCCTGAATATCCACGAATTACTAAATAACCAAACAAACTACAAGGTTTTCCATTAATCATATGGGTATGCTCTTGCGATATCATAGATAAACCACCACCAGAATTAAGATACTCGTAGGAATTACATTGGCAGAATATAAAATCTACAGCTAAATCCATAGGATTTGTCAAATCTTCAGGGTCAGGGTGTATACCTTCACATCTTGCTAAGCATTGTAGATGAGCTTGAAATGAAAGCTTTGACTTACTAGCTATAATACCAGAAGACATAGGTATGTCAGCTTCACTATCATAAACCTTTTCAACTTCAACATATTCTGCTGGTCTTGTGCCTTCTAAATCTTCTCTAAAGCAAGTAGCGGCAGATATTTTATATCTCATGTGTCTATCTGCTCTTTTATTAAAAAGAAACTCTTGTATGAAGTTTTCTCCATTTTTATCATAATCAGAATCGTAATTAGAATATATATCGAGCCACATTCCAGCTCCGGTATGGTGTGTACCCTTAGTCCAATCAGTAGTAATAGGAAGTCCGTCGTTATGGACATTATTTGGGTTTCTAGTGTGTTTAACATACCATTCATTGTTACTGTCATTCTGTCCTCTCATCTTTGGACCGCTTATCATATTTATAGTATTCGCATTTATATGCTTAAAAGGATTAGGCATAAAATCTATCTGAACATCAAGTCCGTCTATATACATTTGAGAATTTAAAAACGCATCTGTAAATAAAGGTATTAACCATTCATTTACTCTGACATTAGGAACGTCTATTCTGGGATAGCTCTTCTGACTATTAAATAAAAACCCACCATATAGACAATCCTTTAATAAATCTACAGAATTGTGTGCGTTATATTGTGTAGTTGAATGAAAATGATTTTTCTTACTATCATCATCTACAAATTTGTCATACGCTCTTTTACTTTCATTAACAGGTCTAAATATTTTATTTGCTTCAAACGCAGTTCTTGTTATTGGGGTTTCATCAAACTTACAATAGTATATAGCTTCATATTCAGACTTATTTATATGATGTAAAGCTTCAGATGCTAAAGAGAAAGGTTGTATATATGTATCTCTTGCTGGATTTATGTACATTCTTAAATCATCTTGGTCTATATAGATATCTAATCCACTCACCCTATTATCGAATCTGTAATTATAAGTTAATTGTTCATTTCTTATAAGTTTTATACTTCTTATATCAAGTCCCAGTATACCTGATATAATAAACGATAACTCAGATTCTGTATCTTGTAGTATCATTTTTAAATGTGCTCTTGAGAGCACATTTTTGTATTCTCTTATATTTTTTAATTTCATATTAGATGGTATATCATTTGTATCTAACATACCTTGCTTTGTCATCTCTGTAAAAGGATATCCTCTTCCAAATATACTCATAAAATCACCTTACCTATATAAGTAATAGTCAACTCTGCAACTATTCTTTTTAACATCTTTATCAAATATAACATATATCTTCTCTCCTATTCTTTTCTTTAAAGTAGGTTGAGCAAAAGTATATGCACGAGATTCTCTATCTTCTATGAAAAGCTTATAAGTTAAAACGTCTTCATTATCTTTACTCTTAGCCTTTATAGATAGATTTAAAACTCCTACCAAGTCAGATAAATTTACAACTTCTATTCTAGTACCAGCAGGTATTATATTTGAATATTCACTTGTACCAGTTAAGAAGTATACTGAACCTCTGTCAACTACATCAGATTTATAAGTTGAATTTAAAGTAAATTCATCAAACTCACTTTCTATATTAGAAAGCCTTGTAGTATTCTTAAGGCACATATAAAGTTTTCCGTTATTTCTATCAATGTATAATCTACCTTTTTCCTTATTACCATTATCTTGAATATGTAGTACAGTTCCGTCATTAGAACCTACATCTACACCAAGAACTGAACCTAAAAGGAATTGAAGCTGAGCTATTTGTTCCCAAGCTTTCCCAAGTCTGTGAGGGTTTCCTTTTTCATTGTGAGGCGTAAGGTCAAGGTTACGTTTCAATGTGTTCATTTTAAAACCTCCTTAAAATTATTCTAAAGGGGTGTTTTTGAATGTTCCAGCTAGTTTTTTTTTTTTGATTATATATTGTAATAGTAGAAGACAGAAGTAAACTTAAGAATACTAAGGAGGAATAATCATGTTACAAGAATTAAAAAATACTAGAAAGAAGATTGAAAACTTTTATGAAATTCTTTCTACAAAAGGTTTAGTTGAATTGACTAAATCTGAAAAAGAAAAGCTTATGAGAAAAGCTATAGAGTATTACAAATCTAGTCGGGATGAGAAACTGATTAGAATGATAGAACTTCTATATTACAAAAAGGATTTTAATCTAAATAGTTTTTTAGCGTGGAAAATTGATAAAGAAAAAATGGAAAGAGGGACTTATGTATTTAAGTCTCTCGACAATTTTCAATCAATAGAAGTTATGCTTAACCGTGGGTTCACAGCATACACTTCTAATAAAAAGGAGTTAATGGAGATTTAATCTCCATTTTCTTTTTTTTTTTACAATCCGAGAAGCAATATAATAAAGGAGAGTGATATAAATGGGAATGTTCTTTAATAGCTGGAAAGACGAAGATGCCGAATATTATTACGGTTGTACATCAGAAGTAGGTTCTAGTAATTACAATAGAGGATACGATGATGGTTACTATTCTGGTAAAAAGTCAGTTACTGATAGGTATGATAAAGGGTATAACGAAGGATATAATAAGGGATTTAAGGCAGGACTTAATCTCTATTTTCAAAAGAAAGAGCCTCTCAAAAAGGACGCTTTAGAAATATTAATGGACGAGCTTGAAGCTAATGAACTTTCAAGAAAAATAAATACTATAGATTTTACGAAGCTTTGTTGCGAATTAGCTTTTGATGAACCCGAGAGTGTGGTATTTGATGAATGTGCACCTGAATGTGAGTTAGATGAAGTTATAGATATAGAACCACCAATAGATTCACCTTTATAATACTAAGCTATATATTATATAAGTAGACGAAAGTCGTATTAAAATTTTAAGGAGGAATTTGAAATGAATGATTTTCAAAAATTTAAAGAGGAGTACCTAAACTTAAGAAAGGAGAATGAAACGATTCCACAAATACTTGACTTTTTAGAAAGTTCAAATGGAAAAGGAAGACTGAATATTGTATTCTATGATAATGATTCTTTCACTGAGGCTAATGTGGAATACAGAAAGTTTGTATCCACGATGATTATGGTTAAGTATATTTCTAAAGTTATGAACCAAAACTTTATACTTATTTATAAATCTGAAAAGATAAAGGATAAGGATATTCTTGATAAGATAAGAAAAATAGAAACTACTTATCTTAAATCAGATAAAGAAAATGAGATATATTGGTATGTCTTAAACGGTTCTCATTTCTTATCATCGAAAGATTTCCCATTTGTTCATCAAAAGATGATAGATACACCTGATGAGTTTTTCACTGAAACTTCTATGAGCCTAACTAGAGATAAGTTTGTAAAACCTTTGTATTATGCTTTATATCACGAATCACTTATATCTATAGTAGGTTGTGAAAAATATGGAGTAGAGAAACTATACGCTTCTCTTGATGATTTTATGAAACAAGATTTAAAGATGTAATAATTAATAAGGAGGATTAAAAATGACAAATCATGAATTAAGAGAATTAGTAATTAAGGAAGTTAGAGAAAAGTATGGCGAAACTAGAATTATCCCGCTTAAGAAAATGGCAGAGCTTTATGATATTCTAGCAGGTATTTTAGAAAAGAATGACTGGTATACAGGAGAGCCGGTTAAAGCATCACAACTTACTACCATAGTGCATGATATATTTATACAAAGTTGTGGAGAAGAAGACGAGCAATTTGACTTAAATTTAGACACATTCGAGAGAATGTTTAAACCTGAAGAGCTACCAATAGTTTATATAGGATTTGAATGTCCAGACTATATAAAAAGAGCAATGCTTGAAGAAAAGGAACTTCAAATAAGATACAATAAACTAGACAAGTTTTTAAATAGTGATAAGATTAAAGAAATATCTCCAAAAGAACTCGATTATATGCAAAATCAAAGAGCTAATATGTATCAATATATAATGAGTTTACAAGGTAGAATAAATATATACAGAAAGAAAGCGACTGAACCTATAGAAAGCTTCGATAAAGAATCTTTTGTAAACGGTTTAGAAGATATAAAAGAACTTCTATATAAAAATATAGGAGAAGTGAAGAATGGTTTAGCTAATAGTAATTATACAGATAAGTACACAGTTAAAATAGATAACACTATAAAGCTTTTATCTATTCACACAACTCAATATATTTTAGCTTTAGAAAAAGCTATAAAAGATATAAAAGATATAACTGAATAACTTACAGCATTAATATTTTAATACATATATTATAAGTGTAAGACAAGGGAAATAACCCAAAGTCAAATAAAAATTTAAAGGAGGTTCATTATGAACAAACAAATCATCAATGCAACAAAAGGAATTTTCGAAGAAAGAGGTTACTATGCTTTACAAAAGAATTGTAAAGAAAGTAATAAAAGATTACTTTTAGTATTGGTCAACACTGACCTATCTTGGGAAGTTGAAGTAGACCCAGTTAAAAGAGCTATAGAAGCTTATAGTTTTGCAGATACTCACAACTTCAACCATTTTGATACAATCATTGTAGGAGTACCTAAAGACAAAATAATACAAGGTCTTCCTGTGATAGATAGAGAAATGGGAGAAATAAAGGAAAAAGTTGGTGAAATAGGAGACTACGCTGATGTGAAATTTATATCAGCTATATCAACTGGTGTTACAGGAGTCGTTAAAGAAAATAACGCAGCTGAACACGTAATAGTTTATGATGATTATGAATCATTCTTAGCTCTTGCTTGTGAACAAGGAATAATTCAAAAGCATGTAGTTAATAACTTTTATTTCATCTATAACTCATTCTTAAGACAAATTGCTGGATGTCAAGACTTCTTAAGAGGAGTTGCACATAACAAAGTGTGCTATTGGAATATGTATCAAATCTTAAAGTTCATTAAGCAACAAAAAGCAGAAATGGTTGTTGAGAGTGTACTGCAAGGTCCAGTTATCTTATCTGAAGCATATAGATGTGGAGACCATCCATATGTGAGAGGTAATTATCCTGAAAGTGTATTAGGAAGCTTCGGAAATAGAAGTGGAATAGGATTAGGATTTGGTAAAAAGTAATCCTTACTTAAAATTTGAAATATATTGGAAAGGATTGGCGGGGTTTTCCTCGCCTTTCTTTTTTGAATTTGAAAGGAGATTAATATGAAGAAAGCAACAGAACCACAATATACATTAGAGGAAACTAAAAGAGAAATAGCAAGACTTGCAAGTGGACCAAATTATAAGACATTTATAAAAGCACTATTTAGTTATGAGACTTGCTGTGAAGATGACGAGCTTTTGGAAAAAGCTTATCACGAATATATGTCTAACGATAACGTATACTTATTTCATGATAGAATATATGAGATACTAGATGAAGGCGAATATGATGAAGATTAATGTGGGGTAACTCCCACATTTTTTTTTT